TTGAGATTGTTTATATGGGTCAGTTCCTGCTGTGTATAGTCCATACGGAGCATCAGCAATTGGATATTCCCAAATAACTACACAACCTTCTAAGTCATCGGCTGGTTTAACTGGAAAGTTCACAACAGGTTTTTTATCAGTAAACCTATGTTTAACCTTACCTTCTGTTGTGTAGTAAAGTTCTACGTTGTCGCCTTCAATATTATTATTGACTAGTTTTTGTAATTGGTCTTGAAGTAAGTCTACGGGGAAAATGTTCTGCGACATTTCCATAAAACACTCCTCGTGCGTGAGTGGGTAGTACATTACTTCTTTTAGGTAGGCTTCTAAACCAGAGGCTTTTTTTACCTGCTCCCTGTTTTTAAGAATCATCTCCTTACCTTTATCTTGGTCTGATACCCAAATAGTAATATGATCTAATTCTGAAGCCTCTTCTTTTCCTAAATAAAGACCTAATGGAGTAGGCTCTTTTGGAACTTTTAACGAACGTGTTCCAGGAACAAAGAGTCCGTAAGACTTACCAGTCTCATTTGTTTCTACAGAAAGAAAGTTATAAGCTTCTGGGTTATTAAAAAGTTCTTCTAAGTCCCCTGCTTTCGTCATATCCCCCGACGTTCCAATTACAATAGGAGAACAACGCCAGCCATACGGTGAGTCAAAACAAGGAATGGTTGCAGCCAAGCAGTTTAGGATTCTGCCCTTACCTGCCTCCTCGAGCATAAATGAAGATAAGGTAAGACCTGCCGCTGCTTCCGTGTTATTGCCTTCGTCAAAGTTTCTAACGTGTATCTTGGACCACTCGTGTCTTGCGTTGGTTTTTTTGTCTTTGTAACCAAGAGTTACTTGACGCTTCCAGTCATCTTCAATACGAGGGAATCTAAAATAATCAGGGAGGTTTCTTAATATCAAATCTACGGCTTGAGTAGTATTATTCAAGTCGGGTTGGTTTAGAGCTGATATCAGATTGTCTCCTCCCTGAAGTGTAACTGCCTTGTGGGCTATATACGACGAAGTAATAATTGTTTTAGAAATCCGTCGACTTCCTACAATTACTAATCCTTTTCTGGTCTCTGGATGGTTTTCTGCACGATGGATTGCGTCGTCAATTTCTAAGTAAGTATCCCACAATTGGGGCTTTCCTAGTTTTCTAATATTTCGACTTCCTATTTTTTCGTCAATGTATAATGCGCCAAAATTCAAATGCCAATAGATAAATGGCGAAAAATAAAATCCATTGATAGTAACTCCTTCAGTTATTTTTTTGTCCTCAGCCTCCCAAAAAGCCTGATACTCCACAGACTCTGGATCTGGAAGTCTCTTGACATTAATCAAAAACTCTGGACTATCTGGATTGTACATACTTAGAATTTTTTCATTTTACCATTAATCTCCTGAGATCCTCTTGCCTCAAGTTTTGCTTCTTCTTTCTCTCTTAGTTTGTCTACAACTTCTAGTAAAGAAAGATACTCTTTCATAGTGTCTCTCAGAGATTTGATTTGGCTTTCTATAGATGCAATAACCATAGGTATGGCTCCGCCCTTAGAAGTAGGCTTCCACTCTATACGGTCCTTTAATTCCGCTATAGGATTCTTGTCTACGTAATCTCTCCACTCGGCTAATTTTGACTCAGCCCACTCAAGTTCCGCAGATACGTATGTCTGTCTTTTATTCGCCATATTTTTTTAAAAATTCTTGATAGGATAAATTCATAAAGTCTTCCAACAACGTAGAGTAAAAATCTTCGTTCTTGCCCCTCTGAGAATATTGATAGCCTGCTTTCCAAAAAACTTTTACTGTAGAAAGCAAAGCATCTTGAAAAGTCTTAGGCGACTCAATGATTTCCTTTTTATTGAAGGTTGACTTAGGTTGGTTGGTTTCCATTGTCTAATTACTTTTTAATAGCTTTCGCTACGTTGATTTTACCATCGTGCGGCATGATGTAAAGTTCTACGCCACACTTGGTGCCTTGTTTGCCTCCACAGCCGTTAGTGATAGTAGGCTTTTGTTGTCCTTGGGTTTTGGTGTTGTTATTCATATTTAGTCCATTTAGGTTCTAGTTGTTTATCTGGATTATCTTCGTTCCAGTCTACGATACCACAATCCGAAGAAAGGGACGAGGTTTTGATTTCGAGGATGCAGCCACAAAGCGAACAGTGTAACTCAGGTCGGGCTGTGTTGTAGTGCTTTCCTGTAAGTTCGACATATTCCTGGGATAGTCTCGCATTTTGAGAATTGTAGGGACATCCAAGACAACGTTCCATTCGATCTGCAATGATTTCTTTCTTTTCATCACTCAATAGTCTAAAATGGTTCGCTACCTTGTTCGTCATCCCATGCAAAATCTTGTCCGCATTCTGGAACCCTTTTTTGCTCAAGTTCAGGTATTCTTTGAATAGATTCATATAATTCGGTTAGTTTCTTGTCTATGTGTTCTAGTCTAGCTAAACGATTTGCGTAGACGGCCTCATTAATATCTCCCTCAACTCGCATGCGTTCAATCCTTTCTTTAAAAGATTTCATTGCAGTCATTAGTTGATTACAACGATAAACTAAGTAAGCAGCAGTAGGTTTTTCAAATTTATTCTCAAGCTCATCAAAGTAGCGAGCCAAAGATTCTTCTAATCCAAAAACACATCTGCCTAAACCTTTTGTGCCTTCAGTTAAATTTATCTTAAGCATGCCGAGATTCTTAAAGAAAACCTGAAGACTAGGTTCTTCTTCAATTTGCTGCAAACTCTTCCCAAGATACCAAGTGTATACCGCATCAACATTATTGACAGTAGTCTTTAATTCTTTGGCTACGGAAGAATAAAAACCATATACTCTAAATTCTATTTCACTTGGAGCTGTTATTGCCATATTATGCTGTTTGTTCGACTGGTACCTGAACTTCTGGTTTCTTTAAATCTTCGGTACTAAGAATTAAAGTTATAGTAGCTTGGTTCTTGCTTTGTAGACGAAGTTTTGGATTAATTACATTTTTCTCTAACAAACCAAGTTTCCTGAGTTTAGTGATAGCGTTAGAGATTACCTGCGTAGAAGTTTCATGCTTTGCAGCTAGTTCGTCCTTAATCTCTTTGTTGATAGTTCCATGATAAGAACTAAAAGCCAAGATGCTGGTGTACAAATTAGATAATCTATAGCCAGCAACTCTGAGTAAAATGTCTATGTAGGACTGGTGCAGTTCCACGCCTTTGTCGTATTTTCTTGCTACTTTCATTGGTTGGTTTTAAACAAAGATAATATAGTGATAAAAAAAGTCAAGTTAAAAGTTATAATATCCTAAGTTAATGTTTAATTATAACATAAAATATTAATAGCAAAAAATAAAGATTAATTTATATTTGTGTATGCTCAAAAGAAAACTCCCAACTAAGGACGAAGTATTTGCAGCCCTCAAAGAGGAACTAGACGAATACGGTGTAGTTATATCAGGCAATATTTCAGCATTTAAAGTTGAGCTTCATAAATCCTTTAAGAAATTTCTAGGCAAGCAGCCGTACAAAGACAAGCACCTGTACGAGTTTGTCTTTATGGCAGTAGATGACTTGCTAGAAGAAGAACTTCCCTCACAGGTTTCTGATTGTGCACCCGAAGCACGCGCTACAAAATAATTGTGCAGCATCCTGTTGCACTTCTTGAATTTTCTTTCTAATATTGCAGTGACACCATCTTACCAGGTGATCGCCTGTGAGGGCACGATTGTGAAGTAGCAGGCCAGAAGTCGGATAGTAGTTTGCAGGCATCGACCACATAGCAGACGAGGTTTCTCCGATAGTGTCAAAAAAGGTAGTTATTTGAAAGGTACAGTGCCATACCCTAGCACAGCTAGGCAACAGGGTGGACACAATATGGACTCATTGTCGACAGCTCTGCGTAGCTTCGACAGCGTTTGGTAAACAAGCTGATTGGAATGTAGGATTCGCTCTCTTCCCTTCTTGTCGAGACTGCTGTACTATAAGATTGCTATTAAATAAAAATACCCTGGCAAAACTTGTTTGCCTAGGGTACTTCTATATTTGGAAACTACCTTATTTTAAACGTTGAATTTCTGCACCAATTTGTTGAGCTGTAAATGATGCTTTCATTCCGATTCCAGCTTCCCAACGTTTTACTTCTACACCGTCTTTGAAAAAGACTACAGTGGGGAGGGTGACAATCTTATGCTTAGACTTTGCTAAGGGGTTCTTAGCTATGTCTACTTCTTGATAAGCACACCACTTGATTGTTTCAAATCCAGTTACGTTAGGGGAACTGTGCCAACTAGCATTAAACTGTACTAACACATATTTAGATGCCGCTGGGTTAAACGGAGCAGGCTGTGCGGTTTCTGTTGTAAAGATTGCAGCTACAAAAGCTACAATGAATAAAGAAAAGATTCCTAGGATTGTTTTCATAATTAAAGTTTGTCTTCAAGTCTTTTAATTCGTTGGTCGTGCTGTTCAATCATTTTACGAGCTATCTCGTCTTTCATGTTATACTCTTGTCTAGAAGGTGGCCATGTTTCTTTTGCAGCAGGATCGGAAGGATCTACTTGGTAGAACCCTTTTCCTGGCTTCATAGCATTTACTTTCTCTTCTATACGTGCATCAATGCTTGCATCAAAAGCATACCAAGCACCGATAAGCGTAGCAACACCTGCAACAATAGCTGCAAGTGTCTTAACGCTTATTTTGAATTTTAGATCTTCGTTTAATTCTTCCATTTTTATAAATGCGATTTCCTATGTAGGCTAATTGAAAATAAAAAGCAATGAAAAGTATTACGACCCCATCACTTCTTTTTGGTTGAAGGTTTCTTAGCAGCCTTACGTGCTTCATCCTTCTTCTCTCCTATTGCTTTGTGCTCAGGAAAGATGTCAGATGATTCTAGCAAGGTATAAGAGAACAGGTTGCCGTGTACTAGGCGGGCTTTTTTGATGATGTCCATAAACTGCAAGAAGTCTTTTTGACGCTTGAATACTTGACATCCCTCAGACCAGTTCTCAACAAAGGTAGAGTCTGCTCCTGCCATGTGAATGTTTACTCCACAGTTAGAACACTCGGTAATTTTGTCTTTGTCAAACTCAAGGTCTTTGTCCCCATCTCTGTATAGTTTAAGGTTTCCTACCTGACGTAAAGCCTCGTATTTGCCTTGGTGTAGTCCAATTGCGTGAGATTTGCGATACTGTCCAGGAACCAAGAAAGCAACTCCGCCTACAGCCTTGCCTTGAAGCATACCTTTTTTACCAGGTTCTGTAGTAGCTTGCCATTGATGAAATTTCCATACACCGTACTCTTTGTAAGCCAAAGTAAGGGTATCATCGAATAAGTTGGTTACTTCGCTTCCTGGAGCCACGTTACGTACTCCGATGATATTTACATCGTAGCTTTTGTTTTCGTCGTCGTTAAACCAAGTGTAGCCCTTATCTAGGACAACTTGTTTTATTTGTTCTAAAGTGTAATTCATAATTGTAAAATTAATCAAACATAGGGTATTCTCCTGCGTAGCAGATAATATAATGAATACCTTCTACTTGAGCGTCTTTTAAGTTAGGCAGTGCAAAGTTGTGTACTCCATCTCCTCCATACTTGGTACCAAGGATAGAAAAAAGTGCAGGGTAATCATGGATAGGCAATAAGCGACCATCACACAAGAACCAGTACATAGGTACTCTGTATCCTGCAAACAATAAGATTTGTCCAATAGTTCCTTCCATAATTAAAGAGTTTCAGAAGTTGAAGATGAGTCGTTTTTCTTGGTTCCAAATGCTTTAATAGCACGGTCTACATTAGTAAAACCAGCCAAGAATAAAATAACCGTAACCACTGCATCAGTAAGATGCTCAGAGGGCTGTATGCTTTCGTGAGTAACAGCACTAGCCACAAAACCAAATCCAAGACAAGCAACCAGAAAGAGCATGCTTAATCTTTTAGATGAAGCCTCCCCATCAGCATCTGCCAAGAAAGCTTTAATCCAACTAAATAACTTGGAAAATGCTTTTCCGATAGAATTTAATAATTTCATAAATGTTAACTTTGATTGTTAACAAATATAAAGTTTTAAAAAAATAAGTCAAGTAAGATGCAACTTACAGTAATGCAGCAAGTTGTGAACCAGTTGTTTGAGGTGTAGCTACGTTCTTTAATCGCATACCTATACTGTTCTCTACAGTAATGTTGGCTACCAGATAATCCCACACAGATGCAGCGGTAAGTACGGCTGTTCCAAAAGTATTATCTACTGCTACTCCATAGGTTACTTGGTTAGGATGAGGCATACGCAAAGTTCCTGTCAGACTTCCGTAACCGTAAGTTGTTCCAAAACGTACATTTGCAACTGCTGGTAAATCAGATCCTACTTCTGGTGAGTTTAGTCTGGTTGTAGGAGCAGCTGCTGCTGGCGGTAATGCACCATTGGTAGAGCTGTCTCTGAACTCATAGTACGAGCCAAGGGTTCGTTGATAGTGCATACGAGCTACATAAAATGGTTGGATACCATTTGCAGAAGAAATAAATGGTCCACTAAAAATATTAATTGCACTACCACTAGTGTTTTGAATTGCAGGCAGACCTGATCCACCGATAATTGATCCTATTACTTTTAAATACCAGGCAGGATTACTTGTGCTGCCAATAGCTGCATTATTTCCTAAAGAAGTTCCTTGTGGACCCGTCACAGTACCAACAACATTAATAATATCATTAGCACTAGGAATAAACGCAAAATCATAAACCTGATTTGTAGCAGCAGCTGTAACATTACCTGTAATATTAATAACATTACTTCCAAACGAAATAAATGTTTGCTTGGTAGATCCACCTCCAGAGACATTTGCTTCAACATTTCCTGTAATGTTTATGGTATTTCCTGTACCTACGCCCAAAATACTTCTTGTTGTAATAGAACCACCAGTCTTTCGAACCGTACCTACAATATTTGTTGTACCACAGTTATTAGCTATATACAAAGCTCTTTCAGCATTTCCGTCAAGAATACCATTAAAGTTTAATGTACCATTACCTGATTTAAACATGTACGCTTGTGAAGTCAAAGTGGAACCTGAGTAGATATTAGCATTAACAGTAGCTGTTCCTGTGCCGTTATATACCAAACAGTTAGTAGTACCTGCAGTATTTGCAACTAAACCTGATGAAGCATTTGTCAACGTTACTGTATAATCACCCGTAAGCACAAATCCACCGCCTGCTACTGATGCAACTGTACTATCTACACCTTCGTAAAAACTTAAATCTCTAACACTAGTGTAAGCAGTCCCTCCATTATTTGCGGTAATGTTTAATCGATACTTTATATAAGTATTAGGATTGACAAAACTTCTAGTGATAATACCTGCAGGACTATTTACAACAGTGTCTAAAATAATCCAGGAAGTACCATCCCAACCTTCAAATGTCCAGTTTTTAGCATTGTAGTTACTGCCATCTCCGTTTACCACGTATGCTGTTATATTTTTTAAGGATGTAAACTGGTACGCCACCCATCCAGTAATCGTACCTGGTCCAGTAAACCATGAAGTTCCAGTGTTTCTATCAAACACCTGGAATGCTCTATAACCTGAATTAAATTCCCCACTAAATGTTACTATTCCAGATGGAGTAATGTCGCCCGTCATTAACGGAACAGCACTCACAGGATTCGCAACAGTATTAGTTAACAAATCAACATCAATGTTTTGGTCTATCGTTACTGTAAATCCATTAGAAGCAACGGTATCTCCAGGCGCAGGTAACGCACCTGCGTTCCAAGTCGATGGACTCGACCAGTTTCCATTTGCTACAGCGACTCTTAAACCCATATTATAAACTATTTAATATACTTTCTATTTGTGCTCCAGTAGTTTCTACTGTAGCAGCGTTTTTAACTCTTCGACCTATACTGTTTAAAGTATTAATAGATGCCAAAGGAACAGACCAAATTGCATTAGGATCTAATACTGCGGTTCCTACTGTATTATCTACAGGCACATTGTTGGCTACGTTTGATGGAGAAGGTACTGCCATTGTTCCTAATAAAGTTCCAGAAGCATAACTAATTCCTGAACGAACATTTGCTGGAATTGGTGCGTCTACTGCTCCACCAGGAGAAACAAGTCGTGTAGCAGGAGCTACTGCTCCAGGAGATATAGCACCGTTAGTTGTCTCGTCTCTGAATTCAAAGTATGATGCAGCGTTGGGGATTAAGTGCATTCGAACACAAGCAATAGGCATTGTTCCGTATCTTGAACAAATAAAAGGCCCACTAAATAAATTAATCGCTGTTGCAGACGATCTAGCAACTGCAACACTTCCCTCTACTATTGTTCCAATTACATTATCTTTACTTATCGGACCAACTATACTCAGTAAACTAGACTCACCCGAAGAAATTATAGGAGTCAGTCCCATTAAAAGACTTCCTGTTATATAAAGTCTTCCGTTTAATGTACCAAATACTGCGTAGCTATTTGCGGTAATATTAGTTACTGTGTTAATATTTCCTGTCACATAAGCAGTACTTAAAGTTCCTACTAAATTAAGAAACCTAGAACGTATTTCTGCTTGATTAAATGGAATTGTAATATTTCCTGTATAGTTTAAAGTTCCTGCTCCTGTAAGATTAAAATTAGTATAAAAATTTCTTCCATGTAAAATTAAATCTCCAACAAAATTTAAAGTTCCCGAACCAGTATGATTTACTAAGTAATATGTACTTGCCACATAACCGAGATAAGTAGTAATAGTACCAGAAAGACTTGTACTAGTAGTTCCGTTATAAGTAAATAAAGTACTACCAGTGTTTTGTATAAAACCATCAACTGTATTTGTAGTCACCACAGATATTCCATCAGTTAAAACAAAACTGCCCCCTGCTACAGCATTTACGGCATATCCTACCTCATCAAATAATCTTAATTCACCTATTGATACCCAAGAACTTGGAGTTACTGCAGCTGTTATGAATAATCTATATCTCGAATAAGCTGTAGAATTTGCAAATGATCTTACATAAGCAGAGTTTAAACTGTTTGCAGTAATTCCAGACACGCTGTCTAAAACAACCCACGAGGTACCATCCCAAGCTTGGAACTCCCAAGCAGAGGGAATATTTGAGGACCAGTTAGAAGCTTTTATAGAGTAAGCTTTTACAAGTTGTGGCGAAACAAATTCATATTGTAACCACTGAGGAGACGCAAAAGCACCATTAGTAGTAAGCCAATAATCACTGGCTGCTACATCTAGTCCATTAAATGCTTTCCATGCAAAATAAGGATTACCGTATTCTGAACTAGCTGAAGCAGTGCCAGAAGGTGTAGTATAGCCCGTCATTATAGGTATTAGACTGACAGCTCCTGTAGCAGCGTTGGTAATTACTCCTACATTTACATTCTGGTCTATTGTAACTGTAAAATTGTTTGATGCTACAATATCACCAGGTTGAGGTAGTGTACCTCCACTCCAAATTGCTGGGTTAGACCAGTTACCATTTGCTACTGCTACTTTTAACCCAGGCATAGATTATAATCCTTTATCTGTAATAAACTCTTGAAGACCAGTCATAATCTTCTCAATTGCAGAAGCAATTTCGGGATCAGTTTCAGCCTCTTTGAATACGTCAAAATACGAAACCGCTTTTGCGTAATCAGGTAGTTGTTCTATTGCTCCTCCTACTTCTCTGTAAGGAGTCAAGCGCATAGCTACAGATGCCCCAATAATACCGCCTTCGTGTACTACAGGAGATATAGCTAAGTTAACAAGGAGAAGGGGATATTCTACTCCGTCTACAATGGTTGGTTGTGTGGATTGTATAGGCATAATTTTATAATATTATGAGTATGTATGTGTTAAACGACCTGTCCAGGTTACGTTATTGGCTTGGCTTATAAGCACGTTACCGTCTGCTAGGACTTGTATTCTTTTTATTTTCCAAACAGCAGAACTCTCTGAACTAAGCTGAGGGGCTTTTCCGCAATACGAATATACACCTACGTAGTCGTGGCGTACATCCGCTGTGGTAATTTGGTTAGTCCACTTGGTTCCGTCGTAAACTAAGCTTTCTCCAGGAGCTAGTGAGGTAAGCTGAACATCAGATAAATTAGCTATCTGAGAAACTAATCCAGTAAGCAGAGATCCGTCTATTGCAGGAAGTCTACCTAAACTGTCCAACCTAACTAGTTTATTGGCTACGTTGAAAGTGTTTCCTTGTTGAGTTACGTTAGCAGAAAGACGCGCATCGTTTAGTGTCCCAGAAGTTATGTTATCTGCGTTAGTTGTATTAACGTTAGGTACGTTATCTAATCCTACTTGAGCTTTAGTAACTCCGTGAGGATTGTCTGTGCGGCTTATGTGGGTGTTTGCAGAGTTAACAAGAGTAGTATGCTGAGTTTGGAGTTTACCAAACGCAACTAAGATAGAGTCCGTTGCAGTAATCTGAACGTTTGATTGACTAGTTAAACCTGTTAAAAGAGAAGCAACTGCTCTAGCTTGTGTAAAATAAAGATTGTCACCTTCTGCTAAACTTGTAGTAGTTCGGCTTGTAAACCACTGGTTAGCTCGAGTTGTTGTAAAGTAAAGATTCGAGGTCCCCTCGTTTATATTATCTGAAGTTAAAACAACATTTCCTACGGCTCCATTAACGCTCTGCACGTTACCTACGCTACTAATTACAATTCTATTAAGGTTATCGTCGTAAACTATAGATACGTTAGATCCTGCCTGAAGTAAAGCAGCAACTCTGTCGTCTACTCTTTCATCTGAAAAATAACGATTAGTTCCTCCCTCACTTATGTCATCTGTGTTTAAACTAACGGCACCTGACTTATTGTTTACGCTGATTACGTTTCCAGTAGAGTTAATTGTAATTTTGTTTGTGCCTAAATTATAATTAAAGGAAACATTTGTACCTGCTACTAAAGTGTTTAGAATTTCTTGAACAACTCTACCCGATGTAAAATAAAGATTGTTAGATCCTTCAGTTAGTTGGTCAGTTGTTTTTCCAGAAAAAGAAGCAGCAGTTACCTCGCTTACAGAGGCAAGACCTGTCACTCCCTGTTTAAGGATGACAATATAATCTACCGCACTAAGACTAGTTAGTATGGGTAGTTGCGAGGTTCTTTTTTCTAATACTGTTGCCATCTTAAACGATAAGTCTTTCTCCTAATTCTGTTAGTAGATAACCAGGCTCTCCAAGGTCGTCATACAACAAGTAAGATACTGTAGAGTATTTGTCAAAGAACTTCAGGTCAAAACTAGCCAAACGCTGGTCAATCACTAAAGTGGTCTGAAACTCTCCAATAGCATCCTGTACTGTTGCAAGATTTCCGTCAATAGAAATACCCTCAATAGAACCCTGCATAAATTTTAACGCATTGTAATCTATTAAGTTTAAATAAGTAACTCTACTGCGTCCCTTAACAATGAGATCTTTGACCTGGCCAGCGTGTCCGTTGCCCATGAACTCTGGTCTAAATCTCATATCTCTCATGTAACAGAATATCGGTTGTTCACAAAAATAGTTAATTTATAAATAAAGTCAAGTAGACTCGTATACAAACAAAAAAGCAGCACTAGGGGGTGCTGCCTTTTTGCGGTAATAAAGAACGAAAACAGAAGGTTGAATGGTGATACAAATATAATAGAATATCTGTAATCGCCAAAAACTTTTTTAAGTTTGCTTCTTAATTTGCTTCTAAATCTTCTCCAGAAACTACGTACTCGTAAGATTGTGGATCTACTCCGCCTTTACCATACTTAGTTTCTAAGTCAGCAAAGTATTGATTCTGTTGAGTTACAACATCAGCCATTACTTTTTTAACTTGTTCCTTAACATTTAGTAAGTCACTAAGTTGTAATTCAATCTTACCCAAGTCAATAATAACTTGGTGTACTTTATTTTGAAAAGCTTCTAACTGTTGCTTTTCTTCTGGGGTCAAAGGTATTCTTGCTTCAGCCATAATTAGAATGCACCTAATACCTGAGCTTTAGTTAAGATTGTTAATTGCTCGTGGTCCTTTACAAAATTCTTTAGGGTCTCTGCATCAGAAGGATCTAGCTCTAAGCTTTCTCCTGCATGCAATTTTAAAGCCCAAGACATGTACTTCAAAGCATCTCCTTTGTTAGAAGAAGCCAATACCTGTGCAACTAACTTACCTAAGTTAGAACCTTCAATTTCTTTGCCATCAAGATCTGTGATAGCTTTGTTTAAGTCAATTTTTTTAGTAGACATATGGTTGGTTTAATTAAACGTGTTATTCAAAATTACTCGGGAATCTCTACAAAACCAAGTTTAGCAAGAGCCCAGTCAATTACATAAGAGTCATCAGTACCCCACAAAGCATATTCTTCAGGAGTCATAGACAAGTTTCCGTCAAGGATAGTAACTCCAGGAACTACAGTTTCCACGTCAGATACTAACTGAGTATCTTCTGTCTTTACGTGCCAGTAGAACGAGGGAGCTATCGCAGTGTTTTTAGCGATATCTATTTGCAAACATTTAATTCCAAAGTACTTACCAGTACCTCTGCTTGGAACTATTACGTCTTCTATTTTAGTCATGATACTACAAATTTAATTATTTATGTTAAAAAATCAAGTTAAAAAACGTTAACAATGATACCATTTTGAACATCAATGTTAATCGGAGGTAAAGGAGCGGGTTGTTGGATTGTTACTGTTCCTGAGTATCCAGCCACGCTACTCAATAATCCACTTGTAGAAATTACGGGACCGTCAGCTTCTGCATCTAGTTGGGCTAAGTAAAGATTACCTTGGGAGTTGATGTAGGCTTTCTGCGTGCCGTTCTCTTGCCACTCTTGGATAAAGTGTGCAGAGTTTCTTTGGTTAACAATAAGAGCCTTACCTCCACTTGCAGGACTAGTACGGATAATTAATCCGTGATAAGCATCCATCTGTGCTGCGCTGCCATGAGTTGTGCTTATACGGTGATTAGAATCTCCTCCGTATTGGAAGTGTAAAGTTTGACCTGCACTTAGGCCGTCAAAACCAAACACACGACCATTAGCGGAAGCCACATAACTATCTCCGTTAGACCTAAACGAACCGTTTACGTTAAGTTTGTATCCACTATCAGTAGTTGTTCCAATAAGTAAGTTCCCACCGCGCTTAAGAGTCATAAGTGTAGTACCAGCAGGATAGTCCCAAAGAAAATCTCCAACTGTTGGATGTCCTAGGAAAAACTGCATACTGGCATCAAATCCTCTGTAATACACGATACCATTAGTTCCTGCATACACACTGTTGTTACTACCGATGTCTAAACTTCCGTTCATAGTAAATGAACCCTGTGTAATCAAGTTACCTGTTACTCTAAGCCCACCGTAAATTTTGTTCTCTGCTGTTCCATTTAATCCGTAAATTTCTACGCCACCTGTTCCTCCGTTGTATAGGTTGATGTAGTTTCCGTTAATTCCGTAGATGTAGCGGTTACTTGCATCAGTCATAGACAAGTTGCCACGAATAATTGTATTACCGTTGACATCTAGTTTAAATCCTGAATCAGTTGACGTTCCAATAGTGACGTTTCCGTTGGCTTTAATGTGCATTTTGCCATCAGTAACCCACGCGTTACTTCCATCAGCTACGTTATTAGTCGCAAAAATTAACTCCCCACGTCCGTAGTTAGCTGTCCAGTTGTAGAAAATAGCAGTCTTACGCGCGTAACTACCCATGTAAATACCTGAAACACTTCCGCTCCCTTCTGAACTATTTACTACAGATATTGCTCCCCCAAGCGTACCAAACTTGTCTGCTGATACGGTAAGTAGAGCATCAGGGTTGGTAGTACCAATACCTACATTCCCCCCTGGAGTAATAATCATTTTGACATCTGCAACACCTACACCTGGATTTCCTGAAGTAGCATTGTTTAAACAGAAATACAAAGCAGACCTTGACCAACTACCGACTGCTGCCGCTATAATTGCTGTTCTAGGTAAAGTAGAACTGTCGTAAGCAGTGTTAAAGAATAAACTTACGTTTTGATTTTCAGCTAAACTACTTAGATGTACTTGTAAATTAGTTCTTCTTATATCAAAGTTATAAGCGGGACTAGCAGTGTTAATGCCTATGTTACCTGAGTTATCAATAACCATTCGGGTTTTGCTACCTGTAGTATAAAGATCAGTAGTAGCAAAGTACATCTTGGTTCCATAACTACCGTCACTTCTTACGTAAATACCTGCCTGTGCGTTATCTCCGTCCGAGTAATCACTTGCCCCAAAAGTGATAGCATTACCGAAGTTATCTGTACTTACTCCTGGATCTAGGTGTATGGTTCCAGGCGTTTGTCCTGGAGTAGTTTCATTCCAGTTTGCTGACCCCCCAACGATGTTTAGCTTAGCTACAGCAGAGGTAGTGCCGATACCGACGCTTCCAGAAGTAGTAGCAAAGTATGCACTGTTTACAGAACGAAGTGTGCCGTTAACATCAAACTTGTATCCATAATCTATGTTTAATCCTACTTGTACGTTTCCACCCAATAAAGAAAGCGCAGGTATGGTGTCAGAAAAAGTATTTACGTAAAAATATAAAGCTGTTCTAGATTGAATGACTAAGTTCCCAAAAGGATTTGTTCCGTAAGCTTGAACCGTAGTAATGGTGCCGTACGTCATGCTTCCATCGTCACTCTGAAAACTGATATTTGGATAAGCACCTCTTAAATTGACATAAGGGAAAGTTCCTGTAATCCGAGTACCTCCTACAACATGTAAAGGTGTTTCAGGTGCACTGGTTCCAATACCAATGTTTCCATTGGACAACATTGTCATCACACGCGTAGAGTTCGGTAAAAAGAACCCGTCTGCCAACTTAATGTCCAGTCTTGTTCTGGAAGAAGTTCCAAAATTCTCAAATCGAGAAAGTTCAAATACTGCAGCGGCACCAAATGCCTGACCTGCGGTACCCTGACGAGCAAGAATCAGTACTTCTTGCGGATCGTTAAGGACAGAAGCCGAAGTTTGTGTTTGGTTAACAAACATCGCTGCACCCGACGTGTAGGCGTAGTTGTTATCGTCGATAACTTTTGCACCTGCTTGCAATAACACACTGGGAGATGTGGTTCCTATACCTACTCTGTTCGTTGTTGCGTTAACAAAGAAAGTATTCGTGTCTACGGTAAAGTTACTAGTTACTACTAAATTAGTAGCAACGTTTAATTGATTAGCAACATACGTGTTACTGCCGTCAAAAGAAAATACAGGGGTACTACCAGAATAAGACTCAATTAAAAACAGCATTGCTGTCCTTGACGAAATAACCAAGTTACCCCAAGGATTTCCCGTTTTATCCTGTGTTGTATAAAGACCACCAAAAGTTACAGCTCCGTCTTCAGACTGTAATACGAATCTAGGATATCCTCCACGAATCAACTGAGTTGGGAAAAACTGTCCAGCTGCTCCGTTTCCTTGTAGCAACAAAAGACCATCTGCTCCCTGTACGTGCAGTTTTGCAAATGCAGTAGTAACACCAATTCCTACTAACGTATTTGCATTAGTAGCTAAATAACTATTACTGGTAGCTCGGAAGCTTCCGTTGACATCCAGTTTATACCCAGCGTCAACCGTCGTATTGATTAGTACATTTCCGTTACCATAAATTCTAAAGAGGTCATTATTTCCCCAATGACCCATCGTAATAAAGTTACTGTCAGATCCAGCACCTGCCCAATAGTAACCAAAGTATCCACTATTTTTTAAGCTGGGTGCTTGTCCTATGACTAAAATGTTACGCTGACCACTTGTCAGGTTAGCAGCAATGTTTTCCTGACTATGTACATAATCTCCAGAATTAGAAGAGTTAACTCTTAGTGTTGGGTTCCCTGCTGTTCCCGAAGTAGAAATAACTAACTGACCAGTCATTGTGTCCCCCGTAGTGTTTACCCAAACATCAGAAACTGAGGTTAAATAACCTGCGGTTGCATGGTTGCCCCAAGAGTATGCAGTGTTCCAGTTAGAAATATTTGTAGTAGTAATAGCTTTTACATGGGACGGGACGGTAGGGTCAGTTTCTGTAAATGAAGTTAGGTAGCCAGCAGATGCGTGATTTCCCCAGCTAAATGCAGTATTCCAGTTTGTAGAAGTTCCACCAGTAGCGCTGATTGACCCATTTACTTGAAGTTTGTTCGTACCGTTGTCAGTACTCGACCCAATAAGAACGTTACCTGTACTAAAGTTACCTTCAATTAATCCTGCGTTATTTCTGTTACCTAAAATAAACCAGTTAGATTTAGTCGAGTTTAAACCTGCGTCATATCCTATAAATACGTTATCTCCTGCAGTAGAACTTCCGCCAGCACGAAAACCTAAATAAACACTGTACCCTTGAGTTAATGTGGAAATTCCTGAGCCTCCGCCAGCAAATGCACCTACTGCTACAGTCTCTAAAACATCCATAGTTGAGCCAGCAGCATCGCCAAGAAACGTATTACTATATCCTAAATCTACCTTAGCTCCTGCATCTACGCCTACAAATACATTAGATCCTCCTACTGTAAGATTCCCTGCTGTTTTTTGTGTTTTTCTCCCTGCACCTGTACCAATAGCTATGTTACGATAAGAAAAAGCAGATTCATTTAAGGCACTATCACCTAGTGCAACAGTTTCACTTGTTGATGTAGCAACTGATAAGATATTTCTACCAAATCCAAAAGTATTAGCTGCAAGCGAAATATTATTAAAGTTATTATTTCCTACAGAATATACAGAGTCGCTATTTGCTTTTATAGTTATGTGCGTAGATACGGTTATATTAGCTGTGGTTGTATTTCCAGCTGCTGTAACCTGTGCTAGGGTAGGAATAGGCGCACTAGTCAAATACCCCTGAGCAGTTACCCAGCTTTCTGTTGCAATATTCTGCCAGGCTGTACCATTGTATAGTAAGTTTTTGTTATTGGTTATGTCGTAGACTTGTAAACCAGTTGCAGGAGTAGCGATAGCCACTGCCTGTGCATTAATCATGCGAGGTTGTAGAAAACCAAAAGAAGTACTTCTGATTTCAAACATAGCAGAAGCATCTGCTGTACCAAAGTTGGTATCAATCACCAAAACACCTGCACCACCCAATCTTCTAGAAATTATTCTAGACATCCTCTCAATTGCACTAGAATAAATAGTCATACCGATTATATTAAAATCAGTCATAATTTGGATAGCACCGTCTGGTAATTCTCTAACCCCTAAAGTATAATTTCCCGCACTAGGACCTCTTAGTAATAATGAACCATTATCTCTTAGTTGCAGTATGTTCGTGTTTGTACTATCTTGAACCAAAAAAGAAGTAGTAGTTGAAGTCGTTCCTGTTCCTTTTATGCGAGTACCTCCATTTACGTCTAATTTAAAACCAGCATCAGTGCCCTGATTTATTAATACGTTTCCTGTGTCTCCTAGAATTCTAATAGAAGTACCATCTACACCTATTCCTAAGAATGAGGGAGTTTGGGCAATTCCTTGACTATAGGAGTGCATTATTTTAAATGTAACTCCTGGAGTATTTTGTCGAGTAAAATTAATAGATGTTGTTGCACCCCCATTAGCAAATAAGTTAATGTATGGACTTTTATCTAATCCTACGCCTCCTATTTGAACTCCAGAATAATAAGAAAATGCGCCAAATAATTCTAGTGCATTTCCTGTAGTATCTAACGTAGAGCGAATTGCTCCAGAACTTGTAATTGCACCGACACTAATACTGTTTGTAGTTGTGTTACCTGCTGTAGTTACCTGAGCTAATGTTGGCGTAGCAGGAGTAGGTAATGCTCCATAAGTAAGTTCTCCTGTAGTTGTGTTGTAGTATACTTGGTTTGTTTGTGTTGCGTTGGTTAGTCCCTGGTGTATTACTTTACCTACTGTTGTTTCTATAGCCCTAAAATCAGCTGCAGCAGTAATAGTTGGATTTACGTACAAACCTCGACTTATTCCACTCGCACCTCCTGTTTGGTTAATAGTTTGGTTTAATGTTAAGGCATTGACTACAGCTGTCCCACTAGTAGGAGCAAAAGTATGAGTAATACGTTGGGTATCATGGGTTCCTGATGTAAGTGTTAAAGTAGCGTTAGGTCTAACCACCAAGACCTGTGCTTTATTTGCAATGACTTCTATTGTTACGTTGGTAGAATCTGCCCAAGGTGCCGATATTGTTAGATTTTGGTTGACTCTAGCTTGTAGTCCCAGAGCCACTACAGTATTAGTTGTAAAATCACTCTGAGTAGCTGTAATTCCTCCAACATCACTTACTGTAAATAAAGAGTTGCCTAGAGAATTTAATACGGTAAAAGCATTAGTAGAACCTGTAAAACCTGATCCCCTAACTGTCAATGAATTAGTAGCTGAACCAGTAACTGTCACGTTACCTGAGAATCTACCTGTACCATTAACGTCTAATTTAAAACCTGCGTCAGTCGTTGTACCAATTAAAACGTTTCCTGCACCATTGATTGTAAACAACCTGACAAAGTTTGCTGTGCCTGCAGTCGCTGCCGACCTATAAATAGCAAACATATCAGTATTTGCAGTCTCATAGTTGAGACCCATAATCCAACCAGGCTGTGTAGTATCTTGATGAACCCAGGACGATGAAATATCACGCACAATGTTTGCCATCATGCTAATTCCTTTATATCCAGTACCAGTCTCTGGCATTATAGAAGAATTACTGTTACCTACAAATATTGCAGGATATGCAGCTGAATTGGTATGTCTAGAAGGAAGTGTTGTACCAAACAACATGTTCTTACCAGCAGATGTAGATAGATCTCCTTGAATTCTTGCAGTTCCATTTACGTCTAACTTAAAGCCAGCATCCGTAGTAGTTCCTATTAGAACGTTTCCAGAACTTGTCGCTAGTTGTACGCCAGTTGTATTAGAAAACGTTCCAGTCACAGCAACACCTGCAGTACCAACACTTAAGCGTTTTGTTCCGCCTGTACCTAATCCTACTTCATATAAACCCTGTATATAAGTTGATCCTTCAGTAGTTAATGCGCCCGTTCCGCCAACAAACTCAATGAAGTTTGATCCTCCATAACCAGAAGTATCAAATTGTCTAATACGTGTTCTACCGCCTGTTACCTGGGTGTTTAACATAGTGACAATTATACCCGCACCTCTGTTGACACTTGCACTTCCTCCTGGATTTATCACACGTAAAAGGTCCGTATCTGTTGTTGCTGTTTGAATGTCTAAATCAAATGTCGGAGCAGAAACACCAATACCTAAACGCTTGTTTGTATTATCATAAAGTAATCCAGTACTTCCTCCAACTCGTAAACCATAATTGGTAACACCCGTAAATGCACCATTGGTAAACGTAGGATCTATATCCAAGCCTACTAATACATCATTGTTAGCAGCAGCAACTAAGGTATTGTTAAAATACACTCCTCTTGCAAGTGCTGAGGTTGCTGTAACACTGCCTACAACACTCAAAAAAGAATTACTCCCTTTTGTTAAAGATGGTGAATTACTTATTAAAAGACCGTTTGTAGCAGCTAAATGATTGTATAACCAACCATAAGTAACCCATCCGTAAGCAGTATTGTTGTAAATTCTGTTAGACGCATCGTAAAATACACCCGAGCTAGTACCTTGTCCTACTTGAATAGCACCCCCAGCTGTATTAATACCTGCAGGCGCAGTTATTAAACCTACACTGCGCATGGTTCCATTTACATCTAACTTGTAACCCGCGTCTGTGAAAGTACCTCCATTTTGAATTAATACATTCCCAGAACTAAATATTTTAAAATCTGGATTTCCGTCAGAAGTCCTATTATGTTGAAATGAACCATCGTTATTTAATTGTAATAAAAAATAATTAGGAGTTGCTCCTTGATGGAAGAAACCAAGATAATCTCCTGTCCTGTGATATCCTATGGTTGCTTTATTAACAGAATTTATTTGAAATCCAAAATTAGCATTTCCAGTACCAGTATTATTTACCATAAAGGTAAAGTTGCCACTACTTGTATTAGTGACTGTTAGTATAGGAGATGTAGTAGAACTTGCACCAACTATATTTGTAATACCGTTTACAGTCAACCCACCAACAGTAATACTATTCATAGTAGTGTTCCCAGCAGAAGTTACTTGGTCTAAAGTAGGAACAGAAGTTAAGAAGTTAGGAGTCCAGTTCTTCCAGAGACCGTCTGAGTCTCTACGAAGAAGTTGGCCTGTAGATGGAGCAGAGATAAGAACATCGTGGATTTCGTTTAACTCGAATCCGTTCTGTACTTTTACAAAAATCTCTCCGTTGTTATTGTTTACGCGAGTAACAACACCCAAAAACACCATATGGGCAGGTGCTACAGGCTTGTTTGCTAGACCATAAAGCAGGTTCCCGTTAGTGCCTAACCATACAAGGTCGCCTAACGTAGCCATTGAGGTATCTAACCCAGTTAGTAGGCCTTCTGTAATTACAAAACCTTTACCGTTAAGAGCAAGATCCTGAGCAATAAGACCCATAGTCTTACTGGAAGTCATCTCAGAAGCGTTAGAAGCCTTTGTAACAATCATGTTTGTACCGTCCGATGACGAAACATACACAGCCTGTCCTCTCAAAAGCACCTCACCTGCTTTGACTTCGTGTTTAACAGTAGAAGTCCACTGTGCGTAGTTATCAATCCACTCTACATTATAATCAGTATTATTAATCTTTGCTAAGATTTGCCCTGTTGAACCACCTGGAGGTAGGTTTCCTCCTGCTGTAGCCACTGATTTCCAGGTTCCGTCATCAGCCAAGTAAAGATTTCCTGTACCAATAGCTCCTGTACCCAACCTATTGGGGTCGATGATACCTGTAGAAATATAAGCTGCGTCAAATAATCGCCATCTTACAGGACCTGCCTGAGTAGCAGGAGGTACCAAAAAGTAAGCAGGCGGCATATATAACTCATTGGCACTGCCATCTCTAGGATGTAAGGGATTATATCTTGCTAAATCCTGTTGTTCTTGAGTAGTTATGGGATTGCTATAAGGCATAGGTATTGGAGTCGCATAAGGCGACTATACAAATATAAGTGTTTAACGGAAAAAGTAAAGATTTAACCTTTTAAGTTAAAGGCTTAATCTGCTTGCCACCAAAACTTAACAGGCTTGTCGGATACTTCCCCAACGATGCCTTCAGAGGAGGCAGAAACCAGCTTAACAACAGTCAAACTATCCTTAGTGTAGCCTCCTGTTACGAGTTCTCCTACAAGATCCCCTGCATAGTTAAAGTCTTTGGCGTAAACCAAGACAATACGAGCTACATTTTGTTTCCACATAGGCACCAAAGCAGTAAACATAGCTAGATATTTTTCTTTAATTTCTGCGAGATCTGATTCGTTTGGAATATCGATCGAAATAATGTTAGGGATAAGTTTCGGAATAAGTTTATCTGAAGCTACTAACGAGTGAGCAACCCGCATAGCCAAAGAACTAGAGTACTTAGGACCTACGCAAAAAATCGCACAGTCTTTAATAGACTCAAATTTCACCTTAGAAGAAACCTCTAAACAAACCTTCTGTATAAGAGACTCTTCTCTTTCTCTATCTAATAATAAAACATTCTCCATATGCAGACAAAGATAGTTAAATTTGAAGTAAGATGATAAAGGTTATCTTTGACCATATAGAAGGCTTTGGTAAAATCACCGAGCAAGACTTCATCTACTCAGATCCCAAAGGAATCGCTGTAGGCAAGGACTATGTTGACTATTTAGAGAGTGGATGGGTAGAGTGGGGAGTTTACTGGTACAATTTAAGATCTGTTCGACTAGATTTAAGAAAGTACGAAGCCAGCAAAACGACGCGAAAGCTAGCCAAAAACATTAAATGTAATACTCATCGGTTAACTTCGGAGATTATAGAGCAGTTAGAACCTGTTTACGCCCAGTACATAGAGAAGCATAAGTTCCAGCGAGAGATAAACCTAAAAGACTTTTTAGACACAGAGGACTTTTTTGTCCTTCTCTACTACAAAGAAGAAGAACTGATAGGCGCGTTGATTCACAAAGTGTACGAGCAAGGCGAAAAAACCGCATTTGTATCTTATCAGTTCCTATGGGACTACAAAGAACCCAAACTATCTTTAGGTAATATCTCTCAGATGTACGAATCCGAACTAGCAAAACTAATGGACTGTGACTATCTTTACATTTTAGGAGGCTACGAAGAATCCTGCATATACAAATCCCAGTTCAGAGGATTTGAATGGTGGACAGGAAAAGAATGGTCTACTGATATCTCACTTTATACTAAACTATGCCAAAGAGACTCGCATGCACATATACGAACCCCACAATAGAATAGAAGTAAAAACCCCCAAAGGAAACGGTATAATCTGGTTAGTCACAGACTACGGCCACGAAACCGACACAATCTATACCATAATACTAGATAACGGAGAACTATGGCAATTTACTCACAAAGATATAAGAGTAAGAAACAACCTAACCTTTGGTAGAGTGGTCCCTCCCTCTTCTTAAAATTTTTTCCTACCCCCCCCAATTTTTTTTCTAACCCCCTACCCAATTATATCTATGGGAGCTTGGGGGCCAAAATTTTTCTACCCCTGGGACTGAATCAGATCTACGAGAGTTTGGGGGTGTCCAAATTCATCAGCCCCCTATGCCTTTGGCGGACACGGTGTCCCCCACTTACATATATACAGATATGACAAAAACCACTACCAACGTTGGTGATGTTCAGGAGAATATCGACAATGCGTCCGCAGTAGACGAAACTACTACAAACTCTGTACTTGCTAACCTTGGTAACTCAAGAGACGAGAGCCGAAAGCAGGGAGAGTTGAAAACCGAATCAATCGTTACTTGCGTTGAGGTTATACCTACCAAGGGGTCTAACGCAGGTAGGCAGATGTTTGTCATTAACGGCAAGCATTGGTCTCGTCACAAGCCTGCGGATACCGACAATACCGTTGTGCTTGAGTTTGCGACTTGGGACGGTGGTTCGGGTTGGAACGTTATCGGTTTCAATCAGGACGCTCGTGTGATGAGTATTGACGCGAAGATTGCCAAACTTACGGCTCACGATGCGGCTTACTCTCAAGCGATTGCTTTGTTGTTACGCTAACCGATTGGGGCAGGGCTTCGGCTCTGTCCCTTTCTTGGGTAATTGGTCTGCCTTCGGCAGTAGTTGTTGTTGAATCTCACTTCGTTCGATGCTTCGCTCTCGGTGCTGTACGCTGTGCTGTAAGCGGTGCGTGATACGCGGTGCGTGATACGTCGTTTTCTTGGGTGTTACACTTCTCTAAAACCTGTGTAATAATCGTAGAAATTGTACTTCAGCTCCAGCTCTCGGCTAAAATCAGTGTATTTTGCAGTTTTGTTTAACTTTTTTGGTCTAACCCCCGTAAATTTGGAGACCTTTAAATTAAAAAGTTAAACAAAATGACAATTCAATGACACAAATTGAGGTAAAAAAGGGTTAAAAAGTGGGGATTTTCCCCTCTCAGTCCTTTAATTCTTTCCTAAAAACAAGTCATTTGGTTGAGGCTTGACGTATAGAAATAAAGAGGATTCGGTTAAAAGAGTCAGACAGATGGGCTTAACTGGGTTTATTATCGTCTCTATTGTTCTTATCTCTCCCTCTCCTTCTCTCTCTCTTTTCTCTTTCATTACCTCTTATTAAGGTAATGAACTAATCAGTGTTATGCGCGGGTTTCGGCTCCTGCTCTCTATTGATTCTTTATTAATTCTTTATTGATTCTTTAAGGTTGATAAACCTTGACATGCCTATGGGGCTACTATGTTGTTCTTCTATTAAGGGTAGAAGTATCAAGCTTAAGCGAATTTCCTTGCTTAAAGCAATGACAAGTTAGTGCAGACTTAAAAATTAGGCAGTCTATTACATCTATTATCGTATGATGTAAAGACTTTAAAGACTGGTAACAGTTACGATACAGTATAGAGAAACCACACTATACTTTATGCCAGGTTTGTGGTGAACCTGAATTTAGAATGTTCTATACGTATTAGTATAGACTTCGGTTTAGTAGGGGGTGTGCATCAGCTCTGAAATGTTAGGCGACATTTCTGCTACTAGATTTATTTTAATTTAAAAACTAAAAAGGGATATCAGCCGTATCCCGAAGTCCTCAAATAAGCAGATTATGTTACAGACATACACAATAATTAGGAAAAACTTTGCTGTTGTTAACCACTTAGAGTATCAACAAGCAAAAGAACTTGCAGATGATGGTGACATGATCCTTACAATTAAGGATAATCATGTTTCTGCCATTAGAAATGTAACTGTCGTAGAATATCATGGTGAACCACATAAAGAGTGTGACCATATAGAAGGCGATATTACACCTTTCTATCAGTAAGATCCAACACCTAAGCAAGTGTTTAAACTGCTTTTACTTTTAAACTAAATAAAAAACAGATATGGCTACTCAAGATAACAAATTCTACTTAACTAATGTAAAGAATGTTGCCGCTACGCTCTCATCTATTCAGGCAGAATATCCTACTTTCTGTCAGTTATTAGATTTAGATGCTTTGCGTAGATTAGTTAAGGAAAAAGGCGACTTGCTTTTATTTCCTAAGAAAGATTGCTCTCATATAAATGTTTACGAACTAGCAGAACAAGGGATTATGTTTTTTCTTACACCTGGATTTACTTATGGTAGACACAGACATAGAACGCGACTTAATCACGCGTGCTGGTTTTCTAGAAAGCCAGAAATTATGTTTCTAACCGTAAGACAGGCTATGATTAAAGATCCTAAATATATGATTTGGGTGTACAAAAATCTTTCTATTAATTGGAGTCTGCACTGTATTGCAAACTTTGAATTTCTAATTAAAAAATACAACGTAGGGGTGTAACAGCCCCTTTAAACTTAAACTAAATTAAATTATAACCTAATGGATATGATAATTAGAATAACAGCACCTGATGGATTTACAGTAGATAAATCTTGGAAAGGGAATTTCTCTAATGAACAAGAGTTATTAGAGGATTTTGTAAATAGTCATACTTTTCTAGTAGGCTATAAGTTTGAATTAATTAAGGGGGCTTAGGCTCCCTTTTACTTTAACACACCATAACTCACGTGGATATAAAGACTTCTTAGAACCGTGTCACCTCTCAAACTCTGAGTGACTTAAAGCTGATAACAGTAAACGAGCTAAGATGTAAAACCACACTGATTAATAGTTCTCTATACCAGATAAAACCTTAAGCCAAACGTAATGGTGGGCTAGTGTATAGAATGAAAGTTAATCAGTTTCCCAAGAGTGAGCAGTTGTAATACACCATACAGGTCTAACAGTCAGAATTCATTCAAATGATATCTACTGTATGTTCAAGGTATTACAACTGAGTGTGGAGGGGAGTATCCATGTACAACAGGCTGGCATGGCAGCAAAATAAACTACAAGGTATGGTAATCCTACTAACACAGCTAGCGGACCTTGTAGTTTTTTTTTAATTTTAAATCAATCAACACTAATATGAGTAATCTTACTTGGACCACCAAAGACGGCACTGTTATGTATGTAGACAATATGTCTGATGAACATGTCCGCAATGCTTTTAAAATGCTTCTTAGAACTATCAATAAACTTAAAGCTGAAAAACAAAAAAGTGTACGCAAGTTTACACTTAGTGGAGATATGGCTCAACAGTTTAATCAGACAAACTTTGAAGATGAAAATGACGAAAGATTAGATGAAGTTTGGGAAGACGTATCTTTTCTTAATCACTAAATAAACTAAATAAACTTAATCTGCAATCATTTACTCTTTTGTATTACATCCTGTTAGATTAGGATTCTTCATAAGGTAAGTACTTGATTGTATAAGTTAAAACAATAAAAAAATTAAAACCAATTAAAACCAATTAAAACTATTTAAAATTATGGAATTAACTAAAGTTAAAATCGCAAAAATGAACGATGGTTCAATCGTTAAACAGTCAGAAAACAGCCCTGAGTGGGGTTTTGTTCGTGTAGAACAAGAAAACATTTCTATCGTAAACAATTGGTTGCGTAGAAACAAGCGTTCTGCATTAATCAATGGTCTTTACAAAGATTTCTTAGCTCTTAACTTAATCGAAGGTACTACTTTTCCTGGTAAGTTAGTTGTTGACGAATCTCTTGAGCCATTTAATCCAGGCCCTTATCAAGATCGTGACATCAAGCACGCTTTTGAAGGCGGCCCTATTTGTGTATTTGAAGATATGCCGATTTATCGCAGAACTCGTCACACTTACAATATGGACGAGCAAGACACTTTAATTCCTCATACTAACGTAGAAGAGATTAAACAGGCTACTGCTAAACGTAGAGAAATGTTAGCTGGTATAAAAGAGAACGATGAAAACAGTTCTTTGGAGCCAACTACCAAGAAAGAGAAAGCATTAGAAGATGCTATTTAATAACTAATGCTTCAAGTATGTCCATCTAATGTATACTTGATAGAAATTAATATTGTAATCGCTTACCTGCCTTTAGACCAGTACATTCAGTATGCGTCTAAAGGTCCAGGTGAGCGGTTCTTTATTCGAAAAGGAAGCGCAGGAGTTAAGTCGATATCAAGTAAAAACGTAACAATCTTAGCACAAAACATATTCTATTTACTCGCAAAGTAAATATCTGGCGTATTCGTCTAACGGTCAGGACAATCACTTTTCGAGTGATAAATAGTAGTTCGATTCTGCTATACGCTACCACGCTATCCAATAATAGCAGTCATATCTGTAAGCGCCATAAAGGGAAGGTATTGGACTTCCCTTTATATTTAAAACTAAACTAAATTAAACTAACACTAAACTAAATAAATCATTATGAAAAACTCAAACGTAAAAAAACTCAGAAAACGTATTCGCAGAACTGTAGATGCAACTAAAGTAACTATCGAGAAAGTAGATCTTTCTAGATTCTTTACTCCTAAAGTACCTAAGCGGTCTAAAATGGCTGCTATGACTAAGAAAGAAATTCTCTTAAGTTTTGAAGTTAGAGATATGTTCCGCAATTTGAGCGTATCTGCTATCCTTGATGACAAAAGAGAAGCAAGTGTTATGCGTCACGAAACTTTTTCTTTAAATAAAGTAAAACTAGTTGACACCATTACTCCTGTAGAAAAGACTGTAGTAGTTCCTACAGCCTATGACATCGTACACGATGCAGTACTTGGAACCTATCGTAAAGGTAAGAACTTCGTAAAGCACACTGTACAAACTGTTGACGTGATTCCTACGTTAGATTGGAATCATTTCTCTTTTCCTGCAATTCCTGATTAATATAAAAAATTAATTAAAGTATTGTATTTTATAACTTTCTATGTTATTATTGTATTGGCATAGTTTTGTTAGTGTGATAACTAACATAGAAAGTTATTTTTTATTAACCTAATTAAATTAAAATATGAACAACGTAAATGATTTGCCAATGATGGCAGAAGCACCAGAACCAGAAATGGAAAAAGTATCTGAGTACAGACCTTCAAACAATGAAGCTCTCCGTGAGTTTGAAATCAACATTAGATTTTTAAGCAGAGGATGTGTTGTAAGAGTAGGATGTAAAGAAATTGCATTTGAAAATCACACTAATGCAATGGCAGCAATTAATGCTTATGTTGCTAATCCTTGGGAAGAACAACAAAAATGGCGTAAAATTTTAAACTAATGAATGAAACAGCAGAATTTAAGGGCACTCAAGAAGAATGGGAAGCCTTAGTAGAGAAAAACTATCTTATTGGTATTGCAAAAGTGTGTCATCAAGCAAACAAAGCCTATTGTGAATCTCAAGGGGATTTATCACAACCTGATTGGGCAGATGCTCCTGATTGGCAAGTACAATCAGCAATAGCAGGAGTTGTCTTTAGGCTAGGAAATCCTGATGCAGGACCAGATGCTATGCACAATAATTGGAGTGCAGACAAAATTGCTGATGGATGGGTCTACGGAGAAGTAAAGGATGTAGAGAAAAAGACTCACCCTTGCTTAGTTCCATTTGACCAATTACCTTTGTTTCAGCAAAAGAAAGACAAACTATTTAGTGCTATTGTAGATGCACTAAAGTAAAGATCAACCCTGTAGGCTCAGTCCTATAGGTCATGTACCATCCAGCATCCCGTAAGAACTGCCCGATGGTCTTCGAGTTGCTAGGAAAGCCTTAGAGTATAACTAGTAACAATCCCCAGTAAGCCTGCTTGATCAACAGAAACTGCTGGGGTTTATTGCGGAGAAGATGAGCTGGTGCACACCGATGTCTCATAAGCATCGACTAGGTTGGTTCGATTCCAACCTCCGCAACACGCGCTGATTGGTCTCAGCAGGAGCCTCTACCCTAGGCGAAGAAGTGGATTAACCACCACAAGGGTAACATAGTCAGGTGGCGTAATTGGTAACGCCTTGGTTTATTACAAGAGATACGAGTTCGAGTCTCGTCCTGGCTGCGAGAACTGCCTACACAGTTCGGGTTTTCATCATATTGATTTTTTTTTGATTAGTGAATTAAGGCCTTGTAGGGGGCCTTTTTTATTATCAGTACAATTAGTATAATCGATATGATTAAAATTCAGAAAACTAAAACCTTACAAACAAAAGATAACGACAACAGTGCAAACTGTATTGCGCCTAATCTTATTTACGGATGCTTTGGTGGATGTGTATCGACATATTGCTATATGGCTCGCTACAACGAAACTCGAGTATTTGTAAACACTAACGTAGATGACATCTTTAACTCTGTTGTAGAATGGGAAAAGAATTACGTCAAAGAACCTGACCAACAAGATCCCGTTTACACAATGGTAGATATCAGCTGTAATACAGACTTAGTTCTTATGCAGAAACATCTACCTGAATCCTTACACGATTATCTTAAACGATATGATAATCATCCCAGGCTGAACTCTACGATGGCTACTAAGTATCCAAAATTATTAACCTTAGACGTTAATCATTTTAATAAAAAGCCAAGAGTTAGAGTTAGTGTTATGCCACAACCTTATGCGGATATCCTGGAACCTAAAATGCAGCCTATTTCAGAACGAATCAAAGATATTAACAGGCTCAAAGATTTAGGTTGGGAAGTCCACATCAACTACAGTCCGCTTATATTCTATCCTAAATGGAGAGAATACTATGATTTTTTATTTAAAGAAATCAAAGAAACAGCGGGCGAGAACAAGTGCGAAGTAATAGCTTTAACTAATCACGAAAGACAAATGGCTAAAGCATCACCTCAAGCACAAGAACTAATGAAATATAGTTGTGAAGTCAAGAACTCTTCTGGAGTAATGAGATATCCTATTCAACACAAAGGAGAAGCTCTGGAAGAATTTAAGCGGATTTACAGCCAGTATTTCGACTTAGACACCATTAGATACATTTTTTAATCAGATATGAACTACCAAATTACTAAAAACCTTGAACTGGTTAAAACCAGAAACTACAAGCCTTTATTTAAAGTTGCTGTAGTTCTTAACGTATTTCTACTTGGGTACATTATCTATTTGACTAATATAGACCCAGTAGTAAAAATCGTACAAACACTTGTTCCTTACAACTTAGCCGAAAAAGCTGACGTAGAGTTAACAGACTCAGCTTTAACCCAAGAGTTAATTAAGGAAGGCAGTGTTCTACCAAGTGTGGCTTTAGCTCAAGCTAAAATTGAGTCAGGCCATTACACCTCTAAAGTCTGCAAAGAAAACAAAAACTTATTTGGCATTAAGTATCATAAGTGTCCATTTGTAGTCGGACAGAATCTTAATCACGCAGTCTATAAGACTTACCGAGACAACATAAAGTGTTATACACATATTCAAAATCATTATCTCGGAAAGATTGACGGACACTATGCTGAATCTAAGACCTATGTAGAAAAAATCAAAACCTTTAAAAACTAAATTAAACCCAAACCAACTAATCGTAAAATCATTATGGCAAACTCAAAAATCGCAAGCACAAAAAAATTAATTAAAGACATCGTAGTAGACAAAGAAACTAGTCGTAAAGAAAAAATTACTGACGTAGAAAAAGCCTACATCACCTACCAAACAGCTATTAGCATTGATATAAACTATCCATTAAAGAACTTACAGTTTATACCAAGTTCTATTCCATTGGGTAGCTTAGATGGCTTACAGCGTCCTGTAATTACTGCACACGGTAACACTTTAGCTAAGTCTATGAAAATGATGGGCAACATTCGTCCTATCATTGTGACTAAACTAAAAGAAAAGAACGGAAAGTATAAGTTCTATGTGTTAGACGGTCAGCACAACTATAATGCATTGCTTAGTTTAAAAGCAGAAGAAATTCCCATTGTAGAGATAAGCACAAAAAGCACAGCAAACCTGGTAGAAACTATTGCATTGCTTAACTCTTCGTCTAAGTCTTGGAGTTTAAAAGATTATGTAACTGCTTGGTCTAATATCCATTCAGACTACGGTCTGTTAAAAAGATTGTACGACAAGTATGACATCGAGTTAAGTATTGTAGCTGCTGTGTGTACAGGTGCTAACTTAGGTAGTGCTACACCTGCTACTAAACTAATTAAGTCAGGTGAGTTCCGTATTTTTAACTTATCAGAGTCTGAACAGAAACTATCAGATATTAATGAAATTTTGAACGAATTACCTCGTATGGATAGAGCAGCTAATCGTTATTTTATTTTATCTTTGATAAGCGTATTTAACGAGATTAAGTACGGAAGAAAAGAACACAACAAACTATTAGACTACGTAAAAAATAATCGTGAGATATTAAAGTTTGCGTTAAACAACGTAAACGAGCTCAAAGAATATCTTTTACAAGCATTTAACTAATGACACGCGAAGAGATTCAACAACAAGCACTCAAGGAAATCTCTAAACATCATAGATGCGGCATAGCGGTATCCATGGGGGTCGGTAAAACTTATATCGGCCTCCAGTATATCGCTGAGCATCTTATTAACGGAGAAGTTCTTGTAGTAGCTCCTAAACGAGATATTTTTCAGTCCTGGATAGACGATGCAGGTAAGTTTGGATTATCAGACTTACTAAAGCATATTACATTCACGACATATATCTCATTAACTAAACATAATCCAGAAGATTACTCTATTGTAATTCTGGATGAAGCTCACACCACTAAAGGTTCTCATACAGAGTTTTTAGATCACTATAAAGGCAGGATTCTCGGTCTTACTGGTACTCCTCCTAAATGGTTACAGTCTGAGAAAGGCATAATGATGCAGCGTTTTTATCCTATCGTTTATTCTTACAGAGTAGAACAAGCTGTCGGTCACAACATCTTAAATGATTACCGCATATTTGTACACAAAGTACAGTTAAACGAAGCCAACACTTTAGAAACTAAACAAGGTTGGAAAACCAGCGAAAGAAAAAACTATGAGTGGTTGCGCAGACAGATAGAAGACGCTCCTAACGATAAGCAAGCTTTCTTTAAACAGATTATGTGTATCAATGCTATCAAACAGTACCAAAGCAAAGAACAATATGTAAAGAAATGCTTATCGCTTATTCCTGAAAGTGAGAAATGCTTGATTTTTGCCAATACAATTGAACAGGCAGAACGTCTATGCGAAAACTCTCACCACTCAAAGAAAAAGAACTCCGACGACTTAGATGATTTCAAAAAAGGCAATATAACAAGATTATCTGCTGTGGAACAATTAAGTGAGGGTGTGACTATTCCTAATCTTAGGCACATTATTATTATGCATTCTTACGGTAACGAGAAAAAAGCATCACAAAAAATAGGCCGAGCATTGCGCCTAAACCCTGAAGAAGTATCAAAAATTCACGTACTAATGTATGAGAACACCATTGATGAAAAATGGGTAAAGCGTGCTCTTGAAGAATTTAATCCTGAAAAAATCAAATACACAACTATTTAAAATGGAACTAACAAGATTAACACCCGAAATGCTTCCCGAAATGGGATTCAGAAAAATAAGTTACATAGACGAAGACACCAATAAAGAAGTCTTCCATTACGAACTTCCGCTTAGTAAGACTACTTACCAAGATTTTATACTAATCTCTAATCCCAATGACGAAGAAAATTTTCCAGTTATTCAGTTTTGTGGAGTAGACGAGTACGAAATCAAGCACGTAGAGCCCTTGGTTCTTTTAATTAATCTCTTGCAGAGTTGCTGCGTAGTAGATGAGTTTGTTATAGATAAACAATTTTCTGATGAGTAATAAACACATAAAACTATACACAGAAGAACAAATGAGACAAGCATTCAATTGCGGTAGTTTATATTTAAGCAGGGAAGGCGATACAAATTTTCATCAGTTGATAGACAAACTAACACCCATTGAACTACCAAGTGATGAGGAGATACGAGAAGAGAGATTGTTACAATTTCCCGATTCTGAATATGCTAACAGGGCAAACGATAGACTTGCCTTTTTATGTGGAGCAAAATTCGTAATAAACAAAATACAAGGAGGTAACAAATGAGCAACAATAAACAAAGTATGACAAATAATAAACCACACGGATTCTGTGAAACTCCAGAAGAAAAATGCACAATGAATTATTGTGATGAAAATGGATGTGTCAACAGAAAGAGAAATCTTGTAGGAGACGGAGACCCAATTGATACGAGCAACTATAAACTAAGTAGCGTATATGCAGTAACGGGAGTAGATCACGGGTCAATAGTTACCGCAATGAATGAACAACAAGCCATTGAAATTTTTCAAAAAGTTTATAATGGTGAAGAGATTATTTGCGTTAAGGATATTTCAAATTATAATTTAGAAAACTTATGAGCAACAATAAGCAAAGTATAAAACTATATACAGAAGAACAGGTAATAAGAATTGCAAAATTATATAGACATGAATTATATGTATTATATGCAGCAATGAAAACTGAAACCCCCATCGAACTACCGAGTGATGAGGAGATAGAGGAATATGCAGATAGTGTAATGCCTTATGCAGAAAAAATAGGGGGAGAAACATATACTGCGTATAGAGCAATTAAACTAGGCGCAAAATGGGTGTGTAAAATAATACAAGGAGGTAACAAATGATTTGGTTACTTGGTATTGTATGCATAATTGTCCTAGTTGGAGTACTTTCTGTTGACAATAAAAAACAAAAAGACTTGTTCAGCTTTCTAGTGTCTTTGCTTATGACTTTATGTTTTTTACTTGGTGTTTTAATGGTAGACGAAGTGGGTATAAAATCAGATAAACCACTTACTCCTTCCGTTAGAATTGAGTGTAAAGACGGTAAGTGTGATACTACCTACATTTACATAGGAGATAACAAATGAGCAACAAAAAAAGTAGCATAGAGTACTACATCGTAAACTTGATTAATATACTTGGAGATGAAATTTGCAACAAAATTACTATTGAACAAAATAATAAGATTGTAATTTTAGAAAAACAAGCCAAAGCAATGCACAAGGAGGAGAAAAAACAAGTACTCAAAGATTATTTTGCTTGGCATAAGTCAAAAGGATTTGTAAGTCATAAAAAAGAAGATATTGAAGAGTTTATTAACGAAACATTTGAAGGTAACAATGAAGATTAATCCAATAATTGCAGCACTTTTAACAATGGTAGGGATATACCTATTGATATCATTTGCCATATGGGAACTAAATGCTAAATACTGGAAGACAGAAGCAAGGGTAATGTATGCTTTGTTTGCTCCAATATTTGCAGCATTGATGTATTCATCAGTTAAAGTTTGCAACAATCAAAATTACAAATGAGCGGAGGAAGATTTGAGTAAACTAGATTTTGCTCAATAAAGCATATCACTTTATTATTTGCCACTAATTGATTGTTAGTGGCTTTTTTGAGGGTGCTTTTGAGGGAGCTCTTGAGGGTGCTATTTGTGAAAAAATCACAATAAGTTGTCATTAAAGTACCAAAATGATGGATTTATGCGTCATTAATGACCATTTATCACATTAAAGTAGGATTTATCATACATTTTAAAACTATGGAAAACACTAAAAGCATTAAAAGCATTAAAAGTACTAAAAGCATTAAAGAAAAATCGTTTGAAGAAGTACTCGCAGAATTAGATCAAATGATTGAAGCAGACATGCTTAAGTTTAAAGAAGCACTAGATAATCTTTCTCTAAGGGAGAATACTAATGCTTATTTTGAACAGGAAGAAACGTTAATAGAAGAGTTTGAAACTCCGCAAATTTTTAGTAATTTAGCGGAAAATCAAACCAACTTTATTAACAGTGACGAAGATTCAAGACTCTCTAACTATGTCCAGGATAGCATCTCTGACTAATAAGATGAGTCCTCAGTTTATTGACCACTGTAACACGAATGGAATTGACTTAATTAAGTGGTACAGATGGCAATTACATCTTATTTGGGAACAAAGAAATATTTCCCGCATACACTCAGGTTACTTTAAGAAATCAAAAAAGAAATAAAATGTACAAGGTAGTATTTGAATTTAATCACGATGAAGTAGAAATCGTGCAAGTTTTAGAGAAAAGCGGTGAAGACTGGGTTTTAGTAAAAGATAAAGAATTACTGGATAGAATCGAAAGAAAGTTCTTATCTACTAAAAGCAAAAATCCTTCATCAAAAGGTTACGGTCAAGTAGTCTACACAGAAAACTTGACATACGTAACAGGAAGTTTTGAGAGTATTAAATAAGAACTATGGGCTACGATGAATATTTATTTAGCTGTCTTCTCAAAGAATATGATGAAGATTTTGCTAGCTTACCTTATGATGAGCAATTCGACAATCTACCTAGACTCTATAAAGAGTTTGAAAAATCCCCTTTCAACGAAAAAGAAGAGCCACTTTATGCTTGTATTGAAAGATACCTACTAGATAAAGAGGCTAATCAAAACGATGAAATGGACCTTGATGACGATGAACTAGACTACATCATTTAACGATAAGGCCAGTTAGTAGCTGGCCTTTTTTATTATGCAACAGATTTACGTTCAACTACAAATTAACACCGATCCTTCTATAGATTCGCAGCTTGTTTGGGTAGTGTATAATCTAGCAAACACCATTTACAAAGTATTCCCAGAAAATCAAGAACAACAAGCTTATAACTATAAATCGGAGCAAGAAAAACAATTTAAAACCAATGGATTTATTAGTAACACATCCCGTAAAGAAATCTGACCTTGGATTTCATGGTAATCTCTTTGGGGGTCAACTCCTTAGTTGGACTGATGCAGCTCTTGCCGCCTATGCAATGGAGAAATGCCACACACAAAATATGATTACCATATCTATCGACCAGTGCGTATTTAAAAAACCAGCTAAAGAAAAGCATTTGGTTAAGATCTACGCTGAAATGATTCGTATAGGTAACACCTCAGCTACCTTCAGAGTAGAAGCTCGAGCATATAATGTATTTAGAGAAGATGAAGTTATTCTCTTACAAACCTGTATGACTTTTGTTCGAGTAGACGAAGAAGGAGAACCCATTCCTATTTCTAAACAAGTAAAAGAAACCTTTCAATCTAAAAACCAACTTTAATTAATGAAAAGATTATTTATTGTAGCGTTACTGGCGCTATGCTCTGCTATTGCAGTAGGTCAAACATTCTCAGGTATTCCGTTAAGCGGAAACGTAGATGTATTCAGACAAAAACTAGCCACTAAAGGCTTTGTTTATCAAAAAACCATTGCCAGTGGTTATCTCTACACAGGTAAAATTGCGAATGAAAAAGTAGATGTATATGTAATGCACACTCGTAAGAACCGCTACGTTTATAAGGTTGTAGTGTATTTTCCAGAGAACTTTACTTTTGAGCGTTTAATTTCAAATTATGAAGAGAAAGTAGCAGTTTTAATTTCTAAATACGGAGAGCCATCTGATTCCTTTGATTATTTTACGAGTCCTTATTTTTATGGCGACGGCTATGAGTTACAAGCAGTAAGTTCAGGAAACTATACAAAATTTTGTGTTTGGACAGAAGGAGTACATAGTGACTTTCCTAAACTTGTACAGGTTAGCCGTACAAACTGTGTTATGATTATGTACGAAAACACAGAGAACGTAGAAATCAAAAAACAAGAAGATCTCCAACAAATGCAGAACGGTCTGTAGGTTATGAGACGGCTTAAAGAATTTGCACCAGGGGATAAGGTTTGTTATCAACCCGATCACTGGAAAGAGCAAGGAAGATTTGAAAACGGTATAGTAAAAGAATTTATTGGCGAGCACAACGAAATCAGAGTTGTGTATCACTGTGGAGGTGACTGGGATAATTACAAAAACTATACTGGTGCTCTTACTCCTGTAAAACATTTAAAACTAGGATGGAAATAATGACAAAAGAACTAAAAATACCAACAGCAGAAGAATTTTTAAAACAAAGAGATTGCATTAATAGTACAGAAGATTTTTTTAATGATGTACAACCGATTGACTTAATTGAATTTGCTAAACTACACACTCAAGCAGCATTGAAAGCAGCAGCAGAAAGTGCTAAAATTATTAACAAACCTAGATTCCCAGGTGATTACAATCCTGTAGTTGATGAAGATTCAATTCTAGACGCTTATCCTTTAAATAATGTCAAATGACAAAACAAGAATTAGAGACACTGAACGGGTTGTTTAATAAAAAATCTACTCTTGAATCAAGACTCAATGAAGTTACTTTTCCTGTTGATGCTAACTATAGAATTAAAAATGTAGAAGTTGAGGTGGAGTATTATACCAGAAACGGAGCTGTTCGACCTATTTTAAAAAAATTACCAATGACAAACCAAGAAGTCAGGCATTACTTAAATAGAGAAAGAAATAAAATAATGCTAGAACTCCTTGACATCAATCATCAAATCGATAAAGTAAAAATAACAAAATGAAAAATACCGTTGAACTGTTAGGATATTAGATTTGAATTTGAGTAGAAATATCACTATATTTGTTTTATGAATTCAGGAGTATACGCTATTGTATGTAGAGCCAATAATAAATTTTATATTGGCTCTTCTGTTAATCTATCAAAACGAATAAATCAGCATAAAAAAGCACTTGAAAATAAAAGGCATAAAAATCCACATTTACAAAATGCTTATAATTTATTTGGAAAAAATGAATTTTACTATCTTATAATAGATTATTGTCTAGATACTCTTGAGAAAGAACAATATTGGATTACTTCAACTTTTTGTTATGATAGAAAAATAGGTTTTAATAACACTAAAAAAGCAAACGCTCCTTTAGGTTATAAACATACTTCCGAGTCTAGAAAAATTATGTCTGATATTAAAAAACAACAATACAAAGAAGGAAAAATTGCTTCTAATTTTAAATTTAGAACTGTTACAAAACATTCAGAAGAAACTAAAGAAAAAATAAGACAAACAAAGTTAGGTGAAAAAAATCCTATGTATGGTAAAAAACTCTCTCAAAAAGAAAAAGAAGACAAGAGCAGAGCTATGAATTCTGTACCAAGATGGAATGCAGGAAAAACCTCAAAAGACGATCCTAGGTTGTTAAAATTAGCAACATGGAAAGGAAAATTGCCCCCTAATGCTAAAAAATGTAGACTTATTAATGAGTTAGAAAATGTAGACATTCAAGCAAATTCTTTAAAAGAGTTATCAGAAAAATCTAAAATTCCTCAAATAGCAATAAGCAGAATTTTAAAAAACAAGAGTAAAAAATATAAAAATTATAAAATTATTTATGAAAGTACAACTTTTATCCCATTGGGGAAATGATATGACTATTTGTGACGTAGCTCGTGTAAGTTACGGTAAAGAAGCAAGTAATTATACAGAAGAACAAAATGCTAAACTTCTTAAGTATTTGTGGGAACACGGACACACATCTCCATTTAGACATCCTCATTTACAGTTTAGAATTAAGTGTCCCATCTTTGTAGAAAGGCAACTTTTTAAACATGTTGTGGGAGTAAGTGTAAACTCTATTAGTGGACGTTATGTAGACTTCAGTGATGAATATTATAAGGTTCCTGAAGGAGAATGGCGTAAACAATCTAAAAGTAGTAAGCAAGGCAGTGATGGACTATGTGATGCTCAAAAAATTCCAGATGAAGTACAAAGAGAAGTTATTAGAACTTGTAAAAATGCTTATGCATATTTAGTAGGACTTGGTGTAAGTAAAGAACAAGCTAGATTAGTTCTTCCTTTATCTCTTATGACTGAATTTATTTGGACTGGTAGTTTACAAGCATTTTTGCACATGTATGCTCTTAGAAGTAAACCAGATACTCAAAAAGAAACTAGAGACGTAGTTCTTGAAATGATGAGTCAATTAGAAAACATAGAAGGCAATCCGTTTGAGCATACTCTGAAAATGATTAAACCTTAAAAGTATGAAAAAGGCTAACAAAGAACAGAAACAAATCTCAATCCAAGTTAATGGTCCTATGTTAGAAGTCTTAGTGCATTGTACAACAGAGGCACAGACTATTAAAAAACTGAAAGAACTAAAAAACTTAATCAATCCGCCTAGAGAGAAAGTAGTTAGCCGTGTACGGGTTAGATGGCAAGTAAAATCTCGCGTAGACTACATTGAACCTCGAGGCAAAATTCTTGGAAAACATCATTTCCAAATTATTCACAATCACCCCAACCACCCTTTAAATTTTAAATAATGACAAAATCAACCAATCCGTCTGCTTTAGAAGATGTGTACAAAACGCTAAAATCTCTTGACTTATCCTCAGGAGAAGGATTAATTTTTCTTGGTGTAGAGCCCTCAGAAACCGAAGGAGAATCTCGCCTTATTGCTACACTGCAAGGTAATCCTGCTAGAGTAACTGAAGCAGTCTACCAAGCAATGATTGCCGATGATGATTTAGCTAATATTATTCAGGCGGCTGCTTTCAAATTTTTTATGGACTCCCAAGAAACTACAAGTAAAAACTAAACTATGACAATTCAATCATTTCGTAACGCAGAATTAGACAATGTAATCCTAGAAATAGGAGACCAAGACGAGTGGAAGCAACTAGCCGCAGAAATGGGCTTAGAAAAACAAATGGAGTTTGTTCAGGCTGCTAAATCTCCACTTCCCTACCCTTACATGAACCAAAGTATGCAGAATATCTTTGGTACACTTTGTTCTACTAAAATTGATTTTAAAGAATATTCCAAGACTCCTATACCATTAGAAGTTATGCGAGAGCTTGCTTTCTGTAAATCAGAAAAGTATTTCAGTGACATCAAAATCTGGTATGATGATAAAACACCAGATCCAATTGCTGTAGGAAGAACTACTAGGTACTCTGCTAGCTATTACAAAACTCAAGAAGAAAAAGAAAAAGGTAGTTATTACAACAGATTAAGTACACCTTATGACTTTACTTCCAAAGAACAAGCAAAAGATTATGTTGAAACTATGGGTTATGTTTATAATGACTATAACTCACAAACTAATGACTATTTAATTGCTAGATGGGCTGATGAGTTAAGACCTATGGAAGAATTAAAGAAGTTAGCTTTAGATAGACTTAAAGACAAGTACATGAGCGAATGGAACAAAGCTATTAAAGAACTTCAATCTAAAGTAAATACAGCCTCAGAGACATTAAACCTATATCTAATGGGTGAAATCTCTGAATGGGATTTAAGAAGGAACCTCTAAGTAAATTAACCTTAATTAAAGCCTCGAGAAATCGGGGCTTTTTTGTTTAACCATTATCGTAAAACTAAATTATGTCGTTTGATCCACTAGACCCTGATTACCTTCTATCAGTAGACAAAACAGAAGAAAACTTATCTTTAATTATTAAGACTAAGCCAGAAAAAGCTAAGTCTAAAAAAGAACCTACGGTTAAGTTTCACATGTCCAAAGAGTTGAGAGAAAGACTCATCACTCTAAAAAACAGACAGCCAGAAGAAAATTTAATTACAACAATATGCGACCGCATGCTCAAATTGACGCGAGTTCCTCAAAGTTGTATTAATTATCTAGGCTTATCTAATGATGACTTTTCTAAAATTTCTTACTTAAACCCTGAACGCATTGAAAGACTAAGAGGTCAGAAATTTACAGAAAAGTACATTGTTCCTGGAACCCAAGTTATTGTTCACGAAAAACGAGAACATGAGTTAGTTCATGAAGACGGTACAAAAGAAGTTATAGAAAACAGATTTCACACAATAATTCCTTTTAGTAGAGATTTTTTCACTGAAAGAAAGGAAATTAAATTAGTTAGAAGCAAAGTATTTGATGCAGAAACTAACACCCAGCAAGTTGTTTATTCTGTTCCTTCTTCTGTGGAGACTATAAACCGTCGACACTATGGCTTTAAATTTCAGAATAAAGTACTAGTAAATGCATGGGGGCTTTCAACTATTGATAAATGGTATTTTAGACGGCTCAGAGAAGTAACTAGAGACTCTTACTGGGATTACAATTTGCGGTATCACCAAAGTATCCATAAGATTCTTACTAACTTATTCAAGGACGAATATAGCGAAAGAGACAAAAACATTTTTGCTGAGCAGTACTTTAAGTTAGTAGTAGCTAATAACAAAAATGTACAGTTCCTAATTGGAGACGGAGATTTGTTTAGAGAAGCATATTACGAAGCTAACTACAAAAAACCTAGCAACAATGCAACTCTGTGGCAATCTTGTATGCGGTACTCTTACTGTCAAGACTATTTTGAGTTATATGAGGAACTTCCAGAAGTTAAGATAGCTGTATTGTATGAGTACAACAAAGTAGTCGCACGTTGTTTACTGTGGGAAATTGATGGAGTAAAGTACTACGATCGTATTTATTATTATAACGATGAGTTCTTTGCTCTTATGGAAAACTACTTAGAAAATTACGGCTATAAGTTTATGAGAACTTCTCATTCTGCAGGTGTAAACAACAAGTATAACCTAAGAGTAAAATTAACTTATAGTGAGTTTCTTGATTTTGGTGCTTTTCCTTATGTAGACACCATGCGTTATTACTACCCAGATTTAGGTATTTTGACTTGTGAAGAACGAGAGTATACACCTGGCTATGAGCTTAGTGACACTTCAGGCAGCTACGAAAACAATTATGACAGAGACCCAGAATATACTTGTCCTCATTGTGATCGCGAGGCAGATCCAGATGATGCTGTATTGATTGACAGAGGTCCAGGTAGAGGAACAGATTCATGTCCTAGTTGTGTAGAATATTCTGAAGAGTATCAAGAGTATATATTGAGTAGCGCAGCCACTTTTTGTGAGTTTAGTAATAGCTATGTTTTAGAAGAGGAAGTTGTAGAACTAGTAGACGGAGAAACCTGCTATCAAGAGCATTTAGACTTGCGTCAATATGAGAACGACTACGGCTATTTTGTTCTTGGGGACTATGAATACGAAGAAGCTGATGGAAAGTATTACCATCCAAGTGACCCAATGGCTGCTAGTAACCTTGTAGATGCAATTGAAGAAGCTGAAGAAGCTGAAGATACTGAAGAAGTACCTAATTTGAGTCCACCATTATTGTAATCGTAAAACGAAAAAATTAAAAAAATCAAAAATTAAAAACATGTATTCATTAAATCAATCTTATGATAAAGTTCTAGGTAGAACTGTCATCGAAGACTTTCACGTTGACTTTGCTACGCTAAACTCTATCATGTATAAACAATCCCCTACTTATAACGAAGTTCTAAATAGAGAGAAAGCACACTTTTTGACTGAGCTTATCTTTAATCTAACAGGGGTAAAAGCTACTACAGATGCAAGAGGAAATCTTTATTTTGTTAAAGGCACTTCAGACTTGTATCCCACTATTGTAGCTCACTATGACACTGCTCAAGAGTATCATCCAGGACTTACTATTCAAAAAGCAGGAGATTGGTTGTATGGTTTTGACATTACTACAGGTACTCAGTGTGGTATAGGTGCAGATGATTCTGTCGGTATCTATTTTGCTATTGAGATGTTGAAACGTCTTCCTGTATGTAAAGTAGCGTTATTTTATGGTGAGGAAAGAGGTTGTATCGGCTCTAGTAGTTGCGATATGACTTTCTTTAAAGACTCTCTGCTAGTAAGCCAGCTTGACAGACGCTCTTTCCAAAATGACTTTATTGTCCACACTAATGGAGTTGAAGTATTTCCAACCCATTATGTAGACGTAATTCAAACATTCTTGGATAAGTATGACTATACCCCAGCTAATGGTAGTTGTACTGACGTAGGTGCGTTACGTAGGGCTGGATTACAAGTTGCTTCTCATAACACAGCATGCGGTTATTTCAACGAACACACAGACGAGGAAGTTATTCACATCCCTTCTATGATTAATGCAATGTCTATGGTTTATGAGATTCAATCTTATTTACTCGAGAACAAACTTCAATTAGAGTTTCCTTATGTTCGGTTTGTTGAGCAGAAATCAATTTATGCACAGCCGTGGGTTTCTGCTTTTGAAGATAGACTTGACCAGACTAGATTCAGCGATTCTTTTTATGACATAGATGAAGTAGGGACTGGAATTAGTAAAACAGCAAAACAGTACGCTGACATAAACCATGTTCTTACTGACTTTCCTAGTATAGAAGAGATAGAGTGGCAATTTGACGTAGTAGAAAAAGACCTTACTTTAGCTAAAGTTAAATCAGGTCAAACTCCTGTATCTGCTTACGTAGCTTATACTAGTATAAGTTATAACGCCAGAACTAAAGAAGAACTTTATTTAGAAGACTACGAAATTAGAGACGCACTACTCAACGAAAAACCCCACAAAGGAATGAATGCTTGCTGTGTAAAAGATTACCTGTATAACATTCCTTTTAACCTAGTAGAGTGTCAAACTTGTGGAAGTGGTTATCATCTAGAATTTACCGCAGAAGATGTCTATACTTTACCTGACGACAGTTTTCAAACACTGGACGAGTGGGCTGAGATGTACGGCTACTAAACTAATAGGGAGCAGCAATGCTCCCTTTCTATTAAACTTATTATTATGACGGAATATGAACACTATGGCGAGTCACTTAACACACACCCTGATTACTTTTTAATGAAGAGAGCCTATGAAGAAAAATTGTTAATTGAAGAGTTGGAAACAACAGAACATTTTGCTAAATTCGTAACCCCTGTAGCAGAAAATACCCAAAACATTACAGTGGAACAACAAGGTAAACAAGAACTTAACGAAGAAATTAATGAAAACGAAACGAACGTTTTACGATGTGCTATGGGCCCTGTGCGAGAAGGAGGGATTGATAGCAAAATGGAAAGAGATTGGACTGTTGATAGAGTCCAATTCTAAATTCTCTTGGCATCCTAATGCAGGTAGTTATTTAGGAGAAGAAGAAGCTCAGATTGTAGGTGCGCTTACAGTCAACGAAGACAAACAAACTAGTGTAACACTTCCCAAAACTAAAGCCCCTAAAGTACTAGAGGATATTCCTTGGTTGGAAGAGTTTGCACAAAAGTTTAACAGACAAAACTTAGGTTTCTCTGGTAAAGTTACTGATAAGAAAACTACACTAGAGAAGATGCACAAGTTTCTTCAAACTTATGACTACACTAAAGATGAGATTTTAGCCGCAACTGATATGTACATTGATAGTCTGAAACGCTCAGGATCTATCAAGTTTATTAGAAACAGTGGTTACTTTATTTCTAAAGTAATTGACGGAGTACAACAAAGCGATTTGGCTAGCTGGTGTGAAGAGTATAGAAACACTGGCAGTAAAGGTAATTATAACTCAAGAAGTATTATCTAATGTTAGGCTTTAACGATGTACTTAGTCAAATTGAGCGTAACAAGTCTATCAAGGAACTTGGCGGAATTACCTCCATATTGCCTCCTTTTGATAGATTAGGGCAAAACTACGGTGGTTTTACTCGTGGTTCTATAACAGCTATTACAGCAGGTTCAGGTGTAGGTAAGACCAAGTTTGTAAAATACTTTACAATCTTAAATATTTTCAAAAGAACCTTTGGCACTAACATTAAACCTAAAGTATTCTATTTTGCACTAGAAGAAAGCGAAACAGATTTTTGGATGTCGTTTATCTCTATGTATCTCTATGAGAAATATAAGATAACAATCAGTGTATCTCAACTTAAATCAATCGGTAATTTTACAGTAAACGATGATTTAATGGAGAAGATACGAAATGCAGAAAAGTTTATTCGTCAGCTTCAAGACTTTGTAGAAGTTATCGACTACATCAGAAACCCCACAGGTATCCAAAAACACGTAAGAGCATACTTCGATAACCCAGAGATAGGCACTTACGAGTACAAAGATGTAAATGGAAGACAAGTTCCAGTAGCTTATCACTATAAATCAGATGACACTTGGGTCTTTTATATTTTAGATCACATCAGTCTATTATCAAGTGAGACAGCAGCAGATACAAAGATGCGCCTTACTCCGTATCAGACTATTGACTATATGGTAAAAGATATTGTCTTAGATTTATTTTCAAAAAGATTTAAAATGGCGAACATCATTGTTCACCAACAAACGCCTTCTTCAGAAAGAGCACAGTACACTAACAGAGGTGCGTTGATAGAAGAAATGCTAGAACCTTCTCTGGAAGAACTGCATTTAAACAAAGGTGTACAGCAAGATTACGAGGTAGTATTAGGCTTGTTTAATCCCTCTCGATATAACATACCAGCACACAATGGATATGATATATCTATTCTTGGACAGAAGTATCGTTCCTTAATGTTTTTAAAGGACCGACACTTTGGCTTAGAGAACTCTTGTGTAGGATTATATTTTAATGGTGCAAACGGAGAGTATTTAGAATTGCCCAGACCCGAAGAAATGAACAATCCTACAAAAGGATATTACGAGCATTATTCAAAATTATGACAGACAACTTAAAGAAAATATTTGAAGAATTGGCAAAAAGAGTCGGCTCAAGTTTAGAAGAAATAAACTTTGACGACAAAAATTGGTTTGAGAAACATACTTGGACCGTAGAAGAAGAATTAAACTATAAGAATTGGCTTATAGAATTTATGGAAAATAATCCAGATGTAATTGAAGATTTAGTAAAGGAAGGGCTACTCCGTAGGGATATCAATAATATGGCCACAGACTTCGTAATCTTTTACGGATGGAATTACAAAAAAAATAATCAATAATCATGTCAAGCAAATTAATCGCAATCGTCGGCCCAAGTGGTACAGGGAAATCAACCTCCATCAAATCATTGAATCCGAAAGAGACGTTTATTATTAACGTCGCACGCAAAGAACTCCCATTCAGGGGAGCAGAGAAACTCTACAATCTAGAGTCTAAAAACTACATGGAAGTAGATGACATCGCACAAATTACAGGACTCTTAAACACTATCAGTGAAAAGGCTCCACACATCAAGAACGTAATTATGGATGATGCTATCTATTCTATGTCATTCTTAATGATGCGTAAAGCTAACGAGGTTGGCTTTGCAAAATTTACAAACCTCGCACAGCAAGTAACCAACATGCTTACTACTGCGCGTAGACTTCGTAACGACCTTAAAGTATTTTACATTACTCACTCTGAGAACATAGAAGACGAAGGTAAAATCGTAGGCCAGAAAATTAAAACTATCGGTAAAGCATTGGACAACCAAATTGTATTGGAAGGTTTATTTACTATTGCTTTGTACACTCACATTGACGAGGACAAGAATGGTATGCCGACTTATCACTTTGTAACCAATCGTTTCCGCAACTATCCAGCGAAGAGCCCTATGGACATGTTTCCAGAGGTTCTTATTCCTAATGACCTACAATTAGTTTGTAATATGGTAGATGAATATTACAATGACGAAACCGCAACTCCTGCTCCTGTAGCAAGTATCCCAACTAAAAAAGTAAAAGAAACATTAACTCAACCCGAAACAAATTAAAATTATGAATTTAAACGAATTAGAAACCAGAGAACCTTCCAGTCGTAAACTTGTAACTGGATTTGCACCAATTCAAATTATCGCTGTTAACCCAGACGTTAAAAAATTACGTGAAATTTTAAACACAGAGGATGTTAAAGAACCAAACTATGAAGCAGAGAAAGGATCTCGTTTAGATTTTTGGTTTGTTAGTCATCCTATGTCTAAGATAGAGTTTCGTGGTAAGTTTGCTATGTGGGCATCTAACGATGTTCGCGTATCTAAAACCGATAAAAAACAATACATAGATAACTTTACCAAGACTATGTGGGCTTCTAACCTAGCTAACGCCAGTGAATTAATGGGCACTTGGGATGAATCTCGTAAACTTGATATGAAGAGTATCCGTGAAGCAAAAGAAGGCGAAGAGAACATCTATAACTTGATGAAAGCTTACGCCAACGCAAGTCCTAAAACTAAACCATTCGTACTTGATAACTGGAATGCTATTGCTCAAGGTAATGGTTCTGAATTACAAGCGTTCTTTGATCATTTCAACAAACTTGACCAAGGTGTTAAGGTGTTGTTGGGTATTAAAGAAGGTAAGTATCAGGACGTATTTACAGGCATCTTCTTGAATGTAAACGGCAGAATTACCGACTATGTAACTTCTCGTGTAACTGGCGAGTATGGTTACAAAGGCGACTATCAAGGTAACTTTGACCTAAAAGAATATAACATGGAGTCTGCTCCTAGCTCTAACGAAGTAGAGAGTGGAGTATCAAACATGTTTGGAGATAGTCCTGTGACTGCACAAACTGAAACCCCTAATCCATTCTTGGATTTCTAGTTTATTGTTGTTGATAAGGGGGATTGTTATGCAGTCCCCCTTTTTTATTTTATAAGAAATGGATTTAAATCAAATAGAAACGAGGCCCACTGTCCAGGACATCTATAAGATTATTGGACAAGAAAGGATAATGGAATATTATCTAAACGTTCCCATAGTTATGGGTAGACGCTATGTTAATCCATTGCGAGCCGATTCAAATCCTGGTTGTTTCTTTAAATGGCTTCCTTCGGGTAATCTATATTTTGTAGATTATGCAACCGAACAAGTGTATTATACCTGTATAGATGTAGCTATGTTGGTTACGGGCTATAAGTATCCAGACGTTTTATATAAAATAGAGTCAGACTTTCAGCTTACCAACTTAAATCTGTCAGACAAAGCACGCCTCAAAGCCGAAACCAAAGAGACTGTTATTCCAGAAATGATTCCTGCTACAATCAAAGTTAAGTTAACTAGATTTACAGCAGAAGATTTAGCTTACTGGAAACAGTTTGGAGTTAGTCCAAGCATCCTTAGATTCTATGACGTAAGACGTGTAGATAAAGCTTGGATTAATGACGATTTATGGTACGTCAACAACAACGACGATCCCTGTTACAGATATAAGGAGAAAGATAAATTCAAATTATATCGTCCCTTAGTTCGTAAAAAACAATTAAAGTTTAGAACTAACTTCTTCGGAGGTATTTTGGAAGGCTACACACAACTTCCGCATAGAGGACAGTTACTTATTATTACCAAAGGCTTGAAAGACGTAATGACTTTACACGGCTTAGGTTATAATGCAGTAGCGGTTAGGGGTGAGACTACTCCTATTTCCGAAAATGCCTACGAATTACTTAAAAACAGGTTCGATCAATTAGTGCTATGGTTTGACCCTGACCAGGCGGGCATCACGGGTGCAAGAAAAATGAGCGAGAAATATAACATCCCATTTTTCCAGTATGACGGTGCCTATGGTAAAGACCCTAGCGACATTTACAGAGATCATGGTCCAGAAAAAGTATTAGAACTATGCAAACAATTAAAGAATTTGTGATTAAAGCATTTTTGTTAGTAAATCCTAACTTAAAGAAAGAACCTTTAGTTATAGAAAAGATGTACAAAAAATACATCAAAGAAAATAAACTAGAGCCGAGATCTCTAACAAGAACTTTACCTACAGGAAAATCAATTAAAGTTATAAAACCAAAACAACCATTAATCCTACATAGTTGGTCTCCAGAAGAATTACTTATTATGAGTGTATTAGTTAGAGTACACAAAGTAGAATTAAATGATGTGTTGAGTATATCTAGAAAACGGGAGGTAGCAGATTGTAGAAAACAAGCTATGGCTTTATTTTATGTTTGCTTTGACTACTCGACTGTTCAGGTAGGAAGAATGTTTATGCGGGACCACTCAACAGTAATTCATGCAGCAGAATCTCATATACACTTATTAGGTGTCCCTGGTAGGTATAAGAGATTATTTGAAGAAAGCATAGAAGAACTACAAAAAAGAGTACCTGAAGCATTTGTACGCACACACAAGCGGAGTACAATAGGTAGGAACACTAGATTTATTCAACTAATTAAATGGGAAGAACAACTTAGATAATGGAAAAACTATTAAACATACCAGATGATTGGTATAGTAAACTCAAGCACATCGTAGAGTCAGATTATTTCAAACAACTCTCTGCTTTTATTAAACAGAGAAGATCCGTTACTGCTGTATTTCCACACAGCAACGAAGTATTTAGAGCATTTAATGAAACTCCATTTGGGAAGATACGCTGCGTCATTATTGGTATGGATTAAAGAAATTTGCGTATAAATTAATACCTTACGCAAATAGGGTCCATGTAAAACGGGGAGAATTGCTGGAACATCCTAACAAGGACAATCAGCAGCCGAGCTTAGACAGTAATGTCTTTGAAGGTTCAACGACTAACAACCGAGTCCTACCAGATAATACTGAGGACAGTAATGTTGACACGAGCACCCTGCACTAATTTAATTAGTGATGATATAGTCTGAACTATATAGTAATATATAGAAGTGTATGATAAAGAACTTACACGATAACACAATGCCATACCCAACCCTTTACAATGGACAACCAGTAGCTTGTGGGCTAGCATTTGCACCTAGATACAAAGAATTTGTACCTCCGTCTCTTAGAATGATTTATAAAAACCTCAAGGACGGTTTATACAAAAACGATTTAGATTGCCCAGAAACTCTAGATTTTACTAGTTGGGCACAACAAGGTGTATTCTTACTTAATGCAGCTCTTACAGTAGAGCATACTAGAGCAGGTTCACACCTAAAACAATGGGCTCCATTTACAGAAGCAGTAATTAAAGCTATCTCAGATAATTCATCTGGAGTTATCTTTTGTTTCTGGGGTAAAGATGCTCAACAATACAGACAATTTGTAAACCATAGTGCACATTACGTTCTACTGGCACCGCATCCTGTATCAGCTGTATACAAAGGTGGTACGTGGGACTGTCACCACTTTGAAGAAGTCAACGAGATATTAAAAAGAAATAATGGAGAAACAATCCAATGGCTGAGTTCCTAGATAACAACGACAACATCATCAAAGAAGAATTGATGACCTACTATCATTTCAGAGCTAACTTACTAAAGCACATCAACGATAGAATAGATGAGCTAAATCCTTCTAACGGCACTGAATATGACTACTGCACTACACAAGGGCAGTTAAAAGAATTAAATTCCTTATTAGACTTTGTAAAGTCACAAGGTAGAAATACCGTAATCAGTAAAATCACAGAATCAACAAATAAAACCAACTAATTATGTCAGTACAACAAATTTTAACCCAAGCAAAAGCAGATTGGACAGTAACTAAACATCCTTTATTAGGTCCAGAAGGACAAATCACTCCAGGTTATGGTATCTTTAGAGACGATACCAAAGAGTGTCTAGGTGTAGTAGGTAGTAAGTATACTCCTACACAGAACTCTCACATGGCAGAAATCCTTATGGAAGCAGCTGGACGTAACAACGTAAAGATTGAGCGTGCAGGTATGCTAGGTCATGGCCACAAAGTATATTTCCAGATTAGTCTACCCGATGTAAGAATTGGTGGCTCAGACTCTAAACGTTTCCTCACGGCTTTAAACAGCCACGATGGTAGTGCGCCTATCGGTTTTGGTGCAACTAACGTAGTAGTAGTTTGCGCTAATACTTATTTTGCAGCAATGCGTGACATGACTAGAATTAAGCACACCGCTAACTCTAACATTCGTTTGCAAGAGATTATGCAAAAGATGAAGAGTTCTCTAGACCAAGAGGAGCGTATGATTGAGCGTATGATTGAGATGAGTAATACTACTATCTCTAAAGATGCTATCACAGACGACTTCTTGATTTCTATCATAGGTGGAGATGATGAGACTTCTCGCACAAAGAATCGCTTGGCTATGGTTAGATCAGCTTTAGTACCTGAGTTTACTAACCACGGAGAAACAGCGTATGCTATGTTTAACGCCATCACTCGCTATACTAACCACATGATTTCTTACAAAGATGTTGAAGCTAAGAGAAACGCTTTGATGAGTGGTGTAGGCTTTAGAACAAACCAGAAAGCATTTGATATTATCGAAGAGACTTTCTTGGCTCCTCCTAAGACCTACCATCTTGTAGGTGTAGAAGAGGTTAACATTTAAAGTTAATTTATAAAATGTGGAAGCTCAGTTAATTCTGGGCTTTCACTTTTTAAGTTAATTATTTATATTTGCTTATGTTCAAACGCAACCCCAAAAAGGTTCCTGTAAAAGGAGAGCCTGAAAAGAAAGTCATTGAAACAATCTGTAATGACTGTGGTCGGAAACGGCCATACGCAAACAAGACTAAGAAATTATGTAGTGTGTGCGTTCAGAAACAAGCAAAAGAGAAAGCCAAACTCAAAAGAGAAGCAGTCCGTAAAAAGAAAGCAGACACTATTACACAAGCTAAGTTAGACCAAATGACTTCTTGGTTAATCAGAGCTGCCTTTGAAGAAAAATGCCATGCATGTGGGGTTCAGATGCCTAGAAAGCAATTACAATGCTGTCACTTCGTTAGTCGCACAAAGTCAATGACACGATATGATTTACGCAATATGCTTCCTGGTTGTCCTACCTGCAACATGTACACTCCTCACCACGTATGGAACTTAGGTAAGTCCATCAACAAGATATGGGGTAACGACATGACTGAAACTCTTTTGGACATTTCTACTACTAGCCTTAAACTAAACAACAACGATCGTAGGCAAATCTATGATATCTTTAAGGATGCTTTGGAAAGAATCGAATCAGGCAATTATAATTTAAGTGAGAAGCAGGTAATACTAACCATCTGCTACAATGAATATTCTGTGATAGTAGATAAAATTATAAAGTAACAAGATGATAGGATTTGTTTCAACAAGTAAAGAAAACATAGCTGCCATTCAAGGTAAGCACCCTGAGATTATCTGTTGTGGAGTTAATCACGCACTTGAATATCTGGATAAACTAGATTGGATAGGTTATGACTCCGAGACTTTGGGATTAGATCCTTATACTTCGGACATAATTACTATTCAGTTAGGCGACGCTAAACATCAATTTGTAATTGACGTTACCAGCGTAGATATCCAGTACTTTAAAGAGCTACTAGAGACCAAGCCTATTATTGGTCATAACTTGAAGTTCGACTTACGTTTCTTATACCACGAAAGAATCATACCCTCTAAAGTATACGATACGTTCTTAGCCGAGAAAACAACCCGCTTAGGTATAAACTCGCATCGTTCTAGTTTAGCAGATACCGTGTATAGACACTTAGGAGTTATCTTAGATAAGTCTGAGCGAGCAAATATCAACGGCAGGTTCACGGTTCCTTTCGTACTCTATTCTGCGCTGGATGTAGCTTACTTACATCAAATTAAAGACATTCAGCTTGGTATACTAGAGAAACAAGGATCACTAAACTCTATTGAATTAGATAACAGATTCGTAAAAGCACTTGCTTACATCGAGTACTGCGGTATTAAACTAGATGAAGGTAAGTGGCGTAGTAAGATGGCTCGAGTTAGACAAGAGCTAGAAGAAACAGAAACTGCACTAAACCAGTTTGTAATAGATAATAAAATGAGTAAGTTCATTAATTATCAGACAGACTTGTTTTCTTCCAGTTTAAAAACCACAATTAATTGGAACTCTTCAACGCAAGTAGTCCAGTTCTATAAAGCTTTAGGTGTAGATACCTCCGTAACAGAAAAGGGAGAAACTAAAGACACAATAGAAGCAGGGCACTTATCCAAATTCGTTAAGAAGTTTCCAATTATAGAAACTTATCTACGCTATAAGCAAGCACAAAAAGACTTGGGTACTTATGGCGAGAACTTTATTAAACTAATCAACCCTGTAAGCGGTAGAATTCACACTCAATACAAACAGTTAATGAACACTGGTAGGTTGTCTAGCGGAGGAAAAGATAAAGCCACAGGAACGGCTTATCCTAATCTCCAGAACATTCCTAGCGATGAAGAAACAAGAAGTTGCTTCGTAGCCGAAGAAGGTAATGTCATTATCGGGTGTGACTATTCAGGTCAGGAACAGATTGTTCTAGTAAACAAATGTCTTGATCCTAACTTACTACAGTTTTACGACCAAGGATTAGGTGACATGCACAGCTTCGTGGCCAGCAAGATGTATCCTGAATTAGAAGGTTTAACATTAGATGAAATTAAATCTAAGCACAAGGACAAACGTCAAGCTGCAAAGTCTGCGGGTTTTGCTATTAACTACGGTGGTCAAGGTATTACCATCGCAGAAAACTTAGGTATCAGTTTAGAAGAGGGTAACAAAATTTATGAAGCTTACTTTCAGGCTTTTCCTGGACTTAAAACATATTTCGAGGAAGTCAAAAAGTTTGGTGTACAGAATGGATTTGTACTTATCTCTAAGGTAACAGGAAAGAAATCTTATGTAGATTATTACGAAGACTTCCTAGAAGCCAAGAAAGCAATTGAAACTCCAGGATTCTGGGATGACTACAAGAAACATAAAGCTCAACGCACCGTGACGTACTCGAAGATGAAAGATCAAATCTCTCGATATTACACAAAGAAAGGCGAGATTGAGCGTATGTCCCTTAACTACCCGATACAAGGCGAAAGCGCAGAGATAACCAAGTTATCCTGTGTTTATTTCTGGGAAGAGTATCTAGTACCTAATCAACTTTTATTTACAGTTAAAATTATTAATACAGTCCACGACGAGAACTTAGTGGAATGTCCAGAGTCTATCTCTGAAGAGGTAGCAAATGCACTTGAATCTGCGATGGTAAAAGCAGGTAAAGTATTTTGTAAACGGGTTCCGCTTAAAGCAGACCCCAGTATTTCTAAATATTGGAAAAAATAGTTATGAAAGCAGAAGAAATTGCACAATTAAAGGAACTAACTCCTGAATACTTACATGCTAGGTTAACAACACTTAATCATAAAATTCACGAACTTAGAATGGAAGCACAACAAATTAGACTAATAATCAAAGCACTTAAAAAATAAAATTATGGGAGCAACACAATTTATCAATAAGACAAGAGCCTACTCTATGAGAGAGGCTTACGACCAACTTGTAGAAGATGCAACTTTTGAGCACGGAAACGACAGCTACAATGGTACTATCAGTACTACTCAAGGATTTAGAGATATAACTTCTGAGTTCCGTAAAAGCGGATTAACTATTGACGAGTTTATTGACAAGAAAATAGAAGACGCGAGTAAATGGGGTCCTGCATTTGGCGTTTGCATTGTAGATCCTATCCAAAACAAACTAAAAGTAAAATCTCAAGTAGAACAGGTTGTAGTTCCTGGAACTAAGAAGTGGGAACTTATGTACTTTGTTTTAGATCCTAGAGGAAAGAAAATCGCTAGCAGTGACAACAAAACAGAAGCTGTTAAGTTGGCTCGTGCCTACACGGAAAAAACCCAAGAGAACACAACTGTTATTATGGAGCGTGTATTGGTGTCTTGTAGTCCTGTTGTAGCAAGAATTAAATTTAAACATGATAAGAACCAAAAACCAGGTGCTTATTATTTCTTCGGTTGGGCAGCAGAATAGTTTGTGAGTAACAGTTCTGATTATTTTAACGGAAGTGTAACTGACAACGTAGAAAAACTATTAAGGGAAAGACCAGAAACCAGGGATGAAGACAGCAAACTAGTCGCTAATTATTATTATTACTTTCAAGCAGACCTTGTAAAGGGTAGAACTGCTGAAGAATTTTTAAAAGCACTAGGTCGAAATGAACTGGTTTCTTCTGACCTTATTACTAGAACTCGTAGAAAGTTACAGGAACACAATCCCGACTTACGAGGTAAGGTATGGGAAGAAAGACAAGAACGGAGAGAAGCAGTTAGGCAGGAAACCAGGAACGCAGAAGAATTTAAGCGACCTAAACCTCCTAAACCTCCTAAGCCTCCACAAATTAAACCAACTAACAAAAGAATTATTTAATGGCAAATTATTGTTACAACTCCATCACTTTTACAGGTGACATGGAACAACTAAAAAAACTCGAAAAACGTTTACAAAAAGCCCAAGAAAATCGCCTTAAAGAAGCATACACGGACCAAGGACTTCCAATACCAACCACAGTTCCAGACGAAAATTCTCTATGGTTAAATGGTGCAAATTACCACTTTATCCTATTTAAAAAAGCAGATAATTGGTCGGACTCTAGTGAAGATGTGTATCAGAAGTACGGAAGTAAGTGGTTTGAACCTTATTGGAGTTTTGACGAAGACACTTTACAGATGTGGGGAGACAGTGCTTGGAGCCCTATGCTGCCTTTCTTTGTAAAAATCTGTAAGTTTTATAAACTTCAAGCTTCGGGTTTTTACTCAGAGCCAGGGATGAACTTTGCAGGAGACTTTGAGATGAACGAAGCTGGAATGATGCAACACATACCCGCAACTTATAGAGCACACTTAGCAAAAAATAATCCTGAAGTTTTTTGGGAGGATATTATAGTGTGGATAAGTGACGGAGTTTATAATAGTTTAGATGCTATATTTGCTGACTTCAAGGAAGTAGATTGGGAACTAACACCTAGTGAGATACAAACACTTGAAGAAGCATTTAAGGAGTTTAAAAACCTTCCAATTCCGTAATGAGTTTAAGTGAAGAACAGAAATTAAAGGATATAAGAAGGGCCTATGTATTAGCACGGGCCCTTAATATCCAGTACCAGTGGATTAGAGAATTTCTTAATCCAGAACTTAAAAAGGCAGCCAATGATGCTAAGGCAGCTAACTCTTACTTTATTAAAAAGATTGACGATGCTTTTAAACGCAGATTGCGTGAAGACAAACTTATCAACGAAGAAGAAGAGTTAGCGTTTAAGCTGCTAGAAGAATTAGAAAAATTAAATACGGATAAAGATGTCAATAAATAGAATTTATTTGCCAGCAAAACTCAGCAAAAATATTGACGGCACTATTCATCTCAAGGTAGACAGGGAATTATTACAAGCCTACTACCTAGAGTTAATGATGGGTGATCCTGAAATTGATGTTGAGATTTGTCTAACGAGGATTGACGCAAAGAAAACTATTCCTCAGTTAGCTTATTTCTTTGGCGTAGTGCTTCCTATTATAAAAGAACAACTAGAAGAACTCGAAGGAACTACTATGACTAAAGATGATGTAATGACTATTCTCAAAAGTCTTTTCTTGTACGAGGAGATTTTATTTGAAGGAGAGTTTAAAAAAGTACCTATGTCTTTATCTAAAGCCAAGAAGTCCGAAGTCAATAAATTTATACAAGACGTTATGGACTTTGCTAGAGATATGCTAGGAGTAGAAATACCAGAACCAACTAAAGAAATAGAATATGGAAGACAACCAAACTAACCCACACATTGATCCAGTAGTAGACAGCTTCATGCAAGCTCTTAAACAACAAAAAGAGATGCTAGAGCACGTCGAATCTTCAAAGATTGATGCAATCAGAGAGTCAATGAAGATTAACCAAACCGCAGAACAAGCCTTGAGATACAATCAAGGTAAACCTCAATGGTCTTTAGTAGACTTTGATTCTCTTGAAGGACTTGTACACGTATTAGAATACGGAGCCAGAAAGTACAGTAAAGACAACTGGAAGAAAGGTATGCCTGTAACTCAAGTAAGTGAGTCTTTAATGCGTCACTTGTTTGCGTTCTTACGTGGAGACGATATAGATCCTGAGTCAGGCTGTCGTCACATCAGCCACGTTATGTGTAATGCTATGTTCCTTGAATACATTCTAAGAGATAAGCCGCACTTCGATGACAGGAAAAATAGCAATAACATTCCATAACTATTTTAGAAATAAAATAGGCCAAAGAGATACGCCCTACGTGTATTTCTATTTTGTACCACTAGTAGCGTGGTCTAGAACAGCTAATCAATCCATCAGCTTACATATAGGATGGTTATATTTCACAATTTTAATTAGAATTAAAAATGATTACAGACGAAGAATATTTAGCAAGTAATGCTATCAGCCAAAGTAAGCTGAAGAAAATTTTGACTCACCCATCTAACTATCTAGAAGATAGTTCTGATAGTGAGTTTGACGAACCAAAAGCAAATATTATTATAGGAGATGGTGTAGATATTCTCCTAACACAGAATGAAGATGTTTTCTTTGAGCAGTTCCACATTAGTACAGTAGAAAGACCTACAGGACAGATGGGAGACTATGTGTGGAGTTTATTTATAAACAGAAGCAATCCAGATGCAGAAGAGATTGCTTATCACGAAGCAGGATTTAAGCGTGATACCTTTGACAAAGTAAAAGAAAGATTTAAAACTGAAGGTGCTGCGTACTTTTATGACTTACTTAACGGAGAAGACAAAACTGTAATTAGTCCACAGCAGTTTACGCAGATTCAAGTAGCTAAGGAAACTTTACTTACTCATCGATTTACTGCTAAGTATTTCCGCAATAACGAAAGATACGAGGTTAAGTATCAGGTACCAATTTATTTTAATTACGAAGGCACAGACTGTAAAGGTCTTATTGACTTAGTTATTATAGATAAAGACACAAGAACTTTGTATCCAGTAGATATTAAGACAACGGGTTACAGATTGGATTCTTGGATTGGTAATTTCTGGTCTTTGCGTTACGATATTCAAGCGGCTTTTTACAGTTATGGTTTAAATACTATGTTAGAAAAGTTTGGCTGCGAAAAACTAGGCAACTTCAAATTCATAGTGGTAAACCAAACCAAGCCAGAAAACCCATTAATCTTTCAGGTAAGCGATGAAATATTAAAGTTTGGGGAAGTAGGTGGTAAAAAGATTTCAGTTGAATACGAAGGCTTTAAACAAGCAATTGCTAGAGTTAAGTGGCATACGGAAAATGATCTTTGGGATTATCGTATGGAAGACTATTTGAATAATGGAGTTAGAACTATAAATTTGCCTACGTTAAACTAATGGGTACTAATACAGAAGTGAAGGAATTAAATCTCACAGGTAAGCTTTTATGTGGATTTGTATTTTCTAAAGACAGTTTGGGTGCGTTGATGAGTGCAGGGTTAATCAATATTTATCTTGATGATTATGGCTACACATCTCGACACACAGATTGTATGTTCTTTTTATTTAATTCTAACAACAAGTATTACGACTCATTAGAAAAAAAGATTACCAGCTTTGTAAGCTTCCACGATTGGTATGAAGTGGGAGAAGGTAGACGTATGTTAGTGTTTAAGATAGGTGATGCTTACAAGAAAGACTTCAAAAACTTTAAACAGAATAATTTTAAAGATTTTTCTGTAAGTGCTTTGAAGGTTTTACCAATTGTAAACTTTAATTTTGAACTAGATTATTCAAAAGAAATTTATCGATATCACTTATGTCCAAACTAACACACGCTGAAAAGAAACTAAACCTATACCTAGACATAGCAGAAAGAGTCGCTCAAGAGTCTTACTGTAAGCGTTTACAAGTGGGCGCTATCATTGTAAAAGATGGAAATATTATTTCCTTTGGATACAATGGAGCTATAGCAGGCACTGTAAACAAATGTGAAGAATGTCCTGCCGAAGAAATTTGGCAGGATACTTCATATTTAAACTATCAAGTTAGTTCTTTAGGAAAAGTCAAACGATTAGGTACTACATTAACAAAAGAGATTAAAAAAGCAAATGGAACTGTTTATATACAGAATGTTTCTTTAGAAGAAAGAGAGTTAGGAATTTCTTGTAATAAAAAGGGTTATCCTGTTGTAAAAATTAACTCTAAAAGTGTTCTAGTACATCAATTAGTAGCAAAGGCATTTATTAAAAACCCAGACTATAGTTATTACAATCAAATAAACCACATAGATGGAGACAAAAATAATAACAACGTAACTAACTTAGAATGGTGTACTAATCGCTATAATTGTGAAGAGCGTAGTAAAAAAACACATGCAAATAGAGAACTTCCTTTAGGAGTCTATTTAGATAAGACTAGACCAAATACTCCATATATAGGAAGAATTTATGCAAATAATAAAATTCAAATATGTAGATTTGCTACTATAGAAGAGGCTGAAAAATTTGTGAATTATTTTAAAAATAGTAAAGATTATAAAACTTTTCGGTACGATACTACTAACTTTAGTACGACTTTACCTAGCGTACTTCACGCAGAATCTAATGCTATAACTAAGGCTTGTAAGTCACCTATATCAACAGAAGGGGCTACAATGTACTTAACGCATTCGTGCTGCTTAGAGTGCGCCAAGTTGATTATTCAAAGTGGCATCAAAAAAGTCTACTATCTACAGGACTATAGGGATAAATCAGGGATCAATCTTTTAAAGAATTGTGACATTGATGTAGTAAGAATTAACAGAAAACCAACCAACATATAACTATGAAACTAAGAGGAACAAGAGTCTTATTAGACCAACCTAAGATTAATGACTTAGGTTTAGAATTATCTCCCGAAATTGAGAAGGAGTTAATGGCTGACGAATTAAAAAAGTACAATGCTCTTACTGTATTTGCTGTAGGAGATGAAGTATCAGATGTAAACGTAGGCGATAAAGTCTATGTAGCACCTACTACTTTAGCAATGTGCGAACTTGTAGAAGTTGATGAGGAAACAAAAATCCTTGTTAGAGCTATGGACATTTCAATTATCTGGTAATATGGTAGCGATTTTATTAAGCATAATTGCAGGTATTTTAATTATAGTAAGTGTAGCTTTAATCAACGAGTTAAGAGCTATGAACTATAATTTGAATAGACACTGTGCTCAAAACGAGCTTCAGGTAAACCATACTAGAATGAGTTTAGATATTCTACGCAGTAACTATAACTTAAACAAAGAGGTATCTGAATTACAAAGAAGCAAAGTTATGGAAGAACTTACTAACTTAGCTAAAGCTAATCCTGCTGCTGTGAATGACCAGATTACAGATGCTGTAACCCAAAAGCCCATTAGAAAAAAATCTACAAAATAATATGAGACTATTTTATTACACCGAAAAACAAAAAATCGAAGACGGTGAAGAAATGGAACTAGTTACCAAGACTGGTTTTTCTTTTGATTTAGATAAGGTTGTTATGACCTACCCTGAAGAAAAAGGACTAGCCGTTGTTTTGGCACACAATGCCGACAAAATCAATCCTGTAGAGTATGAATACAAGATTGACCCTGTAAGCAAGAAGAAAGTTCCAGTAAGAGTTAAGAAGTTTGAAATTACTTCCGAGCCTATTGTTATTTCTTTAACTAACATCGAAGAGATTAACAGATTCTTTGCAGAAACAGGCGGACCCAAGTACTAAACTCTAAACACTCTCTATAAAAGAAAACCCAGTCTTAATAGGCTGGGTTTCTTTTTTCGAGGAGATAGAGGGAATTGAACCCTCGTCCAGAGAAAGCTGCAATTTAATGCTGTTTACACGCTTAGTACTGAGCAAGCTCTGCACCGTAAGGGTTGACCGAAGTCAGATTCCACCACCTAGTTGAGTTGTCGGTAAACTAGGAAACCTAGAAGCAAGCTTCATGTGCCATTTTCTGTTCCAGGGGATGACTCCCCGTGACTTAGGCTGCCATTTGATATTCGTTCACGAACTCAACTGCATCTTCAAAAGTCATGTCAGATAATTCTACGTTGCCGTTTAATTAGTTTGATACGTGATTATAGAGAACAGTACCATCTCTCTGCGTGAGCACTAAACCCAATCAATCCTGTCGATTCCTGTTATCCCCAATTACTACAAAGTTATATTCTAATTACTCTTGGTTGATCGATTTCGTCAGAAAAAATTACTTTTAATCCACAAATAGAACTTATAAAGACTCCTTCTGGAATCTCTGCATCTTCCTCAGTGTGAAATAACTCTCGTAAAAATTCTTTGTAATGAGCATCAGTCATCATAACAGCATTAGGGTAAACTCCCAAATGGCGAGTTCCTTTATCGTCTGTTTCTTTTTCCGAATCAAGAAAAAACTGGTTAATTTGGGATTCAAGTTCCTGAATTGTCATAGCGGTAGACTAAATAATTTTGCCGTCAATAATCTTCATATTATTAACATGGAAGGAAAGATCGGAATTAACTTCCACAAAAGCAAATCCATGTGACCATTTTGTGTAAGCAAAAGGTCTATAATCAGGTGATAAAGTACAAAGACAACCCATTGACCAAACGCCAGTAGATTCTCCGTTGATGTTGTTTTCGGAGTGGTGAGATACTTGATGGTTGTGTCCAAACAAAGTAGAAGACTTAGCCTTTAAAAACATTCCTCTTGCAGGGTTAACAGGTGAGAATACACTTTCTCCCATTTCGTGTCCGTGCAATACGTTCAATTTACCTAATTTAATAATCTCCCTATTAACCAAGTTGATTTTAAACTCACTCAATGCTAACAGGTTTTCAAACTTCAAATTGTCAACGTCGCTAAACTCTTTGGCGTTACGTAATAGGTAATTACGAACACGCTCCTCGTGGTTACCTAACTTGTAATATATAGGTATAATTGGAAATAGTTCACGCAAGTAAGAGAAAAACGCTTTAGTCATCTCGATTTCCTCACGTAACGATGGCATACCTACCTCCTTAATAAACGAACTTACTGGATGGCAGTCCATTATATCTCCATTTAGAATGATACAATCTATGTCATTGTTTAATCCCCACTCTAAGGCCGTAGACACAGCATCCATATCGTGATAAGGTATGTGTATGTCAGATAAAACTAAATAACGTCCTTCCTTTAGGTGAACGTTAGCCATTTCTTTGTTGTGGGAGAATACTTTTAGTTTTTCTAATCCCTCTTGAATTGTAGATTTATTAGTCACAAATGATTTGTCTTTTAAAGCCTTAAAATGATAGTTCCCTTTTACTCCCCTAAAATATCTAATCGTATCTCTTACTCTCTCAATAGATGTAAGTTGTGGGTTTTCTTCTAAGATTAGTTTAGCAAGAGTGCGGTTCGGAACGTCAGGATACTTTTCTAAGTAAGCCTTAACGATTTCTCTCATAGTAATAATATTAATTAAAAATAATTAACAGAAACGAAAGCACCACTGCACCCCAAAAGCCCTTCTTGTAGAATTTTAATTCTGATTGGCTATCGTCGTATAGTTTATAATACTTTCGTAACTCTACTCCTGTAGTGTCAATAACATGCTGCATGCTAGGGACTACAGAATCCTTGTAGTTGTGTATGATAACGCTATCTGCTTTTCTGATGCGTTGTAATGCTACTACCCTCTCTCTGGCTTGAATACCTTTGAGAAACTCTTTATTCAACTCCTTTAGCGGTAAGCTGTCTAGAGATTGAGAATAAGAGTTTTGTACCCTCAAGATCAGGCATAGTATCAATAGCAATTTGAATCGTGTCATATTTTAACTTTACTTTTGTGTACTCTTTGTAAAGCTGCACCTTTACCTTCTGTAAAGAATCAACCTTAGCAAATAAAAGCTCGTTCTTTTTATTAACTGAATCTAAGTACAAAAGCAAACGAGTGTCGTCTTGTTGTACAGGAGCAAACAATCTATAAGAAAGTACGAGGGCTATAATAAACAAAAGGACTACTATAAGAGTCCCTTGTGCGTTATTTTCTTTGTTTTTCATTTACCTTATGGGTATCTATTTTTTCCAGAATGATAGTAAGTAATTCATTCTTAATTAAACCTGCTCGTGCCGCGTTCTTTAGAGCCGAGATTAATTGAAATAAAATAAATGGAGCCACTACAGTTTCGCTCAACCAGAAAGTTCCATCAAATCCTTTTTCTATAACAAGTACCCCTGTCAATAAAAAAATCCAAACTACTAATGTTTGTAGTACTTTAATTGCTTTGTTTGTACGAAAACCTTCCATTTTAGTTCCCGCAATAACTCCAAAGAATCCATCTATGAAGATTACGCAAACTACAGCTAAGTACTGGTCAATGTTTTCTGCACCTAGATTAAAGAAATAAGTACCTAAAAAGGCAAAGACGGTGGTAGAGAGATATAACAACGTAGTAGTTTTCATTATGGGTAGTCAATAACTATTGGTGGGAAATCATCATCAGTTAAAGTTATAATAGGAGCGCCTTGTGGTAAAATATCTCCAAAGTCTCCTAATGAGTTAGCGTTACACACATAACGACCATCTAAAGTAACAGCATAGTTAAAAGTATCTACACCTCTGCGTAGACCTACGTTAGTTTCAGCTACTTCCTGAGATATAACAATGTATTGTGCCATTATTTTCCAACTGCTGTTTGAAAGTTATACAAAGCCAATCTAAACTGTAAGAATTGAGCATCGTCAATCGCAGCTTTTGACATATAAAAATACTTATACAATTTATTAGAGCGTAAGGATGGAGTATTAGCTCCTCCGACACCATCAGACGTTGCAGCTAAGAACATTTTATTAGTGAAAGAAGCACTTGGATTTATAGTAACAAAGTTTTGTCCTCTCATGTAGTTACTTCCTGAACCTGTGTTAAAATAAAATACCTTTGCTTCACTAGCAGATCTTCTTACAAATGCCCAGTGACCTACAGCTTGGCCATTTCCGTCTACACTATTAAAAGTAACACGTGCAGCTTGTTCATTAAAAGACCAAATATCTAGTAAGTTTGCATTATTAGAAAACCATACGGCTCTAGCACGGCTATAACCCCCTGTACCATCAACAGTTTCTGTAATGCCCATAGGAATTTCTGTTCTAGAATTAAATCCTGTAGCATCGTAACATCCAAACATAAAATCAGCTATAGAAAATCCAGGAACAGAAATAGGAGAAAAATTAGTATCTCCGTGTTGAGTAGTTCCATCAAACTGAAGTCCTTTTGCTACTAACGTAGGACTGCCTGTCCAAATAATCTGATAAGTAGCAGGATCTTTTAGGTTATAAGTTGTTTGTGATAAACTATTTCCAAGTAAAGGATAAAAAGCATACATTCTATCCCACATATTACAAGCCTTTAAAGCAATAACAAAGTTATCTACAGCGGTTCTTTCAGTAGAATCAGTAATATTAGCTGCAGTAACATAAGCTAATGCATCTAAATCATTTACAGGAGAGAGTGCTCCTCCCCCTCCTCCGCCTATGATTTTAATAGGATTACGTATGCCAAAACTTAACCCAATCATGAGTCTTATTTATAAGCTATGATACTTCCAGAAGAAATAGCAAATCCTGTAATGTTACCTCCGCCAGGTAAGTAAGCGCCTTGTTTAAAAGTTACGCCTGACATACCGCGAAGAGTAAGTTGTTCTACTCCATTAACTTTAAATGAAGTAAACACAGTGTCTTCTTGTGGAACAACTGCCACAAAGTTTACATCGTTTACAGTACCTGTTGCGTAACGAACAAAACCACCTGCACCAGCTAATGTTCCAGTGCTTGCAGCAATCTGTCTTAATTTCTTAGAATGTTCGTCTAATTTTTGAGAAATGTCCCATGCCATAATTGTATACGTTTAAATTAATAAACCAGTCTTTCGACTCGCTTATACAAATATAACTTTAAATAAAATAAATGCAAGAGACTGATTTAAAACTCTTCTGTAATATCTAAGCCTTCTCTAGTTAAGAAATAAGGTCTAAATAAAGCAGGAGTATATGTTCTATCAGTATCTTTTCTTGCGTCCATTTCTGATACAGCTTTAGCAAATCTAGTTTGTAAGTCTGTCATTTCTTCATAGATTGAAGCAGGAACCTCACGACCACTTGAAGTATAAGCTTGCATCTTCTTTTGAATTTCTTTCAATTGTTTTTTATACTGGAGTTTAAGCTGGCCGCCTATAGTACGAGTTTTCATTGTTTCTACTCCACCATAGTTTTCTTTGTAACGTGTTCTTAAATCTCTAGTATAGGTCTTTGGCATATAAGAGTTAAATGCACGGTTTTGGTAATCCATTGATTGCGCATCTAAACCTAAAGACAATCCTCTCGCTCCGAGTAATTCCATAGCTAAGACTTGTAACCCAGGTTTTCCAGCTTGGGTTGGGTGAGTACGATCCCAATCTATCTTAGAAGAATTAGGTCTGTATTTATAGTATGGGTCTGTACTATATAAACCTCCATCAAAATCAGCAAACTTTCTAAATACGCTAAACGGACCAAACAATGACCAACCAAATTTCTCAAACCCACCAATACCATTGGCATTCTCTCTAAGGTAGGTAAATAAGAACTCATTGGCTCCCCAAATAGTAAACACACCCTCGACTTCATTGTTAATCTTCTTAGAGAAGAAACAGAAATAGTCTTTCCAGTTAGCTTCACCATCGTCTTCACAATTCATGTAAGCTGACATAGCCCCAATAGCATTAGCAAACATAACAAACATACCGTAGTTTAAACCAAATTGTTGTAAACCTGCTCGCTCTGCTGCCGTTAGATTTTGGTATCCTGTCCAGAACTTACCATTTTCATAGAAAGTTTCTTGTAAGAAACGACCAAAGGCTCTATGTGCTCCTATTGTTTTTATTCCAGAACCGTAGTGAATAGTGCCACCACCCCATTCAGTTTTTAAATGTTGAGGCATCCATTTTTTCAAGAACAAAAGTTGACGAACTAGTGAATACTTTGCAACAGTTGGCTGTCCTAACTTATCATATACACCTTGGGCTCTGTAGTTAGCCAAGCGGATATCGTCCCTGATTTTCTGGAGAAATGCTGGGCTAATCTTTATGTTAGGTTTGATAGATAAAACACCATCTACTAACTCAAACGCATCTTTTAATTTGTAAATAGTTCCGTCGTCTGCAGTTACATTATACTTGTCTAAGAAAGCAAACGTAGTCATTGCAGCAATATCATATTCTGTATATTCTCTGTAAGTTCCTACTGCTCTCCAAAACTTAGAGTATCTACGTAATCCTCGATTAGTAAGTTTAGCAAAGTCTTCCGAGTAATTAGCTTGTGTACCTCCAAAGAAATCAATAATCTGCATGCGCAATGGTTGCATGCCTGTTTGATTGTGTGAAGTAAAGAAATCATAAGATAAACCAAATGTTTCTTTGTATGCTGCTAGGTAGTTGGCATAAGTTAATCCATTACTTTTGGTAAAAATTAAGTTATTCTTATATCCCGTAAACTGGTTGACTGGTGCACTAATAACGTTATACGCTAATGACTTTGAACCTGCCAAACGGCCTACAATATTGAAGATAGCGTTCATAATCTTACCTCCAATATGTTTAGGATTATTTACTACTTTACCGTAGAACTGTCTGTCAATTAAATCACGTACTACGCCTCCCTCTTTTATTCCAGAAAGATTCTCGTACACCTCCTCCATAGCTAACACGGTAGACTGTAGGTTTCTGAGCGATTTAAACCTAGCCGAAGACTCCGCATACAAACCGATAGATCTTAATAGGTCGTAAGATTGTTGCTCAATAGGTAAAGGTTTGCTGTATCTAATAAATAGTTTACGCGATTCTCTTTCTATTGGGTTTCCGTAAGGATCTAATTGGTCTTCTTCTGTAGTTTCATCTACATCAGACATTGCTGTACGTGCACCTAGTACAAAGTTTTTGCTTTCTTCAATAATATTAGCAAGCGGATTAGCTCGCCCAGTTACCAAGTCAATAGCATTTTCTGCGCCTGTTTTATAAACACCTGGCAATACATCTCCTGGTTTATCTTTTGCGTAGTTACCTTCTTGGCTCTTATAATAAAATGCTCTTAAATTTTCTAACGCACTTTTTTGTTGAGCAGATAAGTTGGCGTAACTAGCATTATAGTAAGGACCTGATGTAGTCTCTTTAAAAGTAACATTGCCTGGACTATATTTAGGGTTTCTAAATTGTTCAGATACTTTAGGAGTATACCAATAAAAAGACGGAGCTTCTTTGTCTACGTAACTTGGATTGTTTGGAACTGTTACACGCCAGAAATACAAAGGTTCGTAAACAGAAACCATTTGCTGTATATCTTTATCGTAGCGAGACTTAATAATATGGTTGTCTTGAAACCACTGAGATTCTCTAAAAGCTTTGTGAACTAGTTCTTCAATATCAGCAGTTTCAAGAGTTGGATTAGCACCAGTTATTTGTGTCCGTAAACTGGCCTTAATGCTTGCTACAGTTTCTTCATAATATTTACTATTAGTAGATGATTGTAAATCTTGTAATTCAGCAAATAAATCTTTTAAATCTTCTTTGTCTTGCTTACTTAGCGGTGATTTACTTTTATCAATTGCTTTAATGTTTTCTATTTCTTCTTCAATTGCTTTAGCAGTTCTTCTTACGTTATCGTTAATCTCAGAAGGTTTGTAGTGACCGTCTCGGTCTTTCTTACCCAACAATAAATTAAATAAAGACTCATACGCGGTTTTAAGTTGAGGACCTTGCTCACCTAAGATTTCTTGAATCTGATCAATAATAGCCTGACGCTCATCATAAAACTCTTGTTTATAGATAGTGCGAGTGTAAATATCTAACCATCTATTATAGTCATCATAAGCAGCTTGTTTTTCTGCTGGAGTAGAAGCAGCCGCTAAAGCGTTGGTTAATTCAGCTTTCTTAGAATTTAAGGCAGCCTGGAATAACTCTTGAGTTTCTTGATTTAAAGGAGGAAACTCAACGACTTGATTAGCTCTTCTTAGATTCTTCCAATCATAAATAGCTTTAGCTACTCGGTAGCCTTCACTGTTTTCAGGTTTTAAGTTACCATTGGTGTCATAGAAAGATTCCATGTCATCTAATTCTTTTTGATAACTTCTTAGTAACTGGTAGTCGTCATAATCTACGGTGTCTGCACTTACAAAAGATGCACGACTAGCAGCCATTGCTCTATATAATTCGTTTCTACGGTCTCTAATATCTTGAGGCAATTGCTCTTGTATCTCGTAGTACTCGTCAGTAAATGGTCTTTCAGTATATTTAGCTTGGAACTCTTTTAGGTCTTCGGCAGCTTGCTCTATCTTTTGAGTTACAGCAAGTCTACGCGCTTGTGCTTGAGTACTATTATCGTTAGGATCTAAATCAGCTATTTCATTCATAGAATAATCTATGATGAATTTTAACTCAGTCATTCTATTACGCATTGCAATAGTATCAGTTGAGTTATTTAAAGCCAAAACAATCTTATCGGTTACTAATTTACCGTCAACAACTTCGTACAAAGGAACTTCTCTGTACATTCCATCATAGAATGTCTTAGAGTCAACTATAGAACCAGCGAATTGTGGACCTTGTGCATCAAATACTTCGTCGGTTAATCTCTCTAACTCGCCACGCATACCTACGAGAGACGCTCTGTAATCAGAATCTAATCCTTGTAAATAGGTAGCAATAATTTGAATACCTGCATTTTTAGTAGTACTAGCGGTATCCAATGCAGCAAACCAAGTGCTATTCGTATCGCTTAATTGTTTACGAATATTATCTTTAGTTGGTACGTTTTTATCAAACTCTTTCTGGAGATTACTGGCTTTGTTAATTAAACGCTCAACAGCCTTGCTCTTTAAACTAAATTGCTTAGTAAATTCTCCTAGACTATAATCACGCTCAGTACCATCATTGAAAGAAACCCTCATCTTTAAATCTACGCCACTTCCTATTGTACTAACATTTGTAGCTCTTACATTAGGATCGGTAGGTAGAGATTGTCCAGTTACATCATAGTTGTCTGGAGTTAAACGAGACATAAAATTATTTATGTCATTATTGTATACGGTTTTTAAATTCTCAGCAGCTTCTTTAAAATACTCTTCAAGTTCTTCCAATACAGGTTCTTGAATAAGACCTTCATGATTAGAGATAATAGTATTTACAGATTGCTGCATCCAAAATAACGCTTTTGCTATTGGATGATTTTTAAATAAAGCAGGGTTGTTTTTAGCTTGTTCTATGCTCTCTCTTAATTCAGGACCAAATAATCCTTTATTAGGATTAGCAACCACGCCTAACAATGCGTCAATTTGTTTTTTAACTGCTTGAGCCTGTAAGTAAGCTCTATGATAATCCCCTAGTTTCTTTCCAGGAGGAATATCAGTTGCTTTTTGTAAAGCAGCAATATGTCTTTGAATAGAATTTAGGTAAATAGTCATGTACCTAACATATTCAGCAAAGTCTAATACGGCTTCTGCAACATCTTCTTTAGTTAAGGTTGCAACTAATCGACCTTTATTCTTGTTTAGAATATCTCCTGCAGCAGGAAGAGATTCTGATTTACGTAATTCTTCAGCGGCAAAGTACTTGTTTCGCTCAATCATACGTCCCATATCACTCTCAGTAATAGCTTCAGTAATTAGCTTTATTTGTTCAGCTGCTGTTTGAAACTCATTAGGTGCATTAGGATCTTTTTTAACATAAATAGTTATAGCGTCTTGTTGTTCTGGAGAAAGTAATCTACTTTCCATGTAATCAGACAACTCAGGTGACTTGGGATAAAATTCAAAGGATGCATCAGGATCATGCAGACTCTTAACTAAATCACTTAAGTTTTTAGGCTCTGCACCATACATACCTAAAGAAGCTAGCAAGTCAGTAAAGAACTTTTTAATTTTGGCAAATATTCCAGTCTTGGGACTAAAGTCAGCAGCTTGTCTGCCTAATTCAGTAGTAATTACTTCTTCCCAAAACTTATCACCTGTATAATCAGGATATAAACTTTCTACTAAAGTCTTTGCAGACATAGTAGGATTTTCGTCGTGTAATTTAATTACCTCACGTTTAAGCGACTCAAATAACTCAGGGTTAGTTTGTTTTATTCCCCGAACTAAAATATGCCCAAACTCGTGCCAAGGTGTCTCGTCATTAATAAAGTAAGGATTAAGTAACACTACGCCTGTGTTCATATCAATCTTACCTGCACCTGGTATGCTAGAGTCCCATTTCCAGGTAACTCCAGGGAATCTACTAACAAGTTTATTTAGTGTGTTAGTATATCTTTCTACGTTAGCTTCACTAATAGCAGCTTTCTCAATAATAACACGCTGAGCAAACTCTCCATTTAACGGAAGAACTTCTCCATCAATAAGCAATTCATTGCCTTGTATCAGTTTTTCAGCAATAGCAGCTCTTTCTTTATTTAAAGATTCTTGTAATTCAATTAACTCAAACTCTGCGCGTACTTCTTCCTCCGTTACGGTATCAGCAACTCGAACAATATTATCAGCAAAGTCTGTAGTAACTTCTAATTCAACGTAAGTAGTTCCGTTAGGTTCTTGTCTAGCCCAGGCTATTTGTTGACCTCCAAAAAGGTTGTAGCGGGTGTTAATCTCGTTAGCTGTTCTGTTTGCATAAGACCACAATGATTCTCTACTAAAAGATTTGCTTGAATTAGGATTGTTTACGTGGAATATAAAATTACCTTGCATGCGAATAGACTTTCGTCCACCAATACGAGCCTGCTCAAGTTCTAAAATCCTACGATAAGCAATTTGCCTAGCTTCATATTTAGTTTGAGCAGCTAAAAAGTTTCTATCGTTGCGTAAAGACTCTACTAAATCTGAACTAATCTCTTGGCGTAAGTACCGAGCTATAACAGTTTCTACTGGAGCGCGAGATTCCATTACATCTTCATCAGTAATTGAATTAGAAGCAGCCAAGTTATAATACTTGGCTGGGACTTCTCCTTGATATTTATTCCAAAGATAGTATGCGGACTCAGGTACTATAGATTCGAGCAAACGAAACTTCTTTGCTACTTCTGGATCATTTAGATTAGGGCAGATCATTATTACAAATATAAATGGTAATTAAAAATTAACTTCCGCCTTTACAGAAATTCTTAAAGGCTTCGTTTTGTTCTGATAACTCATTAAAGGAAGCTTTGATTGCTTCTGCACGAATAGCTTCATAGTTTTCAGGAATCACATCTAAGTTGGCAGCGCTAGCTACAGTGGTCATAGACACAATAGGTTTGGCATCTCGCACCTCAAACATTTTTGGTAAGACTACATTATCTCCGATTAAGTTAATGTGCTTAGCAAAAATAGTTTTTATTTGACTAGGTGTCCAACCTGCAAGCTTTATTCCTATTTCAGTTACTAAAAACTCTAATTCAGGATTTTGACGTGCTGTTTCAAGCATAGCTACTATAGAATTTTCTACTACAGATAGACTTACGCTGCGTTTGTTGCCTATGCGTACTACTTGCTCACCTTGATTATTAGTGTCGACCTGTGCATACTTTGTAATTACACCAAAAGATTTTCCTTGTTGGCCTTCCATAAGTTGATTTACGACACCGTACTCAGCCCACATACCTCTAGTGCCTTTATCATACACCGTGTAGTTTGCTTGTGCATTGCCAAACATTGCATATCCAGCCCCACCTGCTCCATGATGGCCCGCAGTATTAGCACCAAATACAAATACTTGATTAGGCTCTAACTTAGTAATTTCTTTTGGAGTGTATTTACGTTGTTTAATTGCTTCTTGTCTAACAGGACTAATTGGCATATTTGCAGTTAGAGGCATTACTCTACGCATTGTTATAGTAACTCTGTAGGAACCTGGCTCATAAGTCTTGCCATCAATTGCAGTAGTTAATTCAGGCAGAAAACTGTCTTGGGGTTTAGGAAAAGTTCTATGGAATACTTGTCTATTTACTCCATTTACTCCAAAAACATAAGCACTTCCAGCTTGAAGACTGAGCATCTTAGGAGTTTCATTTCTAAACTCAATAGAAAAGTTACCTGTACCTCCAAGATTAATTCCTATCACAGGATAATTAACTGCAGATAAACTTTCATCAACGTCGTTATGAGAACTTATAAAACTATCTGCCTCGTATAAATTAATAATAGCACCGTCATAATGCGTCATATCAACTCCAGACGCTTTCTGCATTAACTCGCGGAATCTAGGACTAATAGGAGCTAAAGGTTGATTATTTATTGAGGTATTATAGTAACCGTATTTAGTTTTATTCGCGGGATTAATAGGATCAGGAATATTAATGGCCTGTTTATCAGGATTATTGGATTTATAATCCCATCTTAATCCTAATCCAATCATCTTACTAGCAGATTTACCTTTGTTTGTTTTAGCTGCTTGGCTCTCTAGATAAGGTTTTAAATAATTAAATAATTCTAATTGTTCTTCTTTTGTAAGAGCACCTTGATTTAAGTAAATACCTTCACTTACTTTCTCGCCTTTTAGTCCAATATTAGCTTGTTGTGTAGTATTAATTTGAGATATTTCTTCACCCTTAAACGTAGGAGTAATAGAATCACGGAACAAATCGTAATCTTTAAAGTAAAGTAGGTCTTTGTTGGTTCCGTATTTACCTCGTAACTCTGGGTGGTTAGCTAAGAATCTATCCAAGAACTTAGAGATAAAAGTATTGCTTCCTGTTAATAAAGAGGAAAGTTTATCTTGTAGTATATCGTTTACTACATCAGTGTAGTCTGCTGCATCAGTAACTAAGTATTCGGCTGCTTCTTTAGTAACTTCTTTTGTTTCTTGTTGAGTTACGAACTGATAAACGATGTCACTTACCTGATCGAATGTGTTGTTCATCTCTTCAGTAAAGTTTTCGATGATACTTGACATACGAGTTGTGTAGATTGACTCAGGGATATAAGGCAAATAAGAATCGTATTTCTTATTAAGCTGAGATCCTATAATCCCTGCGTAACCATAAGCCAAGAAGAAAGATTGCATATCTCTTTGAAGTTCTGCGTCCTCTTCGTTATCTGGATTTAAATTAGGATGTGACCAATTTAAACCAGACTCAAACTCTTCACGTAAGATATTTACAGAATCTTCTGCATCTACGCTAGAGAATCCTGTGCGGATAAAGGCTGAGCTTTCTTCGGTAGCAAAAGATACTCCGTCGAAGATTAAATTGTCTGAAGCAATTTTACGCTCAAACAAACGAGCTTTTAGATTCTCATAAATAGCTACGATGTTTCCTGGATTTCTTTTATCCAACAAAGATTCTATCTCAGCAACTTGTGGTACATTGTTTCTGAACAATGCATACAACAAATCATTCTTGAATATACGAGAAAACTGGTCGTAGTTTAATTCAGGATTAGCTTTCTTAACAGCAGAGTATGCAGTAGTGATTAGTGTTCCTAACTTGCTACTAGCAGATATTGGGAATATTTTCTCAAACGAGTTAAAGATTTCTTCTTGAATCTGGAAAGGAGAAACAACACTCTCACTAATTACTCTCTTTACTCCGTCTTCGTTAAAGAACTTTTCTTTAATCAATAGGCGCAACTCATTCGCTCCCTTACGGAAAGCTTCAAAGTTCTGTGGGGAGAAAGTATCAAAGTCTGTATTAGATGAAAGAGTAAATAATTTTGACTGCTGGTCTTTAACACTCAAGAAACTAACGAATCTAATAAGATTACCATAACTTGTAGTATCATTTAATACTATTGATGGATTTTCTTCAATGATATCAGCAACTAATGCTTTTAGTTTAGATAGTTTAAAGTTACCAAAGTTGCCTATAGATTTTGAAAGTAACTCTACTTCAGGTAAAGTTTCATAGTTTTCATTGCTCCAGGCTGTTGACTTTTCATAAATATCACTAAGTATGCTTTGTATAAATTCAGAGTCACTCATACGAGCATTACCTCTACCATAGGTAATAATACTGCTATTTGACGGTTTAGTTTCTCCAGCTGCTGTATAATTTAAGTTTACTAACTTAACAATATCAGCAAAACTAGAACCTACTCCGACCATGTAGTTAGTCACGGGGTTGATTCGCACGTTTAAGTTAATCCAAGCAACTTGGTCTTCTTTTTCAATATCTACGTGTGCAGTGATTAACTGTCCAGTTAGATCTCCAATACGAACTCCGTCTACTCCAAAAGACTTACTAAAGTCTAGAATACCCTCAGCTTTACCGTTAGCGTTTAAAGGATAGGCTTTAACCGCTTTTTTATCTACTACACGCAAGTTAGCTTTCTGTAAGATAGCAAACAATACGTTCATCTTTGCATCCTGCCCCAAAGCCTTCTTAAATGAGTTTAAACGGTGTACATATAATTGATAGATAGGATTAACAATATTAGTGTACGAAGCTTTAGTCCATTCATTCTGAATACCAAACTCTTTTGCTAATTTTTTAATCACATCTGAACTATTAGGTTTTAATAGTTTATCAAATACATCAGGTTGAGTTAATCTTTCACTTACCGCAACAAGCAAACTATTAGTCATACGATTCCGTGTTCCTTTAATTTCATTAGTAAGGAACTGGTTTCTTTTAGATAGTGAGTTAATTTGACTACCTAACGCATTAATTGCTTGGCTTAGTCCTTCGTTTTTGGCTTCTTTTAGAGCTTGTCTAACACGCTTTATCTCATCGTTAATCTCACGAGCTTTTGTAGTTACAGGAGCAGATACTCCCGACATACGCTCGCGAATTAACTCAGCTAAAGTTTCCTTATCCATCTCTTCAAGTTCTAGTTCATCTTCAGAAATTGTATCAGCTGCTTTTAATTTTGCGTATAGTTCTTTTAGACGAACTGCATTAGGATCAAAACCATACTTCTCAATAATCTTAGCTACATCAGCAGCCAAAGCATTACGTTGAGCCAAAGTTTCTTTTAGGATAATCTTATTATCTGCTAACTCTTCTTTTAATTCTTTCTCGTATTCAAATGCTTCTTCAGCACTCATATCATTTACGCGGAAAGAACCATCGGCTTCTAGGAATGGGTCGTAACAGAACAACTTATCAATATCAAAGTCAGAACCTGACTTAATAACCATTTCATCAGGAACCAAAATAATTTCCCCTGATTCTTCGGGTAAAAACTCAACGATTTCAAAATTCTCCATTGAGTTATAATCCTGACCAGGTACACGAATTGCAGCAATAGTTAAAGCTTTGTCTAATATATCTGCATACTTGCTTCTAAATAGAGGATTAGCTATCGCTTCATTTAATCTTTGAACAGCAGAAAATAAGTTAACAGGCTTTCCGAACTCATCAAACTGTCCAATAGGTTTACCATTGTACTGTAAATTTAATAACGGATAGAAACCTTTTGAGAAAGAAACAATGGTTTCTGCTTTAGTTACTTTTCCATCAACTAAGTCGTAGTATTTTAATGTTCTTCCTGGACGAATTAAAGATACTGGATACTGAACACGCTGTGCTCCTGGAACTTTCTGTTTAATGATAGCGTTCTTTAAAGAAGCAATCATTGTGCTTTCCATAATAGTTCTATCTACAAAAGCATCTAATGTATGTTTTAGTTGTCCGTTCTCTTTTAATTGAATTAAATCTTTAGTAGCCTCAGCTATATTCTTTTTAGATAATTCAGAAACAATAAAGTTTACTAACTTCTCTTGGTCTTCAATTTTAGATAAGAATTTAACTTTGTCAAAGTCAACTAAGTTTTCAATAGCTGTGCGGTACTCTTGGTATAACTCTTCACTCTCTGCAGGACTGTCTTTAAATAATAGTTTTCTAAACTGAGTACTAAAGATAGTCATGAATGTTTCTTTGTTCTCAATTAAAACTTGTTCTTTTAAGTACTGAGTATCAATTTTACCTACAGAGTTTGGAACATAGTTTGAGTTGACTGAGCCGTCGCTATTAAATAAAGAGATTGGGTCTACAGTTTCGGCAATCTTAGTACCAGAACTAAATACTGCATAATCCGCAGATGATGCATGTAATTTTTGTAAGATAGAACCTAAAATAGGATCTCCTACAACTTCTGAAGGTAAGATAGGCTTAACAGAGTATTTATGGAATACAGGAATAGTTTTGTCTCCTACTAAGTTATGACCTGCGTACTGAAGTTTTTTAATAGTAAACGTGTAGTAAGGGCCTTCATTAAGTGCATTTTCTAATTCAGCCTGTACGTTTTCTCCACGTTGAGACTGTAGGTATAAAGCGTAAATACGATTTTGTCTATCAATCTCTTTCTTCATAGCTAAAGTAAGTCCAGTAGACATAGCATAGAAGTTTGCGTAGAAGTCTAATGTAGAAAATGCAGCAGCATCTTGTTTCTTTGCATCGGTATTATTTACATAATAACTAGCTAAGGTTACAGATTCTCCTGTAGCAGGGTCTACTACTTTAGTTTGATACGCTGGACTGTTTTTAGCTGTTTGAGAATCAACACTCGTATCTTTTAGAACCAAGTAAGAGATTTTAGTTACATCGGTATTTAAATCAGGATTTACTTCTACCTTATTCTCGCCTAGTGCATTGTTATGCTCTAGGAAAGCTTTACGCTGGCTAAAGCCTGACTTATTTATTTCTTGAATATTTTGTTCGTCTAATAAAGCATAGCTACCGTAAGCGTTCCAAGCAGACAAACGCTTTTCAATATCTTTAGCATTTTTATAATAGTAAGGATGACCGAAGAATAACTTATGCTGCTCTATTCTAGAGAACATAGAAAATATATGGTAGCGAATTAAATCCCCATCTGATACAGTAGCAGTGTTTGAATCAAAAGCATTGTTTAAAATACCTTTACTAACATCGACACTCTTAGCTATATAGTTTGTGTACTGTTGTTTAACGCTGGCTAATAAATCAGGATTTATCTGCCCTAAAGCAGTAGATAAACCACTAGGAGCCACATTTGCAAAGTAATTATACAATTCAATACGGGTAGCTTCATCAAAGATATCTTCAAAGTAAGTTAGTCTAGGTTTAGTATTTTCTTTATCTAAGAAAGGACTTACTTTAAAGAAAGGATTGCGAGAGTCGGCATACTTTTTAGCAACCTGTATTTCTGAATAAACATTAGGTAGAAGTATTGAATAAGTAACAGAGTCTGGAATAACTACTTTTCCTGGAGTATTAAAAGCATCATTATCGAAACCTAATTCTTTTAATAAGCTAGTAGGCATTACCAAAGATCTCGTGGTAGATTTACCCGATAAACGGTTTAATTCTTCTACGCCACGTTTAATAAAGCCCTGTATCTCACTGAAGTGTTTAAGGGACTCGGTAGAGTCTACAGTTTTAGTTGCATTGTCTTCTGTTTTAATTCCAAGTAAACTAGCAATCTCAGCAGTACGAGGTGTACCATCAGTTTCTACATTACGCTCACCAGTTACGACATTAAATAAATAATTTAAAAGTAAAGAGTAGTTACCGCCCCCATTAAAACTAGAATTTAACTGCGGATATGCTGCCAATAAAGATGGTAAAGTAGGATACTTTTGGTAGTCGTTCATTGCAGCTACTATACGAGTCATATACGTATGAGGAGTAACTGACCACACTTTTTTATTAAGTGCGTTGAATTGCATATCATTTGCGTATTCAACATTCACTTTAATTTCAGCATCAACTAATTTGTAAAGAGAACGTACTTCAGAGTTAACATTCTTGCCTTCAGAATCTTTATGAGTACCTCTTAAAACTTCCAAAGGTTTGTAGATAAGACCAGTTTCTGTAGACTGTGCAAAGCTTTGAATCTTATTGTAGATTAACTTAACATCAGACTGTAAGTCTTTCGCGCTTCTAGTTAAGATTGTTTGCTTAGCCAACTCAGTAAAGTTAAAACCAAGTGGCTCTAGAAGATTTAATAGTTGAAGCTTGTACTCATTAAGTGTTTCTTCTGTGACAGAAACTCCTGCAGGAATAGCAGGAATTGCGTAGTCTGCAAAGTATTTGTCTGTATTTAAGTAATAACTTCCTGTTTTTGGGTCTACTAGCTTATATAAACCTGGGGATGAAGTAAATACATTATCCCACATTTTAGAAAGGTTTAATACATCAGAAGTTTTTGCTTTATAAATTTGGAAGTCTACAAATGAATCTCCGTTTTCATTTTCTACTACTCGAATTTCTTTAATGAATCCATCTACATAAGGCATAGCAAATGTATTGTAGAATAGATTTTTAAAGTTTAAAGTAGATTGCTTTACATTAGCTTCTTTAGGGTTAGGCAAGTAAGCTAACAATGCGCGGAACTGAGGTTGTTCTTTAGATAATTGAGTTAAACGATTATAAAGTTCCTCGTAAGAGTTTGAACCAGATAAAGTTCTTTGTAAACTATTCCAGTTTAAATCAAAACTGCCTACAGTATTTACTCCAAAGACATTATCCTTAACAGGTCTGCGATTCTTGTAAAGAGGTAAACTCTTAATAGCAGAAATAATTAAAGGATGCGCTGTAGTCTTCTGAGACATTTCCTCAATAGAAGTTTCTAAACGAGCAAACTCTCTAAGCGGACCAGTTTCCTGTTCGTCCTCTACTACTTCTTCTATAGCTATTTTTCTTATTTTATCACTAAACAAAGGAGAGTTAGCTTTAAAGAAAGTAAATAGAGTATTAGAGTTGGTATATAAAAGAGATGTGTAGTTAAACTTACGAGTTGCAGCTGCAGTAGGATTTTCTTCTACTTTAGCAGCATACCGTGTGCGAGCTTCTCCTATCAGTCTGTGCATCTCTTGTAACACTGCTTTAGTTAATTGAGGATTCTCAACAACGTTTACAAAACTTGCTCCGTAAGGCTGACCTAGTTTAGCGGCAACATCAACAAACAAAGAATCCATTTGGGTTAGAATCTGCTGACTCTCACGGAAACTAAATACTTTGTCTGTATTGTCTGGGTGTTTTACTACAAGCTTAGCACTGTATAAAGTTTTAAAGTAACCTGCATCCTCATTACGAGTGTAGGAACTAATGTTACCTTTGTATAACTGAGAGAAGTATTTGTCTACAGTTAGTTTATCAGTAAAGAAACCTGTTAAGAAATCCCAAATTTTCTGGAAGATATTCTTAGTGCTTTCGTACTTAGCAATCTCGCTTGGCATTTCAGTACCATTGCTTAAAGCAAATTGACGGAAAGACTCGGCTAGCTTCTCTTCTAATTCTACTAAAGGAAGTTCTCCATAAATCTTTCTTGCTTCTGCGTATAAAGCTTCACGCTGTGCAGGGGTTAAATACATTTGAGAAAACTCGTGCCAAGCTTCGTGGTATGCTTCTGCGTAGTTAGCATCTGCAAACAAAGTTATAGCTGCTTTAGACCAAGTAGCATAAGCTAGAGGATGGCGTAAGGTTTTATCAAAAATAAACTTAGTATTCTTAAAGATAGGGTGACTATTTACCCACTCTTCTGCTGCTTTATTTTGAGCCTCAGTAATATCATTCTCTAACTCTAAAGACCTAAAGAAATCGTCTTCAAAAGGATTTGGAATGTTTGCTGGTGGTGGCTGGTCCCAAGGATCTCTAAAGTCAAAGGTATCACTAGAAAATTCATCTTGTGCAAACTCTTTTGATGCTGCACGTTCTTCCTTAGCAATAATTCCTCTTATGCCGTCATACTTTGGATTTTTCTTAGGATTAAATCTTCCATAGACTGTATCTATGTTGCGAGAATTTATTGTACCAATACCTCCAGGATAAGTAGTCATAAAGTCTACTAACTCCGAAGGACTTACTTCACGACCAATTCGATCTTCAATAAGTTGAGCAATTTGGTCTAAACCTAATATACTAGTTGCAGGGGTACTTCTTTTGGGGAAATACGTCTTCTTAATTTTATCTCCGTAAACTCCGTCTAAACTATTTTTATCACCAAAGCGAATGAAAGATTGTTTGCTGGTTATAAATGCACCACCAAATAAACTATCGATAGCTGCCTGTAAGTCATTTAAGAAAGACCCTGTACGGAATGCTTCTAAATCAACTTGGTATTCTTGATACATTTCAGCCTGGGCTCTTTGTATAGCCTCTCTGCGCTCATTAGCATCTTGTATTCTTCTGGAAGGGAGTTGTGCAGCCTCTTCAGCTTCTTCGGGAGTTAGTTGAGGTTGATCTACAAATAAGTCTAGTTGTTTTTCTAATTGCTCTAGTTGCTCTTCAGGAATTTCAACAGTTTCTGCTTCAATAATAGCTGTGCTTGGAATATCAGAAACTAAAGGAACTTCAGGTAATACATCTTCAAATCCTTTCTCTGCATTTGAGATAGTGCTTTCTATTGTAAGTTCTGGACTTAAAGCAAAACGAGAATTACCACGCATTATTACTTGTGCACCAAACTCAGGACTAAGAACTAATGCTTCGTAGTTAGGGAAACTCTTTAATCTTATTCCATTTTGTTCATAAAGCAATGTAGAAGGTTGATTTGTAGTAAGCGATTGCTTACTTACCATATAGCGTAAGTTAGCAAAAGCCCCACGAATTAGCCCAAGCTGAACTTCTTCGCTACCAGTAATAGCTTGATACTTACCGTTCTTATTTTTCTTTTTAAATACTAATTTGTTGTTCTGCGTAGAACCTAAAATTAATCCTTGAGTGTCTGCATTAAAGTAGAAAAGATTTTCTAAATAAGATTTAAATGCTTCTGCACTCTCGTAGATTTCAGAAGGTAGTCCTGTAGGAAGAATACCATTATTAAATGCGTCTACTAGTTTAATTAAAAAATCAGGACTTGCTTGTGGGAGTTTTACAGGTTGGTACTGATAAGGGTCGCCAGCAATCTCCACATAGGTATAACCTGGATTTAAAATAAACTTACCAAATGGAGTAGCGTATTCTTCGGCTGTAGTTTCAAAGTGAACATACACCTTAGCTTTTTTCAAGTCTGATACAGCTACTTGCTTAGAGGAAGCTAATCCAATAATGTCTGCTGTAACAAATCCGTTCTCTCCTAAAGACTCTACAGTGTTTCTAAGCTGAAGTTCTGCTTGATTAACGTTTAGATGTTTTTTAGTCTTTAAAGCCGCAAGAACTGGAATATCATCAATAGATCCCTCTAAACCATTTTCTCTAAAGTAGACAGGGTTTAAATTACTATCTACAATTAAACTCATAATCCCAGAACCAATCTCTTTAGGATTTGATACTAGATATTTAATAAAGTCATTATTATGTAGAGGAATACCTTTTACTTGTAAAGCAGAACGCAATAATCTTTCTTCTTCACTAGTAAGTTTTCTATTTAACTGCTGTAAGTTTTCTAATAACTCGATAGAGTCTGGAAGTAACTTACGATAAATATTCATGGTACTTGCCATGTATGCTTTATACGCAGGTTTAGCCTCACGGCTTTCTGCATATACAGCCAGAACTCTTTGGATAAAAGAAACATTAGGATCGTCAAGTAACGACTTATTATCTTGGGAGATACTAGTCATACTTAAAGTCAAACTAAATGGACCTTCTACTAATTCAAGACTAAGTAACTGTTGACCTACTTCCTGATTAGTTTGATCTGGAACAACTACAGGTTCTTCATTAATTACTAACTCAGGCTGCATTGTTGGAGCAACTTCAGTAGGAGTTACCTCAGCTTCAGGCGTAGGATTTAATAATGTTGATATATGTTTACCTAATTGACTAACAAAAGTGTTTGATGGGCCATTAGGTAATCCTAAAATCAAAGAAGTATCAAGGGAACCTTGCTCTGCTTTATTTATAAAGTCGGTAATCTTTGCTTCATTACCAGGGAAAGCAGCAACAAGAATACTATAAATATTAGTTAAGTCTGATTCATCTTTAATATCAGCTAGTAATCTAGAACGAAACTCACTGACAATTTGACTGCGTTCTTCTGGATCTAAGTTAGTATTACTTAAAGTATTATTTAATTCATTTACTAAAGCTGAGTATTGTTGATACAAATCAGCATTTACAGGATGTAAATCTACGTCTACGTCTTGTAAATTAATTTCCTCACCTAATGGTGACGCAGGATCTACTTCTACTGGTTGTCCTGCTTGTGCAGCGGCTAGTGCTTCAGCTTCTCTTGCGGCTTGTTCTTCTTGTTGTCTTTTAGCTTCTGCCTCGGCTTGTGCAGCTTGGAAAGCAGAACCTTGAAACGAACTGTTAACAGGCTGACTTTTTGCAGCTTCAGTAGCTAACGTATTTGCATTTTGAATTGCAACTAAGTCGTAGGTGCCGTCTTCGTCCTTTGCAAAGTAATAATCGTTATTTCTAATCTGTGCTACTCTAGTGCTAAGAGTATCCTTACCGTTTTTAGCAATTCTTTGTTTATTCTTCTGTAACTCAATTGCTAAATTAAAAATCTGAGTTTTAGACAAGTTAGGATGTAGTGCTGCATTAACTTCCCCAGATTCAATTTCTTCTGGAGTTAATTGAGCCATAGCCATTCTTGTTTGTTGAATAGACTTTAATTCTAAGTTTTGTAAGTTCTTACTAACCTCCTGTAAAAATACATCGGGGTTTGTATACACAGAACGCTCCAACATCAAAGCCTTAATTCTGTCTACAATAGGTTTTGTAGGCATAAAAGGAACACTAACTCCCTGAGCGCCTTCTGAAAGCATCTCAGGCATTGGTCCTTCTAGTGCAGATAAGTTAGCAAGTGGATATCCAAAAACTTCTGCAAAAGTCTGTAACTCTAAGTTGGTTAAAGACTCGGGACTGTTCTCTGCTTGATTAACAAAGTTAGCTACTCTGTCATTTAAGTTCGCCAGTACACTATTATAGAAGTCGTTATAGTTTTCTTTTAGGAAATCAAACTCTGGAGTTTGTTTTTTATTTAAGTTATTGATAACGGGATTTAAACCAGCAGCCATCTGTAGCATCTCTGCCATTGAGACTTCCCCTAATTTATCTTTACGCTGTTCAAATACTCTCTTTAAGTTTGCTTGTTTTTCCTGCTCCGTTAATGCTTTGTTTTGAGAAATTAATTGACGAGTGCTTAGTACTTCATTAGTAACCTGGGTAGTCATTGCTTCATACTCAGCTAATTGTTCAGGAGTAAAGTTTGAAGTATCTGTTCCTAATAAATCTTCTTGGTGAAGAAGGTTATTAAAGTAACTGTATTGTCTTTCTCTATCTACTGCTAATCCATAGATATCTCTAATATTACCCAAGTCATCAGTCATAGACTGAAACTTAGTAGCAAGCTGTTGGATTTTAGCGACTTGTTTAATTTCTTCCTCTCTAGTAATCTTACCAGCTTCTCTGTCCCTAGCTGCTAGTTGTTTATACAACTCAGGGTTATTTGCTACGTTCCAACGGGCTTGTTCTAAACGTTGTACGTAGGGCATGTACTGCCAACGTTCAACTTGCTTACCATTAGCATCTAGAACAGGATTACTAAATTGATCGAACTGTTTAACCTTAGTTGGAGTATTAACCTGGAAACCAGAAATAAACAAAGAAGGAATAAATCCTTCAACCAAAGTTTCTTTAAAACTATCCCAACTTAATTCGTTTTGTTTTTCGTATTCAAAGTTATTTGGTTGAGCCACATAGTTATCCACTAAATGGTTTCCTACTAAAGACGCAAGTTCTTCTATGGTTTCTTGAGTTGCCCCTGAGATAGTTTTACGAATAGCAGTAGGTGCAACTATCTTTAAAGCATCTAACTTACTTAGAGAACCTGGAGGAACTAAAGTAAGCAAACGATCTGCCATAAACGACATCTTTCCAATGCCAGGAACTTTAGAAAGACCTTTGCTAATGCCATCTAATGCAGGATCAATATATTTATCAAACATACCTATAGTCTTTCCTCCTTTAAAGAAAGAAGCGTCAGGTACTATTGTCTCTGTTAAACCCTCTACTACAGCTCTAGTAAGTGCTACGTTAAACGCATCATTATCATCCTTAAAGAAAGAACGTTCTTCTGCATAAAAACGCGGGAATGTCGTTGCGGTTACAGAACCAAAGGTAGAAATATAAGGCGCTAACTTTGGTAAAGTCTCTGCCATACCTACTGTCTTACCTATATTAGCATAAGACAACCCAGCTCCCCTAGCCATAGAACCAATACCTCGGGTAATAGCAACAGTAGCTGCTACGTCAAAGGCAATAGGAAGTGTGGCTTCAATAGGTGCTTGTAGGTTCCAGTTAGTTACTGTGTTTCCTTTGTCGTCTTTATATTCAAACTTAGCTTGATCAAAACTGATAGCATCTCCGTAGATATCACGGGTGATTTCATTTTGGTCAATCTTATTATTTTTATTTATATCTGCTCCTAAAAACAAAGTTGGAGGTGCAGCTAAATTAGCCCCAGATCTAATTCTATATCCAGTTTCATTGTCACCTATTAAATGAGTTAACCCTGCAACTTGGTTTAAAAAGTTTCTTTTTGTAGCCTGTGCTCCTCTAACAAAAATACCATTCTCTCCAAACCACTGTACTTCATCCCCTGCGGCAAAGTTTCTATTCTTTACCATTTCTAAAGATTGTCTATGCTTTTCTTTAGCATAAACTTCTGGGTAGAATTTCTTTAAGTATACGTCAGGATTTGATTCGTTTTTAAGTTTAGTATTAAGTTGACCTAAGTAATCAATTTCCTTGGTAAGATTAGCTTTAGTTAGAGCTAATTGATTCTTTTGATTCTGATCTACAGATTCTGTAATTTGTTTATCTAAATCATAAATCTGTTGTTGGTAGTTTTGGATTTTGTTTTGGACAGCATACTGCTTAGTAGCAGCATAAGTCATGTCAAACTGAGCATACAAGTCGTCGTCAGTTTTAACATAAGTATTTTTAAATACCTCTAAGTCTTCTGGGTTATATAAACGAGAACCGTAAACATTGGACTCTAAATCAGCAAGCTCATTTATTACGTCGCTGTTTCTTTTGTTAGGACTTTTGATAGCATAACTTAATCTTTGGTTGTCCTGATTAAACTTACCTAACTCTTGTACTCTAGTATTTAAATCTTTAGAGTTTAAATAGTCTTCTAAGTCTTGGTTAGCTAATTGAATTTTAGCTTTAGAGTTTGCTACGTCTACTATCTTTTTATATTCTTTACTAAGCTTGGCTTTCCCCGCATCATCTAGTAATGATATATTGTCATTAAAAGTAGTTCGTAAATCTTTTAACGCTTGGTCAATTTCTTTTGATGAGCCACTCTGAATAGCTGTTTTAAATGCAGCAGTAGCAGCAATTACTCCAGAATCAGTAGAGAAGTTTGCTAAGTCTTTTAGTTCTCTTCCAGTAAAAAACTCGCCTATACTTCTGTCAGGTACCATAAGTCCAACAATAGGACTAGGCTGGGCTTTTAATCCAGCATTAATAGACAGAATTGAATTAATACTATTAGAAAGTTCTTGGTCTTCTTTTCTTTGTTGAGCAAAATATCTTTCGTTACTTAAATCAAGTTCTCTGACAGTTTGGCCAAGTGACTGGACTTTTACAAGATCTGCAGCAATGCGTTCTGATTCAGTATTTAATTGCTCTCCTGGTTTTACCAAGGATTTATAGTATTCGGGAGATTTTGGCATAATTCAAAAATAGTTAAAAAGATAGGTTTACTCAATACCTAAAGAAGAAATATCAACTTCGGAACTAAATTTAGGTCCTTTATTTACTTTGTTTGTGTAGTCTACACTTTTGGTATTAATCATAATAGGATTACCATCTTTATCTTTTGCTATATTTCCTGCAGCATCTAGCATAGGTTTAGTAGTGTATCCTATACTAGAAGGTAAACCAACAGCATAACGATCAGTTAACCTATTTCTATTCATAAAGAAGTTTAAGTTATCTATGTTACCTAAAGAATAATCAAAAGAATTACTAAAACTAAATGGCTTACTTACTCCATTGTCTGATTTCTTTTCATTATCAATAAAACTAATCATTTGATCTATCTGAGTTAGAGCATTATTTATAGTGTTGTCGTAATCTTTTACACTAACTGCATCAGTAAATCCTAAAATTTGAGCAACTGCTGGTTTGTAGTTCCAATTTAATTTCTTTGGGCCTAAATAATTTTTAATTAAAGTTTTAAGTCCTGTAAGTTGTGCTACCCCACTTTGGTTTTTAATCTTCTCAACTTCTTCTACAAACTTAATAAGATTATTAGAAGCTACTGCATTTTGCGGATCTGCAAAATCTTTTCTAGCTTCTTGAGCTAATGCAACTAATTGGCTCATTTGATTTCCTTGTATGTTTTTAATAATCTTATTCATCTCAGGAACTACTATTTCATTCTTAGCAGTACCTAGATAGTTGATCTCTTGATTTATTTTAATCTTAGCACGCTCACGTTCCAGAGCAAGATTGTGCTGTAGATATACTCGGTTATTCTTTTGCTGCTCTTCCCAGTATTTATTTCCAATTAAGTCATCTGTTACTTTCTTAGCAGCATACATATTACCCATGTTAGAGATAAACTTATCTTGATAAATTTGAGAATACTCTTGTATATCAAATTCATCATAAGGTTTGTTTACGTTCTCATTAGCTTTTACTCTAACTTGCTCAAAGTATTGAAGACCTTGTTTTGCTTGTTCTAGCTGAGCTTTTGTAGTAGCACTAGGAGCTTTAGAATATGCATCTTCGTATGCAGCTACTAATTGAGCTTGTTGTTGGGCTTTTAAAGATGCGTCATCAGCAATAGTTTTATTGTATTCTACAAACCCTTGGTATGCGTTATCTTTACCTAAACGATTTAAGTTGTATTGAGAATCAATCTGAAGCTGACGCATAGCCTTTGGATCAGCCTGTAAGAAACTTCTAAAGCGTGAAGCTATATCAGCTTCGCTATAACCTTCTTCGGTTCTCTTTAATAGATACGCGGGACCATAACCAGTTCCTTGTCCAGGAGCACTTATAGAAGTTTGAGAAGGAGTAATCTTTTGACTCTTCATAAAGTCATTCCACTTCTCAGTCAAGTCATAATACTCTTCGTAAGTTTTACCGTAGGCTATTTTCTGACCTACTTTTCCAGAAGATAGATACTGTTGAGCATCATTCATAAAGAAGAAATCATTAGCAGCTGAGCGTTTCTTAGAATCCATTTTACTAAGTTCGCTTTGTCTGCGTCTAATTTCTTTTCCATTACTTATAGCAGTAAGAATGTTATCGTCACGCTCAACGTATTGACCCATGTTTAAAACAGCGTCTACATTTGCTTTATACGAAAAGTCAATTCCTGCATTAGAATTTACCTGCTTAACTAACTTAGTCATTGCAGTATCAAAGTACTCACGCTCTGCGTCAGTGACTATATTATTTCTAAGTGCACTATACTGATCTAAGGTAGTTCTAACTTGAGCTAGACCTTCATCATATAATTGTTGCTTTTTTTCTGCTAACTTAATAAACTCGTCAGCAGGTAAAGCGGAGATATAGTCAGGATACTTAAAACTACTACTAGAGTGTGAAATCATGGTTGGTAAAATTAATTATTCTTTTTTACTTTCTTATACAACTGTCCGCCTGTTTTTATATAACTACCTAACTTAGAAGACTTTTTAGTTTTAGGTGCTGCCGCCTCGGTTACGGGAGCAGTGGTAGTTAAATCCTGGGGGTTAAGGGTTGTATTAACTAAAGGAGTTCTTTGGTTGTAAATAGGATTAGCTACAGGAGTCCAAGTTCTTGTATTAGCGTCGTAAGAATACGAAGGCATAAAGTTTTTAGAGTACAGCTCTTTTAGTGCCTCGTCTTGTTCGTACTGGGCTCTGCTTTCTACTAGATTAGTCAGTGCGGCTTGTTTAGCCTCAGATTGTTTAGCTTTAGCTGTAGCGTATAACTGATTGTAAGTTCTATCAAACAATTCTGCATTAGCCATTTGGGTTTGCATATCTGCCTGGAAATTAGTTACATCTGCTTTCCAGCGGCCCTCAGCATCATAGTTTTGTTTTGTTTGGTATGCTTTATTCTTAGCATCTAGTGCCATAGCATAAGCCATATTAGGATCAGCACCAGCACGCAAAGCTGAAACTTGCATATTATCTACATCTTGTAATTGGCTTTGGATATTCAAAGTCTGAGGTCTGATATAAGGTGCCTCAATTTCAGGCACTGCATAAGGGAAAATTTCTTGAGACTGTGCAAGTGCATAGGCTCCAGGAACTGCCTGCATTAAATCATAAGGCTCTCTTTCGTAAGTACCAAACTTTGGTTTAACCATTGCAGGAACTTCCCCTGGAGTAGGCTGTGTAAATTCTTCAGCTACAATTTCTTGTTCGTCATATACACTAGGTACAGTAGACTTAGCGTATTGACCTGCAGTAGTGTTTGTGTACGCAGCATCAATAGGACTAATTTGACGATTACCTGCGATTACACCTGGCTCGTCAGTAACCCCACGTTGTCCAATATCAAAGTATTGGATTTTCTGAGATAATTCAGGGCTTAATTGATTGTTAGTCCTTGCATCAATTAAGTCACGATAACCTAAATAAGTAGCCTGTTGTAAAGCAGCAGTCTTTGGGTCTTCCGCTAGAGGAATACCTGCGGCTTTAAATTCAGCAGCTAGTCTTTTATTAGTTACTGAATTAGGATCATTAGGATCTCCTATTTGACTTAAATCTATATTACGAGCCTTAAGGGCCAAGTTACGTTTGTTTAATTCTAAGAAGTTTTTAACTATCTCCTCATCTTTCATATTATCTATGTCAGAAAGTTGACCATAAGCTTTTGAGGTCTTTCCTTTCTTACCTGTGTAGTAAGCTTGGTTTTTAGCAGCGGCTCTTGTTCTTTCTACTAGAGCTTTTCTTACTTCAGGATCCGATAATTGTTGTTCTAGATAAGCGTATTCATTTGCAGTAGCTTGGTCGCCTGCAAAAGTAGTTCCTAAGTCTGTGCCTTTATATTGAGGTAAAGCAGAACGTTGTCCAGTAACCTTAACTAAATTACCCTTATCGTTACGGTAGTATTCGCCTACCTTAGCTTCACCTTTAGGTTTAATTTTAGATTCAGGGACTACTAATTGTTTTCTACGTTTATTATCTCCTAAGTCTAAAATTTGGTAAGTGTTACCTTCAGAGTCGACTTCAGTTCCTAAAAGTTTATAACTCTGTCCACCTCCCTGCATGTTGGAAAGAATCTTAGCTTGTACATATCCAGGAAGTGCTTTAAATCCAGGATTGTTAGTGCCACCATCTTTCATCTGTGACATAGGCTCGCCAGTTGAGTTACCGTTTAATAGTTGCTGCTCTTGGAATAACTTATCCAAAACAGCTTCATTTTTAGCTTTCATGATAGCGGCCGTGTTTTTGTCTACCTGCTTTGCAAAAGGATTATCTAAAATTTCTTGGTACTTAGTACTGTCGTATTTCTTAGCAATCTGAGCAAAAGTCTTATTAGAGTCTTTTCCTTTTGTGCCACCCGACATAAAGGTATTAAAATCAAAACCAGTTAATTCTCCACCACTTTGCATAAATGCACCAAGCTTCATCATTTTTTCTTCTGGACTAAGTTTCTGCAAGTCACCTGGTTTTAAGTGATCAGAAAACACTCGAGTTCCTTCAGGGAGATTTGTATTTGTTCCTCCCATAGATACACCGTTAACTTGATACTTGTCACTGTGACTGGGACCAGAAGCTATCTCACTAGTTCCATCAGGAAGTAGTAAGTATTCGTTATTTTCTATTTCAACATTATTAACTCCGTACTGGGGAGTATTAGGACGAGTTGAAATTCTTGCGCCTTTTTCTGCCATAATAATTGGTTGATATTCTGTTCCACCTGATGTAGTACGACCATACATATAGTTGTAATCATATACAGGCTTAGATTGTCTTTGTTGTATGGAACGATTAAATTCTGTTTGACGACGTAAATCATCTTTATAGTTTAACCCAGCAGAAATGCCAGTTAATCCTAATGTAGCCCAGCTACTCCAATCAAGGGGGTTTTTAGATTTGGTGTCTTTTGTATCTTCTGTATCTTCTTCATCTCCTCCACCTAATGATTCTTCTGCAGCTATGCTAATGCCTTGAGCTTGTTTTACACTAGCTGGAGTAGATGTTTCGTACTCAGTAATATTTAAAACATCGTCTTGAGGCAAACCTTCTAGTTTTGGTAGTGGTTGATTTTTATTAGGTACCTGATTAGGAGTAAAAAAATCTTCACCTGTAAAAGGAAAAGACTCTTTCATTTTTTTGATTTCCTTGTCTGTATATTTTTTAGGCAGACTTAATGGATTGTTTTGGAAGTACGCTTGTTGTTTAGCAAATTCTTCCTCAAATTGTTTTTGAAAATCAACGGCCTCTAAACCTTTACCTTCTAAATTGTTGGTATTAACACCTGCATTTTGCATGTATTTTTTACCAAACTTTTTATATAAGGAGTGCCTTAACATTAGATTAATTTTTTATGTTATAACTTTAATAATGAAAGTTAATAATTACACTAATTACAAATATAATTTATTAACTAAAAAAAGCAAGGGATTATTTCCCTTGCCCTCTATATGCTTTTTGATAGTTCTTACTCTGCTTTAACTTAGAAGATTTAGTCTTAGCGTGAATGCCTGGTCTGCTTACTTTGGGTTTGTCTTTAAATGCAGACGAAACACTAGTGGATTTTGCTTTAGTTGCCATAGTATTAATTTTAAAAGTTAATTTACCATTTTACTTTGTTAGCGACACTTATACACAAAGAAACAAATTCTTCTTGTGTGTATTGTTGTTTGCACATATTTACCATCTTATGTACCCATTGAAGATTTCCTTCAATATATCCTTTAGATGAGTCTATTCTATCTAATGATGCTGTGTTTTTATTTACTTGCATTGCGTCAATATCCCAGCCTGTTAATGCACATTTATAATCTTGTTCGATAAGCAAGTCAGCTAAATACTCTGCCGTTACTTGCCAAGTTATATTTCTAAGAGCTGCTTGTATCCTATACTTATCACAAAAAGAATATCTTAAAACTCCTTTAACCCATCCTTTATGTTGGTTATTTTCAGGTCGAGAGTTGCTACAAGCTTTACATTCTTTACCTGCATTGTAAGAATTAATAGCATAGTTTCTACGTAAGTAAGATTGTAATTCTCCGCAATTAGGGCATTTTTTGTACCAACGTTTATCTGTCCCTAAATAAACTTCGTTAGGTAAATCTAGAGCGTCTGACATAACATTAAAGGTATAAATAAAATCCACTTAATTTTGTTGGCCCAGTACGCTGCAGAAGATTTTCCTTTTGCAATATTCTTTGCGTGACGTGCCTTAAATGCCTTGTTACGTGCAGATCCATCAGGAGATCCTGACACACCTTTCTGACCAAAACGAATTAATTTATAGTTACCATTAACTTTTGTTACAACTGCGTGACTCTTGTTACCACTAGTAGTTCTCTTTGGTTTATCTACTCCAGAAAATCCCATCTTCTTATATCTATCGGGGAAGCCTCCGACTTTACCACCACTAGCCATATAACTTTGATATAAGCTGCCTCCCTTTTTGAATTTATATCCGTACTTAGAAGCATCTTGTCTGGCCTCTTGTATGTTGCCATTATTAGCTGCAACAAATCTAGCCTTAGCCACAGGAGTAGGCATCTTACCTCCGCTCTCCATCTGCATACCATACTTAGCTTTTCTCCAAGTACCGCCTTTAGACTTATAATATTTAGCAGCCCAGCCATTAGCATAAGCTGAAGGATACACATCAAACTTTTGTCTAGCAAGAGATTTTGCTCTAGACCACAAACTAGGATTATTAGGTTTATTTGCCATTGTTATTTTCTTTTATGATTGTAAGGTATTCTTTGTGAAGATGTTTTAGTTGCTTTAAATCTTGCTTTTTCTTGACTAGACATCTCAGAACTAGTCTTAGGGGTTTTACTGCTTATTCTGCGAGAAGGACGACAAGCAGGATACGCTCTATTTTCACCCTCTTGACGACCACATGGTTTACCTGATTTTACGTCTACCCACTTTTCAGCAAACCATCTATCAAGTCCTCCATGATTTCCGCCTGATTTATATTTTTTATAAAGCGACGGAGTAGATGCTATTACAGTACCATTAACTCCTGGAATAGACATGCCTCCCATTTGCATTACTCGGGAAGCTTCTAAAAAATTATCGAGATTGTAGTCTACATCTTCTTCTTCAAAGTCTTCAACCATCTTTTTTGCAATCTGCTTTCTATTATCCTTATCCTTAACTTGTCTTAAAATACCAGCAATACCTTCTACCATTTCTCTATCGTCATCGTCTTCTTCCTCTTCCTCTATTTTGCCTCCTACTTTCATATTAGGAACATAATCAGACATCTTAAATCTGATTGGGTCTGCTAACATGTTGTACTTAGCAGTACGTAAAGCAGAAGCATTTTCTGCATCTTGGACTGTATTGTACTTACCCATGTGCAGTCCAGTCTTATAGTAGTTAGCAACAGCTTCGTCTTCTGTAAGCTGTCTGCCTTGTACTACTGTAGGAATAAGAACTTCTTTACTATTATCGTTAATTCCGATTTTATACTCAGAACGCATACCACCAAACTCATCTTTATATGATGGTCTATTTATATCTGGTAAAAGATAGTTACCTTCTTTAGGAGCCTTCATTTGGTCGTAGGGACCTACAGCAAACTTGCCGCCACCTTGCATAATTGGTCTAGGTCTAGGTGCAACATAAGTAGACTCACGTTGCGGAGTTCTTTGAGTGTTTAAATAAGTACTAGTGTTATAAATTGTTCTTGTTTTGTCGACAGGTTTTGTAAAACTATTTATTACATTAGACCCTCGATTTAAACTTCGCGAAGTAGCTGCTAGTCCTCTAGCAGTATTTCGTGCGCCTGCATTTGCTGCATATCTAGCTAAAGACATTGCTCCCTTAGCGGCTCCGCCTGTTAAAATATTTGCGGTATTTAATCCTACTCCCCACAAATCTCCTTGAACTGCGTCATTTACTAATCCTACTCCAGAAGCGTATATACCAGTAGGACCTGGAATATAAGATGCAAGATCTAATAACATTTCCCCACCACTCTGCATGCGTTTTTCAAACACCTGCTTATCATTTGGAAAATGGTATTCTTTACCTGGCTGCATTACTTTAACTTCACCAGACTGCACTCCTTGTCCTATAATCGGTTCTTTAAAATAATCTTCAGAACCATCAGGACCTTTCATAGTAATGCGATTTGATGGAACAATTACGTCTTTATCTTGAAACCACATCCCTGTTTGACTGACAGGGACGGGCTTCAAGTTTTGCTTTAGTTGTAGTAAGTAAGAAGCTAAGCGTTTAGACATGCGGATTATCTAATTTTGATTGGAGAAATAGGTTTACTGCTATTTCTAATATAGGAAGATAAAGTGGCTTTCTTTACAGGAGTAGTTTTTTTCGCAGAAGTTGTGGGAGCCGCAGGTTGATTTCCTGACACAGGCATACGACGAAGATCTCCTACTGCTTTATCAAAACCTTTATTGTTTTGAGGTACTGCATTTAAATAAGTAGAAAGAGAAGGACGACTAGTAGTGGGCATCATATTTATGGGAACACTAAACTTAGGCTCAGGAGTTTTCATCCAAGAAGCAGTGTTTGCTTTTGAAGGGGCTGTAGAACTTGTTTTAGCGTTCTTGACATACATCTCGTAGGCCTTTTGTGTTTTAGGGCCCCAAGATCCATCTTCCGCTAAACCAGCTCCATACTTTTCGTTAAGCATCTTTTGATATGCTTTTACTCTTTCTTTTTCTTGTTGTTTGCCTAGTTCTTTTTCAGCAGAAGCAAGCACTTGACGAGCTTGAGTCATATTAGGATCTAATAGTTCTACAGCATTGTCTAATGGACTAATGTCCATCATAGCAGAACTCTGCACCATTTCATCAGGCTCACTCATCATGCGATCTGGTCCCATTGGGTCTTTAAACTCCATACCACCTTGGCCCTTACGCATACGAGAAAGTGTCTTAGCTAAGTTAGCCCTCTTAACAGTAGTAGAAGAATAGTCTTCTTTATTAGCAAGTACTTTGTCTCTAAATGCAGGAACAGACATTCCAGCAGATTGTGCTTGTTTTGTAAATGAACCTGGATTTTTAATAGCAGACTGTATCCATTTACCGCCAGACTTCATTTTCATTTTACCTCCACATTCCATGCAGGTAGAATAAGATTTTTGTAAGCGTCCCATTTATGTTAAGGTTAAAAGGTAATTTGTCTTTGCAATTAAAGCTAAAATCTCGTCTACAATATTTTGCAGATGAGTATTTTCTGAACCAAATACACTACGATGCTTTTTAATGTATTCCATTAATTGCGGCAAGTGTTGAGTTGGGTTCATGTACTCAGACGCAGGAATCTTAAAGTTAAGTCTTTTGCCTACAGTGCCAAAGTAAGCTTCTAAAAGACTATCTGTTAAATCCAAGATGCCGTCATAGTACTCATTTAAAGCTTTATGTTCAGCGTAGTTTAAAGTCTGGAGATGTGCAATGTGCATCATGTCTCTAGATTGAAACAACTGTCCGATAACTAGTTCAGGTTTAACAGTTGTAAAAATTTCTTTTTCTTTCATGGTATGGTTATAAAGAGGTAGTGTTTAATTGGTTAATCTGCAAGTTGTTTACAAACTTATAGCGATTATACTTATCCTGTATTAATCTAACTTTTGTAAAGTCTGCTTTGATTTTGTTTTTCTGGAAAGCTACTCCTACGTTACGCACCGCTTTAACGTTAGGCATCTTATCAATAAAATAATCTGCTTGTAAATCTTCCCACTTAGTAGTCCACAAAGGCTGACCATTCGCTTGTGCGGCTAAGTTCCAAAAACCATTAAAGGTATATTTATTCTCTCTGCGAGAGATAATAGTATCTATTCCTTGTGGTGTAACTTTTGGATACATTAGTTTTTGTCTTGTGTTACCAAAGATTTCAGGAATCAAATTAATAATTCCAGAAGACTGTTCACGGTTATAAACAATTGCTTTGGTAAAGTTAGCTACATTTTTATTATTTGTAGTTCCTAGCGAATAATATTCGTATTTAGAATAGTACTCCTGAATGTCTTGAACTAAGCTAACTGAGTTTAAAATAGAGTTAGCAGGGAGACTATTCACTAAGTACTCAATAATGTAAGGATATAATTTACCGTAATAGGTTTGATAAATATATGGACTTAAATTATGATTCCATAAAGACGATCCTAGTGGTGTAGTTATGATAGTCTGGAAATGCCCTAACTGAGGAATAAAGAAATTAGGTAAGAAAGAATAGAAAGAAATAAAGTTTTTCAACTTAGGACTATATGCTACAGTCCATGACTTGTTCTCAAAGTATTCTTTCTGACTAAAGTCAATACGTGTGCGTACTCCATTGGTATTAAGAACGTAGTAGCGATAGTCAGGGTCTAGTCTATCGGTTATGTATTCTACTTTAGTCGTGCCTGTTCTATATTGAAGTCTTACTCTGTAGTCTAACTTAGTTATAAAGATACGCTCAAAACGTTCGTCCCAACCCATAACAATTCCAATACCTAATGAAGGAACATCTACGTCTGCTTCAGGGAAATCTTTTAGGATTTGGAATGGTAGGTTTTCTTTAAACCAGTTATAGTTTAACTCGGACTTAATCTCGTTAAATCCTTGACCAGTGATTTGATAAATATGACCACGCTTAGCATCTACCCAGAATGTGCCATATTCAGTTCTTACATAAGCTTTGTGCTGAGATCCGATATATCCTAAATCAGTAGTAGAAAGATCCACAGGCTTCTGCTTGAACATATCTGCGTTGCCTATCTCTAACTGATAAGGAGAAGTAGAGCTTAATACAATACGTGCATTATATACTTTTGTGGTGTTTTCAAATCGAGCATATACTCTTTCGCTTTCTCCCGCATTTAAGTCGATTAAGCGACCACCTTGTTTAGGGAAGTCATAGAAGTTTCCTGGGCGGAAAGACAACCACTTATCTGAGGTAAGATTAGAGTCACTAGCCTGATCTGAATAGATTACTCTGTTCTGGTGATTAATAATACACTCTAAGTTAGGATACTTTAATCGGTAAGGCTGGTTAGGCGACATATTCTGTATAGAGTAAGTCGCATTGTAGTGATAGTAGTTATCAAACTTAATTGGCACAGTAGCTTCTTGTAACCACTCATCAGGTACTCCTCCCCCTACGTTAGGATAGAAGTTCTCTTTATCTAAATCACGTCCGTGGCGGAAGTGTAGGTTTACATCAGACTCTACAAAGAAAATTGGAATACCATAAGACGCTGTATAGAAAATACCATCCTTATGGTATCTAGTGTTTTCTGCTTTGTCTAAAGATGTTTTCTTAACAAATTTGCTCCAAATAGCATTAACTCCTAAAGTAATAAAAGGAGCTGCACCATTCATAAAAACGTAGTTAGTAACAATTTGACTTACATAATTCCAAACTCCTGTTAAACCTCCTGAAGAATTAATTGCATAAGTAGCTGCTACAGCAGCAGCAATGCCAGTAATAAACGCAGCAATATCTCCAGAATTTAAGCTGTCCATGTTTGAGCTGGTCCCAATAAAGAACTTTGGATATCCCAAGTTAGGAAATAACCAGTAGTCAAATGGCATTTCATCGGCTTTGGCTGGAAGATTAACTAAGTTTCTTGTAAAGAAAGAATGCTTACGCTTAATAGCAAAAGGTGTAATATAAGTATCTCCTCCAAAAGCAGGATAATACTTATAAGATAAACTTACAGAACCTCCACTATGTCTTATAAGATCTTGACGATAACCTGTACTTACATAACGTAAATTCTCAAGCGGACCATACTGATTAGGGAATTGACGTTTTACTGATGAGTAATAAGCTCTAGTCAATCTATCTTCAGTTAAATCTTGCGGATTACTAGAAGCATGATTTGAAGCTAGGTAACGACTATTGTCTATAATCTGAGTAGAATGTAAGGGAAGGTAGTCTCTTAGTTTAAGATAAACTGAGGTTTCTCTAAGTCTGTTGTGCAAAGGAGCGTCGTCAAATACTTGTACAATTCTGTCGTTTGCGTAGTAACCTAAGTCAATAAATCTACGTGACTTTCCTCTATGTATAGAAGGAAGATTAAGCGGGTCTATTGCAACGTACTGGTTATAAGTAGCAATTGAGTTATACTGATAAGCAAAGTTTACAAATGGAATAAGTTTCTCAGCTATATCTAAGAACAATTGTTCATTCGTAAACAGTTTATCTATTCTAGCAGTAAATGCACTTCGGTTTCTACCTCCTACGGTAACAGAAATGTCGGCTTCAGTCTCTGACTTTTGTTCAAAAGAAATAAGAGAAGCTAAAGTACCTGCGTCGATAAATGCTTGTTTCTTCAAGAATCTGTAACGAGGATGCTCAGCCACTGGCATAAAGTGACCTAGTACTTTACCAAACTCAATGGTCTCTAATTTAAGCTCTGTTCCAATTTTAGGATATTGAAAAGATGTATCGGGAGAATAGAAAGTGTATCTGTTGTTCCCGATAATAGGAACATTGGCAAATCCACCTACACCACCCACGCCAGTAGAACCATCTTCCTCCAGTACCTTTTCACTTTCCTGATACCATCTTGAGTCATTCATCAAGTAAGGATCCGCAAATAAGTCGTTGTATGGGTAGTTAGGATAGTAGTACTTCTTAATAGGACCGTCCCCAGAATTATCTTCAAATACACCTACGTCATATAAAAGACCTTTTGCTATAACAGACTTGTTACCTACGCGAGTTGCGTGAACTAGTTCGTATCCGCAAATAACATCTTTAATTGGAACGTTAGTCTTTTTAATAGGGTCGTAAACAGTGTATGCATAAGTTCCGTCTGCTTTCTTTTGATTTAACAAAGAAGTCAAAGCAGCTTCATCTATACGTACTCCAATAGGATAGATGGTCGAGTTGTAGTCGTTGGTTACGGTGTGATCTATCTCTCCGTCATGTGCCATCTGCTTGTCGTGTATATGGACTTTAGCAGAGTCAGGAAACTTATGATGTCTTATAGGTTTACCTGCTAAGGCATTTGGGTCGTAATAAGGTGCGTTAGGATCGGTAGACTGTCCCCATATCTCATCGTAGCATGGATATACTTCGGTAGACTCCCAGTAAGCAAATTGACCTTGCTTATGATTCTTAATAGCACAGTTATATTGTTTTTCAATTTCATCAGAAAGATCTTCATCTTTAGATATAGGTACGCCAGCACTTGCAGTGTTGTATACTTGCCAACGAGGAAGTTCGCTTGGGAATATACAATCAGACTCTCCAACAAAAACATCTGGATTACTTGCAGCTTGTTCTAGTATTAAATCATTTGAAGTAGCCTTTCTTCCTGGAATATGGAATACGTCTGTGTACTTACCGTTCTTTAGTCTGAACTTAATACCAAAAGCGTAAACCTCATCACGCTGATAAGTGCGGAAGAAGTATGCAACTTCAGGAGAAGAGTAATCAAATTGCCCGTCAGCAGGCATCTGTACGGTTTCCCACAAAAGGTTAATCTTAGAAGCAAACGGCTGGAAGTTATATTTAGGAGCCTCCTCTAAGTCAGCTAACATTAGAATGTCGTTTTGCTTTTCAATAATGTTTGCTGTTTCGTAATGAGGGCCTCTTATAATAGGAACAATTGAAGAGAAACTAGATTTATAGTCTCCTGTATAAATAACTTGATCTGTATCTGAATACTGGTTAACTCTGTAAGTTCCTACTAAATGATAAGTAGTGGTAGTGTTTATAGTTTCAGCTACTACTACGTTGAAGTATTCAAATATCTTAGTCTTATGAAAAACTTTTAAGTTAACTGATTTAGAAGTTACATACTCGGTCTGCTCTGTAATTGCTCTTTCGTAAATAGGAATTGGATTAGTAAGATCACAATACTCAGTAAGCTCAATTCCTTGTTCGTCTGCATAAGCAATAGCAAAAGAATAAACACCTGCCTTTAATTGTCCTCCGTCATTTACATCAGTTACATGTACTTCTGGAATACAAAAGTCAGCAAAGATTTTAGAGTCCTCACAAGATTCTTTAATACAGGTTCTTGCTTCACCACAAGCATCTCTACCATAAGGATATTCTACAGAAAAATATCTAGGAGGATTATTCCTAGAGATATAGTAAATTTTAGTCTCGCACTCATCTATGCGGTATTCTGCGTTTACAGGAAAAGCAATATCAAAGTTTAAACAACAGTTATCTTTAGAAAAAGTCTGCGTTTGTCCTGTTACAAGAACTTCTTGAATTACAACTAGTCTTGGGTGATTTAAATCTAAGGTACCTTTCTTTGCTTTGAATCTTTTGTTAGTAGCTAGGATAAAGTCTTCTACATAATTGCCTTCACAGTCAGTGTAACTAAATGTTTTTTGTACTGTACTGAGTGGATCTCCTACAACTATAACTTCGCCAGTAGTAGGATCTGTTACTGCAATACCTGAAGCCGTATAACCTACTACATATTCGTAGCAGTTGTCTTCACAAGAATCTAAGCAGTCATCTACAACGAGATCTTCGTATTTACAGCAAGTAGGTTCAGAAGTAATCTCAATTTGATTTTGAGTAATTATTCCCTTGCATCTTACAAGACAGTTTTCATCAGCAACTAGTGTATAACCTTCAGGACAAGCACTAGTTAACTCAGTAAACAAACCACCTAATCCTGGAGGATTAGCAGTAGTAGGACGTTTAGGTTGAGAACTAATAGGCTGACCATTACTTATAACTCTTTTACTCTGTAAAGTAGCTTTTGTTAAAGAAGGACTTGTAAGTTCGGCTAAGGTAATGTCGTATAACTCATACGCAAACATTCCAATACCTAAACTGTTTTTATACTCAAACTTAATTAAGTGACTGCCTGCAGTAAATTCAACTGGGAAGATATGGAAGGCTGACCACATAATAAATCCATTCTCTGCTGGGTTTATTGGATAAGTCGAGTAGAGTCTTTTTGCAGACTCACTTGGACTTGTTCCCGCCTGAATATCTAAAATAACAACACCATCTACAGTAATACGTAAAGATTCGTCAGCTGCAACTCCTAAAAAATATTTTTTAGTTTCAGGAATACATACTGTTTCTGTAAATCCAATAAAGTCATGCGCTACAGTATGACAGGTTCGACACGACCCACCTGAAGGATTTAAATCTGCTTGAACAGCAATGTCTTTTACATAAGTAGGAACGTTAAATACGCCCGAACCATTGGGCACCCAGAAAGACTGACTTAGGGAGGTATAAACGGACGAGTAACTGTTAGGAGTCAAAGTTGTCCAAGTATCACCATATACTCTGGGATAAAGACAACCGTGAGTAGAAACAACTCCACAAGGTCCACCGTCTATACAAGTTTCAATTACAGGAACACCTGGTAACTCTGTGTTCAATGCTCTATATGCAACTTGTTCACACTTCTTTGTAGTCGGATTATAAGTAAATCCATCTGGACACTCTAAAGAAACAGTTGGCTCAGGTAGGTCTTCAAATACAGTATTCTCTGTTATGATTGTTCCTTCTTTACAGCCACAGTCCTTTTCAGTTATCTCTATATCTAAGCAGGCGTTGTTAATTGCTGTAATCTGCCCTATGCGAGAACGTCCATCGGGGTGTGTAAGAAATAAAATAACCTTTGACTGCTCAACAATATTAGTAAATCCAACAACTTTAAATCCAGCTAACTCTCCTTCAGTAAAATTATAGCAAGAAGTATTACCTGGCTCGTTGGTGTACGTGATAGAATCTCCGTCCATACCTTGTACGTTGGCGTTAAGTGCCCACGTAACCTGGTTTTCTTTTACTTGCCAAGTAATTGAATCTAGATTTAAACCTATTATATTTTGATTTACTTTAGTCTCCATTATTTAATATGGTATTTTACAAAACGATTACGAGCCTTTACAACACTATCTGCACTTTGCTGTTTTGTTTTAGTCAACAAGTAAGAGAAAGCAGCTTGTAGTTTTGCTAACTGATCTTGTTTATAATATTGGAACTTGCGTTCTATTTGTGCTGCGCTTTCATCCAATTGAGAATGCCAAAGCATTTCAAAGAATTTAAACTTTAGATAAGATTTAATGTATTCTTCTACCTCTAGAATTTCAGGAACCATAGGAATCCCTTCATCGTCTACGGGACGAGCAAAGTATCTAACATAAATACAACCCTCCTCAAAAGAAGAACTTACAGTCCTATTATCATGAATTTGAATTACATCAGGGCTTGGGTGAGTTAGATTAGGACATCCTTCAGTACATAGTGATTTTGATCCGTGATAAACTCTCAACCACTTTGGATTCTTCATTGTAATCTTAAATCCAGGAGTAGGTATCATCAACTGCTCAAAAAACTCGGTTTTAGGACTACAGTCTACACAGCCATCTAGTACTTCATAAGATTGATACCAGTAGCCCTTTAGTGCAACCATACCTGCAGAAAAAGTAATATCTGAATCGTATAATGTAGCTCGATCTAACAGAGCAAAATCACAAGGTAATTCCGACTTGTAATTAACAAAATGAAGTACAGCATCTTCAGGTTTCAAAACCATTACCTTTAACTTACGCAAGGCTTGATCTATAAATGTAGGAATCAAAACCTCACTAACAGCTCCAGCCTCAAAATAAGACTTTAACTCTTGCTTTACTTCAGCAATAAGTGGCTCAGAGGTTATGAAGTTTATATGTTCGTACTTCATCGTAGTAGTTCGTTATTTTTTATTTTTTGAGCTAATGCTCTTTGGTGTTTTACAGCTAGGCTAAATTTAAAAAAGGTTAAAGACACATGCTTCTTTTGATAGAAGTAAAAATGAACTTTATACAGTTTACCATTTGTATGAGTGTTTCTGTACGGAACCCACTCTCCTGTTTTTCGGTATCTTCCCCAGTCAATTCGTAAAGAAAGATCTCTATAGGGAGTAAGCTTTAACATACGCAAAGTCCCAAATTTAGGAATCTTAATTGCGTACTGTCCAGAGTAAAGTTTGTTAATTGCTTTCTCGTGGATTAAAGCTGGTACTTTAGAAAATACCTCAAAGGAAATGTCAGAACGGCCTGTTTCTTTTATAAATTGTCGATAAGCTTTTTTTGTCGAGTTGTTTACGTCAGATTTTCTAGTTTTATACTTAGGTGGTTGGCTTACTTTAACTTCCATAATTACATTTGTTCATCTCTATTGTTATCTTCTTGTTCCACAGGTAACTTATGGTAGTTAATTAAATCTTGATTAACTAACTGAATTAATGGATCTAAAAGATAAGGCGCTATCTTAAATTGTTTGTCGTACATACTCATGCAGGCGGAACCGTCAGCGTCCTCAATAGACTCAGTAAAATAAGCATACATGTTTACTGACTCAATGTCTGGATCAAGAACATAAAGATATCCGTTTCTAATAGTGTAGTATTTACGATTAGATTTAATTCTTAACCTAGAGTGGTTAATAAAATCTCTAATTGTAGTTGGAAACAATTCTTCGGAGTTAGATGTATTAAAGACACCTTGAATAAAATAAGAATAAAGTCCTTCTTCAATTTGAGGAAGTTTGTTCTTTGTTCTACGAATAGGGCAACCTAAGTCGCACTCTGCTCCTGGAGCCTCAATTAAACATACGCACTCGTATGCTTGGTAGAGATTATCTGAGTAAAGTAATTTTTTTAAGTTGACTTCTCTTTTAATTAAAACAGAGGCTTTACTCTTTAGCAAGCTATAGATAAAACGATCGCTAATTAAGTCATCATCGCTGACAAACTTATTAGCACTTTTAACTCTTGCAATTAATTCACCGTTGGTAACCATAACTTGCTTTATTACAAATATAAATAAATTTAAAGTTTAGTCAAGTTTAGCGTTGGTTAGTTTAAACTGATAGAGCCTAGTCTCCTAGGCTCATTTCAGCATTAGACAGGGGAAACCAACCTAAATCCTGTCAATATCTTATATAGCGTAGGTAACGCCTCCTATTACTATTTCAATCAAGTCTCCTGAAGTAAGTACGATACCTCCCGCAGGATTCATTAAATTTAAATTTAAGTTACCTCCAGGTGTAATGTGTCCCGTAGCTCTAGTATAAATTGAAGAGTAGTTTGCTCCTACTTTAATGTATAGTTCTGCGTTAAAGTACACATCAGTTGAAGCAGGTCTTACTGCTGCAGGTAATGTAGCTACTAACTTAGAGGCTAAATGGTTCCAAGTAAAGCTTATAATATTAAGCTGAAGTACACCGTGTAGAGTTACCATGTTTCCGTGCAATACTGCGTAAGGAAAAGGTTGACCTCCTAATGGGAATCTAGTAGCATTAACTACCGCAAACTCAACAGAACTTGCACCAATCAACGGATGAATAACTGGAGTATTATTAACTAAAGCTAAGTCAAAGGCAACCTCACTTGCACTTACAGTCTTAGTAACTCCAGCAGTTGAGCCGTTTACTTTTACAGTAATTGCTTTGTTCTTCCAAACTGCTGATTCATAAGTCAAAATATCTCCGTTAGAAGGCGAAGCTATAATTACGTCTCCTAAGTCATTCAATACAGCAGCATTCAAACTAGCTGGAGTAAATGCAACTCCTGCAGCTAAACCAATTGTAGGACCGCATGCTCCTGCAGTAATGGTAAATTTCGTGTTATCGAATTTTATGTTTAGCGTAGAAAGAACTGCTACTATACGATCTAATTGAGTTTGTAAAGTAGCTGCTGTGTTGGTGTAGTTCCAGGTTTGTCCAGTAAATACTGAGTTAGCTGGGAAAGAACCAGGGAAACAAGATGCCCAAGTTAGTGCGTAGTTTGCAGTAGGTACTGTTAACAAAGTTCCGTTAATACTAGCAACTTGAGCAACCAATAAGTTAATAGCTGCTGACGCAGTACTAGTTGCAGATCCTCCAGGCAAAGAAGACGTGTTTACGTTTGCAGGAACTGCACCAGCGCCAGAGATATAGGTCTTTAAACTATTTGCTGTAGAAGTTACAGTAGTAATGTTACCATTTAGCGTAGTGTACATACCACACATGTTTGTGGTAATCCAATCAATATAGTGAGCAATATTATCAGTAGTTGGTCTAGCAGTAAACGTATAGGCTACGCAAGGATTTCCCATAATGGTTTCCATTTCTACATAGTTTCTGATTGTGTTTACATACGAGGTTAGTGCAGTTAAATACTGATCCAAGTTATAAGTTGCAGGTAATCCTGGGATTGGTCCTTCAATACTATTCAAAATAATTTGAGCATCATAGTCTTGCAATGTTGTATTTAATGCACACATTGCAGCAGATGCAGACTGAACAAATTGAGGTTCGGTAGTAATTGGAGTTCCAATTCCTGTTAAGACTCCGTTTTGACGAAGGCAAGAGTAGTTTAATGCAGAATAGTCTACGCCACCGCCACCAACTACTGCAGAACACAAAGCATTGTGGAAAGTAGTAATAATGGTGTCTAAGTTAGCTCCTGTAGGAATAACTGCATTTAGTGTTTGTACAGTTAACGTAATATCGTTAGCTGGAGAAGCACCTCCTACACTAGTTCCTAAAATCTTAATTTGATTTAAAGGAGCATATCCAGAACCTCTGTTAGCAATAATTACTGTGTAAGTATTACTTCCTGCAGTACGTACTACGTCGAAGGTAGCACCTACGCCTGAGCCGCTAAGGTTTACTCCAGATACATTTGAGTGCGTAGTAGTAGTTCCAGGCACAACAGCAGTACCAGAAGCACTAATAGTTCCAAGTGCGCCAGTTGCGCAATATAAGTCTACGCCTGAGTAAGTAATACACTTAGCCCAGTTGGTCGATAAGCAACCTTGATCGCTGCAAGGTGCCACAACCGAAGATCCGTAACAATCAGTACAATGTCCCATAGTTTAATTTATTGAATAGTATCGCAGCACAAACAAATCTTTTTAATCAAAGCCTGAAGTAATACTCCTAGGGTTTGAATCTGTTGAGTTGGATCGCAAGGATCATTGCCTAAACAAGCGGCATATCCATTTTGTTGCATCCAATTTTTAAAATCAGGACTCAATGGTAAATCTTCCCAATGAAGATTGCCTGAATTTACGTTGATGTTCTCGTTTACTAAATAGTTTAATCTAGAACGAAGTTCGCAGATTACTCCTACAAGTTTAAGAACTACTTCAGACGAATAATATTTATCGTCTTTTACTGTTATAGTGCTAGTATTGATAACAGGAGTAGTGCCGCAAGCTGTGTTAGCTGTGTCTAATGCGGTTTTGTCTATACCTACCCGAACATCTAATGAGGTTAAGTTGTCATCGAACAACTTAATGATATCATTAATATAAGGATCACAGTAGTCCTGTTTATCAATAAGTCCTCCTTCGGTAGGAGTACCAGTGTATCGAACGCACCCTGATGGTGTTAGTTCTACGCAGTTATTTGTTTGACAACATTTGGCCATGTTAGTGTTTTGTTTTAAAATTTAAAGTTTGTGCGCAATCTAAGCAATGTTGGTATCTAAGAAAGCTTGCGTACTTTCTAGACTTTTTATGATATGGTTTAGTGAGATACTTGATATGCTGCAACTCTTTGTAGGCAGCATTAGCAAGTTTCTTCTTAACAGTCAAGTTCAATTCTTCTGAGTAAGTCATCTGCTTTTCTATAAAGTTCAGTGGCTTTTTCTGGGTTGCACAAATCGGCTTGAGCCTCAGCTCCCCGTAACAAGAAGTCAATTTTATCTAAGTAGTATAACATTTTTTCATCGTCGCAGCAATCAACGTACTTAACCCACTGAGCAGCTAGGCGACAATCAATGTTACAGGTTCTTAGATGGAATCTACTATTTAATCCTAAGTCAGGACAAGTAGTAATAGTCAAATGGTAAACACCGTCAGGTAATTGATACTGAGCGCTGTCCTCATCATTTGCAACTAAGCCAAACGAATAAGCGTTTAAAATATTTATCTCGTTTAAGATAAAAGGAAAGTTATATGGAGTATCATAACCTGGTACATCAATAGTGATACTAGCAGTATCAGGTGGTACTGGATAGTAGGACGTATCAAGTACAGCCATGCTGCCACAGTCCTTTGATTTATATACTTCTAAGTTTAGTTTAATGTTTGGCATAGGTTTAAATAAAGGGGAGATTTCTCTCCCCTATTAAGTTGTTTAGAAAATTGCAAAAGCAACAGTTACAGTTCCAGTGTTTGCAACAACGCCTCCTAAAGAGATTGAGCAAGAACCTGCTACAATGTTATCTACTTGTACAGCAATTAAGCCAGAACCAGTAGTATCATTTACTACAGCAAGAATTACAGAATCAGCTTTAATAAAGCTATTGTTCAACGTAAACGTAGACATAGCACCTGCAGCAATAGTAGCACTTACAGTTGTAATCTCACCAGCAGGCTGGTTAAGAGTAACAGCAGTTGTAATACTTCCACTTTGAGTAACTACACCTTTAGTCAAAGAAACAAACTTGGCACAGCAAGTTGGATTCTTTAATAGGTTAACTAAAAACTTTTCCAAAGAAGCGCCAGGGACAGCTTTGCTTTGGGTGTTCTTGCTTGTAACTAACTCTACGTATGTTCCATTTTTTAAGATTAAATCTTTCATTTATTTTTTGGGTTAAAGGTTAAAAAGGGGGAGTGTTACCTCCCCCAAGTAGATTACACGTGAAGTGAAGTAGGCAATACGTTGTTCAACGCAGTAGTTACTGCAGCAGTTACACCAGCAGCAGCCAACACAACCAACGAATGAGTGTTGCGAGTCTTATTCTCAAATCCTACAGGAGAATCTTCCAAATAAGTAATTTCGTACATGTCATAAGTAGTAGAAGAGTTAACGTACAAGTACTGGTTAGCATCTTCGTTGTAGATTGGATTCCAGTAGTAACGAGCTTCTGCAACTGCAGGCAAGTTATTAGTGAAGTGGTGACGCTCGAACTCGGCCATAGCAGTACCAACACCTACAGGATACTTGATGTCTTGAACCTTAGTTACAGACCAGTTTCCGCAATCTGAAGGTAAGTCAAAATCCATAGTAGTGAAAGGACCTTTGTGAACTACAGCTTGGAAACGAACCAAGTTGAACACGTAAGGAACTGCATCAGGAACGCAAGCGTTTCCGAAAGCATCCAAAGCTTTACCAGTTAACTTGATACCGCAAGCAGTAACAGAACCAGCAGTTGCTTCGAATTTTTCCCAAGCAATACCATTGTAAGGAGGTAACTCCTGAGCACCGCTATTGATAGCAGCTACGTTAGAAGTCAACTCATACATGATGTTAGTGTCGTTACCGTCACCGTCGGTGTCAGAAGTAACTACGATGTCAGTGGTGCTGTTTGCTACATAAGAAGCATAAGCGGCACGTACAGCAGTAGTTGGATCTGTACCAGGATCAGGAAGAACCAAACGGAACTTGTAAGTAGGCGCAGTACCTTTGTTTACGATAGCAGCACTTACATACTTACTCAACAAAGGATTGTTGTTCACTTTGTTTACCAATTCAATCATGAATGGGTAGCAACCTAAAGCGTCGCAGTTTCCGCCACATTCAGTGCAGCAAGTGGTTTTAACACGTACTGATTCCTGAATCATAGGCTGGAATACGCCTTTAGACCAATACTCATCAATCTTGATGGTTAAAGTGTACTCTTCGTCACAACCAAATACGGGAGACTTAGAATCGTTAACCTCATCGTAACCGATGTAAGTGATCTGCTGTTGTACAGTAGTATCAGCTACAGTTTTACGAGTAGAGATGATGTTAGACAATTTGATGGGGGAACTTTTGAAAGAACCGTATTTGCTACCTACAGCAGCAGAACCGATAGCTACCAAGAAGTCTGCATCAGCTGCAGTACCACCAATGTTAGCATAAGTGCTAGGGTTGTAAATACCCATCACTTGTTTTCCTAATCCGTCGGTACCTAGAGAAGTATCTACTGAGGTAGGAACGAATACTTGTGTGATTTTGTGATTCATGTTATTTTATTTTTATTCTGAGTTTCTAACTATACGATCCTCTGCAAAAGCAGCTTGAATTTGATTATCATTTGAGTGTGCAGCAAATTTTACAGCAAGGTCAACTATGTCAGGCTTTGCATATGCAGGCAACTCACAGTCGACATTCTGAGAAAGAGTACCATCAAACTTTTCGTATCCCTCAAAGTCAATTTGATTTGGATAACGTAGGTAAGTTAAATACACTTCCTTAATGGAAAAATCTGGGTAGTGATACACGAACAACTTATCATCGCCAATGGTAGCCAGTGTGCTTCTCCATTCAAATGAAGGGCTAAAGTTTGTATCTAAGTATCTTGTACCTAAATCACCATGTTTAATTAAATCTACTGACATGTTCACTTCGCACTTTTTCTGCTTAGCAATACAATGACAAGATAGATAAAACATATAATCTGCGGCATCCTCTAAAGAACATTCATAGCTCTGGTAGAAGAGGTCGTTAGTTTTAACGGGCTTTAAGAGAACATTAGTTTTCTTCAATACTTGAAGATCATCAATTCGTTTTCTTATGGAATCAAAACCTGCTTTGTATACGTTGTTTGGATTAATTTTTGTTTTAATCCAAGAAAGTTGAGCACGATTAAGATAAATGACGATATCCTCGATTGGAATATCGACATTATCTTGACGATTAACTTTATTAATCATCAACTTAAACTCGTATATCAACTCTTGAACAGGTATCATTATAGGTTATTGATTGTTACTTTTTGTTTTAGTTTGTCTTTGAATGATTCGTACTCCTGAGTGTTTTTAGGATCAGCCAATAAAAGTTCAAACTCTTCTATTGATTTAGCCCAACTATGTTCACCCTCATAAACTACAGAACCTTTCACTCGTACAATATTAGTATCTATTAAATCTTTTACAAGTGCTTTTACTTCTAACAAGTCTTCACTGTAAGATACAATGCGAATAAAGTTTTCGATTGGATCTGTTTGAAGGGCGCTTGTAGGGGTACGTAAGTACTCATCTAAAGCAATGTATACTTGTTCTTCTGTTGCATCTACAGGTAAGCCCAAGCCAATAAGTTTTTGAACTTTTCTGCGTTTTACTGCGGACATTTTATCCAATGCAGCAATTGCGCTGTTAATTCTCTTCTTACGCTCAAACGTTACTTTAGACTCTACAGTACCGTCGTATACAAAGAACTTTACCAAAGCACTATCTACCTCTCCCGATTCAATAGCATCAAGACTTTCTGCAATCATTTCTGTCTCCATAAGCCAGAAAAAGTTTACAGCATCTCTTGGATTTTCCATGTTAAAAATGTTATCGCCATCTTCTAAGCTGATTCCATTTTCTTTTATTTCGTCATAGAACGTGGAGTTAGGCTCTAAAGATTCGTCGAGTATTGCTTCGTAGTATTCTTTCAACTGCTTTACTCTATCCATCTCTTGTTGTCTAACTTTTAAATCTAGAATAGATTTTAACTTTTGTGAGTTTTCATCTAAACCAGTTCTGATTACTCCTCTTGAATCTGTCTTGGGATAAAACTTACGAGCAGTTCCAGGAATAAATGAGTAACCGTTTGTGTACAATGATCCTTCTAATGTGCGAAGATTAGTTGGTGGTTTTTTGTAAGGTCTGATAATACGCACACCTTTTGTTATATTATTTTTCATGGTTGGTTTATTTTTTGGTTTAATCTTTATCTCTAATGGGGGAGTTTTAAGGCTCCCCCGTCAGAGACCGCTAGATTAGAAGCGGGGGTATTCTTTGATGATTACAGTTCTGGTTGGATCTTCCAAGAAGATACCGCAGAAGTCTTTCATAATGTAGGTGCTATAAGGATCCTTATTAGCAATTACAGTCTGCTGGCTTCCGAAACCAACTGAACCAGGGATGTACTGGTAGTACATGTTAGGACGGCTAGACAATTTCACCTCGCGGATGTTAGAGCCACCTTCGTTGCTCACGTCCATGATGATGAAAATTGGTGGAACTTTCTTGTTAGGACCTAACTCTAAGAAAGTAGCATGCTCGTTCAATTGTTCTAGTTCGATGAACTCAACTGGACCAGTTTCAGTAGTCATGAAGTGGTCAAACTGTAAAGCGTAACCTTGCTTCAAACGATCTTTACCATCCATGAACTTGTCAGCAGACAACATGAAGTTAGAGTTGTTGAAGTCTTTACGCATTGCAGAAGAAGCTAACTCCATACCTGCACGGTTAGTGTATACTTTAACGTAACGCTCAGATACTTTCACACGGTTGTAGAACAAGTCACCGATTGCAGAACGCAACAAGTTTAAGCTGAACTGACCGCGATCGTAGTAGATAACGTTACCCAAATGCAACTGCTGCCACAAACCTGGCTTCAAACGAGTAGGACGACCCTTCTCATCTTTAGTGTTACCTTGACGGCCCCACATCAACATGTTTGCACGCATACGCATCATCTCCATACGAAGCAATCTAGAAACTGTAGGTTCCCAACCAACAATTTTGGTCTTTTCACCTTCAGCGTTTGCATCAGTTACAGAGTAATAAGTGATATCCAAAGGATTACCAGCAGCGTCAGTTTGTGCACCTAATTTGGTAGCATCAGCCCAGTCAGTGATAGTGTGCTCTACACCGTATTGGTTAAGAACATCAGCCATAACTTCTAAGTGACCATCGAACAAACCTAAACCAGAGAAGCTGGTAGAGAACTCGCCCAATACGTTACCTACTTTGAAGTACTCAACTCCGACAGCTAAGAAACGAGAAGTTACGAAATCAGCAGAGGTAGAACCAGCTGCACGGCAACGGTAACGGAAAGCATTTTGGAAACGCTCACCTTCAGACACGATCTGAACTTGAACTTCTTGCTCATAACGGTGAGAAGTGATAATATCGTTAACAGCAAAAGCTTGCTTGTCGAAGATAATGTCAAACTCTTGTCCGTCGATACCTGGTTTTGCAGGCAAAGCTGAAGTGGTACCAGCAGAGTAAGCAGCAACAACTTTAGGAAGTTCAGCACGCTTCTTAATTTTGTAGGTGAAAACACCGTTAGGATCGTTTACCATGAAAGGCTTGCCAGACTTCATAACAAGATCGATCAAATCGTTAGAATACAAACGAGTGTCTGTAAACAAACGAATCATCATTTTGTCATACTGGTCAGGCTTAGTACGTAACATGGTCTCGACAAAGTTCTTGTCGGTAAGTTTGTTCAAACCATTTTTGGAATAGTAAGAACTAGTCATGTGGGCGTTGGCTATCACTCGCCCATTGACTCTTGGAATGTTTTGATTTGGCATAGTTATTTAATTTTTTTTTATTTAAAATACTTTTGGAATAAATCTCCGTCGGATTTACTTCCTTTGGTAGTTTTCTTGGTTTTAGTTTTAAGGTCGTTAAAGATAGAGTTGGTCTCTTCAGAAACACCCTTACGCTTCACTGGAGTTAAGTCCAAATCAGATTGTACAATTCTGGCAACTGCTAAGAACTTTTCAGGCTCCTCTTGTCTCATTTTAGCTAGTTTATATTCAAAATCGCTTATTCTTTGTCCGTTTGGTAATTGGTGAGGTTTGTCTAAAACAAAAGAAAACAATTCATCAGCAGCTTGCTCATTAATTGGATATCCTTTGATGTCTCCTGTTTTTAAAGACTGTTGCAATACAGAAGCGTATTGTTGATTACGCTGTTCCTCTAACTCAGCACGACGTTGTGTTTCTATACGACTCTGCTCAGCTAAGGATGCTCTTTCTTGTTCCATTCTCTCAAGTAACTTACCGTGGTACTTTTTTGCATAAGCCTCTAGTTTTTCGTTAGAGTTCATGTAAGTTAATTGGTCTTCAATGGCATCTTCGTCTAGTCCTGTTTTAGCCAAGTATAAACGAACAACTCGTTCTTGGTTTACGGGAGATTCAAGATTTACATTCTCTACAATTTGCTCATTATTGAACATTTGTAGATATTGTTGTAGAGGGGCTTTATTAATAAATAAATCCTCTACTAATTTAACTCCAGCTTCTCCATACGTTTCCGCAGCTAGTGACTCAAGTGTATCCCAAGCTCGTTTTTCAACAGTTTCAGACATTTTAGACAAGAAAGTCTCTTCAGTCCATTCTATATCTTCGCTTTCTTCTAGTTCAAGGACACCTGCTTTAGCAAGACCTTTACCAAAAACTTCAAAGTAATTAACTTCATCGTCATCGTCATCTTCTAGGCCTGGAGCAGGGGGTTCTAAATTATTACCATCATCATTGTCATCATCTTCATCATCATCCAAAGGATCTATTGGGGAATCTGCTGGAGGATTTGGAGTCGGAGCAGGAGCTGGTGGTTCTGGATTATCGTCGTCTGGGTCTAGGATAGGATCTTGAATAGCATCAGGGTTACCTAGAATATCAGCGGCAATATTCTTGTTAGGATCATACGCGGGTGTCTCTAGCGGGTCGTCGTTGGAGAACATTTCAAAGAACTCAAGGTTCTCTAATGGATTAGCATTAGTGGACATATTAGGTTGGTTTGGTTAATTCAAAAGTACTATATTTAAAAAATAACACAAGAAGTTAAAAAAGGGCGTTATTATTATAGAAATAGTGAACGCCCTACCTCTTTATTTTTTCTTATCAAACTTATTTCGGTTGATTTTGGCTATTTCGAGCTTAGTATCTATGTCTTTTTCTTTAATCTGCAGTTCTCTTTCTTTCAAAGACATTTCTTGCTTTTTAGTAGCTCGTTCAAAATTTGTTTTAGATCCTTCTTGAGCTATTTTAGTTTGCTCAATAAGAAGTGCGGTTGTATCAGATTCTGGATTATACGAACCTTCATTAGCAATCCCTTTAAGTTTTTCAACTTCAAGGCGATTTTGGCGATCAAGTTCTCTATTCATATCATCACGCTGAGCCTCTTCTTGCTTCATAGCCATATCCATCTGCATCTTCTGTTGGAATTGTTCTTGCTGTTGAGCCAACTCTTGTTGCTTCATAGCATTTTGTTGTTCCATTATAGCTTGCTTACGTTTCTGAACATCTTCTAAAGTCTTACGAAGACTTCTTTCAGAGGAAGCAGTAAACAAATCAAGCATCTCAATAAGCTCTGCTCCATTCTGCATGGCAGGCTGAGCTAGCTGCTTAAGCTGTTCGAGGGTAACTTTATCTTCTGCATAAGAAGACACAAACACAAATAACTCATGAAGAAGTTCGTCTTTGGTAATCTGTAAGAAGACTGTCTCTAATTCAGAATTAAGATAGTTTAAAGTAGAAGTAGGTTTCTGTAACTCTATATATTGAGCTACATCCAACATTGTTTGGTAGACTTTTTGCAAAACTGCGTCATGGAAAGCAAACCAGGTTTCTGTTTGAGCAAAAGATTGTACTAATGCATTATTAGTAGCAGTTGCGGTTTCTGAAGGCTGAGTACTTCCTAAACGTTGACGAGTAATACCTATTAATTCATAAGCTTCTGCTCTTAACTGCTGAGCTAGTTGGATACGAGATTGAATTTCAGCTGTACGAGTCAAATCAACACGAGTCATTTGGTTAAATTGTACAGCACCTCCAGTATTCTCTATTGAAGTATCAATAAATAAAGCACCTCTGTTCTTAGCGTTCCACAACATCATTTCAATTGGATCTTGTGAGTCTTTCTTTGGAACAACTTTTAAGTCACCCAAGAATACAACACCAATTTCTTTTTCTAGCAATTCCCACAATTGGTTCATTGCTACGTTATACAAAATCTGATAAGGCTTGAGTAAATCCAAAAGTGACTTACCTTGAGTATTACGAGTTGTATTTACTATACCTACAATAGGTGCAATCTGAGAAAACTCTAACGGTTCAAAATCAATGTAGATATCGGCTCCAATTTTAATTCCCCTCCACCACTCGTTAATCCAGGTTTCTTCTAAAGAAATATCTCCAGCGGTCTTGTCGAACTTATAGTCTTCGCTTACAAACTCTTCTTGTTTGTATCCGTCTTGGTCAATGTAGGTTCTTTTATAGATTAACTTTTTGGATTGCCAGTAAGCTGTTACAACTGTAAAAGCATGCTGGGAGTTAAACGAGAATACGTTGTGGTCAATACCTCCGTTAGCAAAGTCACCTACGTTTTCAAAAGTAAGCTGCCACAAAGGATCGTTGGGGTTAGGAAGTGCAGGGGCTAAAGGAGAGTACTCATTATTCCTTAAGTTCTGAAGAGCACGACTGTTAAGATGTTCAATTTCTTCACCTGTTAAGTTATATCTATCTACGATTTCACTCATAGATAAAACTTCAATAGTTCCAATTGCCCAACAGTCTGTGGTGTAAATTGCATTACGATTTGCTAAGTACCAAACGTTGGATGGATTCTCTACTTTGTAGTTAAATCCTATACGAGAATTATCTGGATAAAAATGGTGAAATTCTTTTCCAGTTATCAAGAAATCCAAGAAAGACTGAGCAGACTTTTCTTTAAAATTAAAATTATACTTAAGAGCATTTAGGACTTTATTACCCCATTTCTCTGCTGCACTTGTATAATCTAAAATATCGTTTTGGATCTGTTGTGCTTTCTCTGCTTTTTCTTCAGGAGACATTGGCTGACCCTCAGACGCACGTTCCAAACTTTCTAAGAAGAAATCTTTTATAAGATTTGTTCTGTAGTCAATTACTTCGTTTACTGCATCCTCATCAACAGCCTTTACTTTATACTTATTGGGTCTATTGATTAATTCACCTTTCATTTGATTAATAGGTGAAGTTACAATAGAGTAATGTTTCAAGTATTGTGGAACATCAGGTTCCTGATCTGGAATATCTGCTAGATAGTCAATTAGTTCTTTGTATTCGGGTTGATTAACATAATCTTGGAAGTTAAACTCTCCATTATACAAACGATAGTTCTTACGGAACTGGATATTCTGCTTATACTGAGCAAAGGCAATATTTGCAAAATAGTCCATAGTAGACTTTATAAACTGAGGCTTTTGTTTCTTTGCCTTAGTTGTAAATTGCTCAGGATAAAAATACGCATGGTTTAGCGGGTCATGGTATTCTTTTAGAGATTCTATAATCATGGCTGTATTTTTTAAAATTTAAATGGCATTGTTCCCAAAGTTCTAAATGGACTGTTTACCTTACGTGCATTAAAGTACTCTTTTATGCGATCGTCCTCACTGTTACTATGTACAGCAACCTTGTTTGTTAAAGTTCTAGACATAGCTAACGTCAATCCAAATGCAATAATACGGTCAACGTTAAGTTTTGGTGTAAATTTTAGTAATTCTTTTAGTAAAAGAGGATCTAAAATTCTACTAACACCCAAACGTTTACCTACAATTTCTCCCTTATCATCTCGCACTAAATCAATTTCTTCGGTCAGGTACTCAATAATTAAACCCAAAATATGGGCTTTAATTTCTTTGGTCATGTGAATACCGTAGTCTCTGTTTACTGTAGAATTTGGGTGAATATCTGTAAGGAAAGAAGGAGTTCTTTCTAAAACACGTGGGCCAATATTTTTCTCTACGCAATGTTGAATAAAACCATAGTCCATGTTTTCACACAAGGTCTTAGCATTGTAGTAGAGTAAAAGCATTTTTGTGGTTTCGTACCACTGTTCAATTTTCTTAGGACGACCTACATAACAAGCAACTGGCATATTCTGCCATCCCTCGCCTGAAAGATTGTGTACTCTTTTATAAATGTAGGTAGCTCCCAAAGAAGTAGAGTAGTGTGCTTGAGATTGTTTATATGGGTCAGT